TCCTGGCAGAATTAACAAAAATTTTCTATCATCTTTGTGCAGATTGCCTATTGTATTCTATGATGAAAAGGCTTATAATAGGTTTATCAGTTGAGGGGAACAGAAGTCAAGAGCAAACAAAAAAAAAATAAAAATAAATAAAAAAAATGCTTGACAAACTTCCTACTCCATGATATAATAAATACATAAAGAACAGAGAGGTAAAAAGAAATGGAGCAGAAAAAAATTGACAGAAGAATTAGTTACAAGGTAGTTTTAGATTGCGAGAGTTGTCCGCTTGACAATACTCTGGAAGATGTTCTTCCTAGCAACATGTTTTCCTATGATATAGGTTGGGCGGTAGTTGATAAAAGGGGTGTTGTGTATGTAGCAAGAAGTTTTGTTGTTGATGAAATTTTCAATAAAGAAAAAGAGCTGATGAAGTCAAGCTATTATGCAAAAAAAATTCCGATGTATAAAAAGGAAATTGCAGAGGGCAAAAGAGTTGTTGCAAGTTTCTATGAAATCAGAAAACAGCTTGCAGATGACATGAAACTCTATGAGGTAAAAGAAGTCTATGCGCACAACATGCGTTTTGACTATGGAACTTTAAATAATACGCAAAGATGGCTGACAAAATCAAAATATCGGTTTTTCTTTCCTTATGGAACTGAAATTTGCGACACTTTGAAAATGTCAAGACAGGTTATTGGAAAAATGCCAACTTATCAGAAATTTTGTGAAGAAAATGGTTATTTGACCAAAAATGGCAGACTTCGGTTTACCGCTGAAATCCTTTACAGATTTATTTCAAAAAACAATGAATTTTCTGAAAACCACACTGGTTTAGAAGATGTTTTAATTGAAAAAGAAATTCTTGCATACTGTTTTAAACAGCACAAGAAAATGGTTCGGAAGTTGTGGGCTTAAACAAGCCCACAAGGACGGCGAAAAAAAAATAAAAAAAAAGCTTGACAAACAAGTCAACCTGTGGTATCATTAAAGAGTAGCAAGGGAAGGAAAGTCAAGAGTGAAATAAAAAAAAAGAAAAAAAAAATAAAAAAAAAAGTCTTGACAAACATAAAACCCTATGATATAATAAATACATAAAGAAAACAAAATAAAAATTAAAAGAAAGAAAGAGGTAGGTATTATGACAAACAAAATGACAAACAAAAAAGCACTGGAAATCGCAATCGAGGTTATGAACGCTCAGGCAACTCCTAATACAGAGGTTATCGAGAAATTGGAAAAAATTCTTGAACAGACAATCAAGAAAAACTCGGCTGAGAGAAAGCCAACAGCAACTCAGACCGCAAATGAGGGTCTGAAAGAAAACATTCTCGCTTATCTGAAAGCGACAGGTGAGAAAAAGACAATTTCGGAACTGATGAAAGAAGTTCCGGAACTCGAGGGTCTTGCTAACCAGAAAGTAACCGCTCTTGTGAGAAATCTGAAAGAGGAAAATCTGGTTGTGAGAATCGAGGAAAAGCGGAAAGCGTATTTCGCTTACAACTCTTCTGAGGAAGAAGAGTAAAGAAAAAATCAAGGGGAAATGCAAATTTCCCCTTGACAATCTCAATCGGCTGTGATAGAATAAAGTATAAGCTAAAGAGAGGAGATAAAACAGCATGAATGAAAAACTGATTGCAAAGCAAATGAAATTGCTCGGTTTAACAAGAGAAGAAGCAATTCAGCTGATTGAAGATGATGAGCGGATTGATAAAGGCGAAAAGCTTTTTGATTTATCTAAGGAACAGGAAAAAGCTTCCAAGAAAGCAAGACAGGTTGAAAGAAAGGTGACAGCTTATAAGTTTGATACTTCCAAGAGGGAAAAGAAAAAGAATCCAGACAAGGAAGAACTGGTTTCAACCATGATTCAAGCGTTGTCTGACAGTTTGGGAATTGCGGTTGATGAAGTTGCGAACCCAGAAAGAGAGTTTGTTTTTCACTTCCATGATACAAAATACAAAGTGGTTTTGAGCGCCCCCAGAAAATAGGGGGCGAAAAACCAAAAAATAGGAAAAGCGCAAAGGAGATAAAAACATGAAACATTTCGGTTTAGTAATCGACAAAAATGCAGATAACATTCTTTTGGATTTAGAAACAGGTGAGATTCTCGCAAAGGGTAAAAGCGCAATACAGGCGCATCTGTTGGAACATGAAAACCGCTTTACCTTACAGCTGGTTTAAAAAAAATGACCCCAGAAAATAGGGGTCATTTTTTTTGTGCAATTTGCACAAAGCACGTTTTTGTGCAAAATGACGAATCAAAATTTTGTGCATTTTGCCTATTGACAAAATCCAAAAGGTGAAGTATAATTGGGCCGCCCGATTACGCTTGCGCGGGGCGGTTTTTGTGCAGTTTGTATAGTTCAGAGTTTTTCTTTTGGAAATCTTTGTGCAAAATTTTTTAAACGAATTTCCCGAAATGGGTTGACAAAATGGCACGTAGGCATTATAATAGTCTTATCAAATGAAAGAGAGGTAATGAAAATGTTAGACAAATATTACATGACAATCAATGGAGCTGAATACAACGCACTGTTCGCTGACCCGTTTGAGGCGGCTGACTTCCTCGATGCGAATGACGCCGATGGCAACGTGACCATCATCAACCGCATCCAGTTCATGACTCCTCAGGAGGCTCTGGATGATCCGGAGTTCGACACCGGATACAAAGCTGAGGTGGTAGCCGCTGTACTCATCCCGAACCATCGTCAGTACACCAAGAGTGAACAGCTAATTGACCTGCTGAAAGGCTTAGGCTATCAGCTGTAAGCCTAAGGTCAGCCCGATAATTGGGCTGGCCGCTTTCCACTGACGCGGCCAGAATTTCGATTATACCACAGGCTTCAGCATTTTGTCAAGCAAAACCGGTGAAAAAACTGCACAAATATTTTTCCCAAAATTTGTGCATTTTACCAATTGTATTCTAGGGGTAGATGTGATATTATAATAACTGTCAGGAGGGAAAGGCTTCCAGAAGCCGAAAGAAAAAAAATAAAAAAAACCTCTTGACAAACTAAACCAGATGTGCTATAATAAGTACATAGTCAAGAAGGAAGTTGCCTAACAGTCGAACTTGGATAGGTTGTAATTGGCGGTCGGAAGAGCCATCTTCAAAAAAAAATAAAAAAAACTTCTTGACAAACACTTCAAGCTATGATATAATAAAAGCATCAAGAAGGAAAACGAGTTGAGCGCTCCTCGAAAATCCAGAAGATGAAATAAAAAAAAACACTTGACAATCTTAGCTGAGAGTGTTATAATGGAGTCACAGAGGTTGAGAAAAACCAAACAGTTGCTTAGAGTGTAAGCGGTTTCCAGTTGAAGAATGGCAAGGAACCAACTATTCAATCAAATAAACAAGACTTACCTAAGCAAAGCACCCAAAAAAGTTTTTTCAAAAACCTCTTGACAACCATTATCAAACATGATATAATAAAAACATCAAAAGGAACAAGGAAAAAGTTCTAAAAACCAGAAAGGAATTGATACTATGACAAACAAAATGACTAACAAAAAGGCACTGGAAATCGCAATCGCAACTCTGGGAGCACAGGAAACCCCGAATACAGAGGTTATTGAAAAGCTTGAGAAAATTCTTGAGCAGACTGTTAAAAAGAACTCTGCGGAGAGAAAACCGACAGCAACGCAGGTTGCTAATGAAGGTCTGAAAGCAGACATTGTAGCTTTCCTGTCTGATGGCAAGAGAGCGACAGTAACAGAGATTATGAAAGGTGTGGCAAGCCTTGAGGGGCTGTCTAACCAGAAAGTCTCCGCTATTGTGAGACAGCTCAAAGAAGATGGCGTAGTCATCAGAATTGAGGAAAAGAGAAAGGTATACTTTTACCTTAACACTGAAACTGAGGAATAATCCTCAGTTTCCCCCAAAGGGGGTTGACAACTAGTCCACGCTATGGTATAATAACAGTATCAAAAGAAAGAGAGGAAAAGAAAAATGGCAAAATGGAACATTAAAGCAAGTACATACCATGCACTTAAAGCGTGGACGGAAAGAAAATCTTTAAACAATTTCAAGAGTGTTTATCATTCAGCTTTTACGGGTGGAAATCCCATTTGGAGAGTATGGCGGATTCTTAGAAATACGATTTCCGGCAGATATAAAGAAATGGTTGTGGATTATGAAAATTCTTATTGACATTAACCAAAAGGTATGATATAATGATTCTATCAAAAAGAAAGAGAGGAAAATGAAATGGATGTTCGTGGTTTGGTAAATACTTCTTTAACGCTTGCGAGAATGATTGAGAATGAAAAGGCTCGAGATGCTAAGCATCTTGCAAATGCAAGATGTAAGCCCGGAAGCTGGGTAGGAGTCGCCGCATACGCAACTGACATGTGTCATGTGGAATGTACAGAGGAGGAAATGAGGGAAGCCGCATACTTCTACAGTTAAAGAAGCCTTCGGGCTTCTTTTTTTTATGCAATTTTACTACTTGACAAATTCCAGAAGATGTAGTATAATTGGCCGGCCGTGGTCGCATGCGACGGCCGGTTTTTCGTCAATAGTCAATCTATACAAATTTTCTTCTCAAATTTTGGTTAATATTCCGGAATTGACATTTTCCCAAAATTTTGGTATAATTTCTTTAGAAAGTAAAGGAGGGAACAAACAATGGATGCTTTTAAGAGAGAAACAATGGTGGGCTTTACCTGTTGGGACATCAACGCAAAATGTGTTCATAATCGGAACAGGGCAAAAGACGCCCGCATGGTAAAGCGGTCAGCTAGAAGAAAAAATCGAGAAAAGTTAAAAAAACTATTGACAGACCCTCAAATCTATGTTATAATGATTACATCAAATGAAGAAAGAGAGGAAATGTAAAATGACAAAAGTATCTTATTTGGTAAATGGAGTTGAAACCACAAGCTATGCAGAAGCGGTTGCTTCTGGACATCCTTTTAAAGTAAAGTACACTACTTTCCAGATGGAAAGCGGTAATGAAGAAGCAAGAATAGCGAGATGTAAAAAAATCGCTAAAAAGTTTGGATTTGGGGGTTGACAAAACCCCGAACCCATGATATAATAAATACATCAAATGAAGAAAGGAATTGATAAAATGAAGGAAGTAACTTACTATGAAGCTAATGATGGAGCACAGTTCTGGGATGAAGATGAATGCAGAAACTATGAATTTCAGCTTGCACTGAATGCGGTTGTTGGACAGTTCACTTTAGCAGATGAAGAAGGTAATTCAGTTGAGAGATTAGAAGATGCCTACTTCATCGGAACTAAGACCGAAGAAGCCGCTTTGTTTATCCAGTATTGGGGAGAGGAAGAAGGTCTTTCTAATCCTTTTGATGATTACAATGGTTTGACCCCATCAATTGGGCATTACTACTATTCGCCTTCTGGTGAATGGAGAAATTTCGACATCGAGTATGAGAAAGTTATCAAAGTAAAGGAAATGTTTGGGGATTGAATCCCCAAACAAAAATCCAAAAAAAAATAAAAAAAAAGCTTGACAAACCTAATAACCCATGATATAATAAATACATAAAGAACAAAGAAAACAAATAAAAAAAAGAAAGAAAGAGGTAGATACCATGATGAACAACAAAATGACAAACAAAGTAGCCCTTGAAATCGCAATCGAAGCAGTTAGAGCAACAGGTAATGAAGAAGCAGTTACAAAGCTTGAGAAAATTCTTGAGCAGACCATTAAGAAAAATTCAGCAGAGCGCAAGCCGACTGCTACCCAGACTGCTAATGAAGGTCTGAAAAATGTTATCCTTACTCATCTTGCAGGCGGTGCTTCCGCTACAATCTCCCAGATGATGAAGGAAATTCCGGAACTGGAAGGTTTAGCAAACCAGAAAGTAACAGCCCTTGTTAGACAGCTCAAAGATGAAGGTAAAGTTATCAGATTTGAGGAAAAGAGAAAAGCTTACTTCAAGCTTGCGGAAATTGAGGAGGAGGAGTAATCCTCCCCTCCCCGTAGGGGAAAAGTTTAAAAAACTCTTGACAGATCTAGAATTGTGTGCTATACTTAATGTATCAAATGAAGAAAGGAAGTCGATAAAATGACACCACAACAGATTGAAAAGGAAGTTTCCAAACAGATGAAAGTTTTAGGTCTGTCCAGAGATGAAGCACTTGCCCTTGTAATGGATGACCTTGAGGTCGATAAAATGTCAATGAAGGAAGTCACAAATGACTTGACAGAAGAGCAGAAAAAGGTAGTTAAGGCGAACACTAAGACTGGTACAAAAACTACCACAAAGAAGCCTACAACCTATAAATTCGAGAAAAAAAAGAAAGAAAACACCACAAAATCTGGTGTAATTGCACAAATTGCACAGTTTTTGCAGGAAAATTCCGAAATTTCCTATGAAAATGTTACAATTACTAATGCAGAAAGACAGATTTCTTTCCAAATTGGGGATGAAACCTATGAATTTACGCTTGTTCAGAAGCGAAAACCGAAAAAATAAAGAAAAAATCCCAAGAAATTGGGATTTTTCTCTTGACAACGATGTTTTTTCATGGTAAAATAAGTGTATCAAATGAAAGAGAGGTAAAAGAAATGAAAAAGCCAGTTGATTGGGATTGCATTGATGATAATTGGGACTGCCCTTACTACGCAGATGGGGGTTGCATGTTGCGGAATCCTTGGCGCGACTGCCCTGAGCAGGGATTTAGGGATGAGCATGAAGAGGAAGACTGAGGCCGGGCTGGGTGTAATGACACCCAGCCTTTTGCTTGCGCACGTCGCTTTAGCGCGTTGAAGTGTAACACTTTAACGAAGTAACGCGTTACTACTGCGCTGAATCAACGGGCCGTTCGGGAGCGAAGCGGCCCGAACTTCCGGCCGGACCCCCATATGCGAATTTTTTGCTCACTGTAGGTCGGTCTCATATGCGCGCCCATTTTCCCGAAACCCGAAACCTCCGGGCGGACCTAGCCCGGCGTCCGGAGCGACGCCTCATATGGCTCGTTTTTGCTCACCGTGGGACCGGCGCCACCTCATATGCTTCAAATTTTCTAGTCGTCGCTCTCTTCTGAGGTAATAGCGTAGCTACTCTGTAGTTAATCCAGAAGAGCAAAAGTTATCGATCGTGAGTACGTCTTTGACTTTTGTAAAAAAAATTTGATATAATATAAAAAAATAAAAAAATTTCCGGGCGCAACCTAAATCAAAAGATCCGCAATTGATTTTTTAAAAAATTTTTGTTATAATATATACATAAGATAAAGAAAAAAGAATGATTCCAAAAGGAGAAAGATATTATGATGAGTAAAGAGACAATTTTAGCAATGCTTCAGGATGGTAAGGATGCAGACGCAATCGCACAGGAGTTTGTAGCAAATCTTAATGCAGCGATCGACGAGAAGAAAAACCAGGAGGAAGCTAATAAGAAAGAGGAAGAGAAGCGACTGCGCGCAGAGCAGCTTGCCCAGGATATTCTTACTTTTGTTCACGACTTTTTCCCGGACCTTGAGTTGGGCGGTCTGATTGATCTGACTAAAGGTTCTGATAAGCTGGGTAATGAGTTGATCGAAGTATTTGAGTCCGCGTCCGCAGAGATTAAGCAGATGAAGCCATTCCTTGATTCTCTTATTGCAACTGCCCCAAAAGATAAAATTCAGATAGCAAAGGAAGACCCGATTGCGGATTTTCTTAAAGCAAGTGGACTGATGTAATTAAAAAAGCCACGATTATTTTTATATTTTGCCTCGCATGAACAAGTTTTCATGCGGGGTATTTTTTATTGCAAAAATTGACAATGAGAATAGCGTAGCTATGATTATAGAGGAGAGGAGAGAGTTTTAGAAACGATAACGATCTCGATAAATTGTGACACAGTGTTGGGGACCGGCCGGGCCACCACATCTCTACATTTTCTCTTTATTTTCTCCCCATCTCTCCATTTTTCTCCCCATCTCTCTATTCTCTACATTTTCTCTCTATTTTCTCCATCTCTCCATTTTTCTTATTTTCTTTTTTTTCTGCCTTTCCCCTCTTTTTTCTTAATTTTTCCAAAAGACAATAAAAAAGGAGGACTTTCGTCCTCCTTAAATATCTCTCTCCCCTGCCCATTTCAAAAAATCATCAATCGGCGCCATCATCTTCTCAAAATTAATCTCAACCTCATAACTAGGCTCCGGCTCTTTAACCACCTTATGCGCTTTAGTCTTCTCTAACTTCTCTTCTTTTACCTCTTCTGACGGTTCCTTAGAATCAAACCAAGGAAGAAAATTATTAAACTCTGTCACCTGTCCATATCGAGTACACTCTCCAATAATCCGATTCTTATAAACCAAATACATATCTCCATAAGACCCATTCTTAATAACAAGAAAAGCCTTATCATCTCTTTCAGTGGGCTTGTACTCATCTCGCTCTACAACATAAACCGGCGTACCATGATAATTTCCAACATTACCTCTTCGCCTTGAAAAATCTTCGGGCATAGCCATTCTCCTTTCATTTCTATTTAACTTTTATCTTTAAAATAATTATATCAAAAATTAAATAAAAAATCAATTACGGATTTTTCATTTCAAATTTCCATTTGTTCCTTGGGCGATTTTTCATTTCATTTTTCTAAATCCCTTCTTGGACCCTCGCTTCCTCTCCCGCTCGAACGAAATATCGCACGGTAGAAATACAAATTTTGGAGCGAAGCGACAAAATTTGTATTTCCTATAAACTACTAAAATTGGAACGAAGTGACAATTTTTGTAGTTTTTGTATAGTAATAGAGCAAACTACAAATTTTTGTAGTAAACATTTAAAAATACAACATTACTACAAATTTTTGCTACAAATTTTTGTAGTAAATCACAATACTTTCTACAAAAATTTGTAGCTAATTTTTATATTTTCTACAAAAATTTGTAGAAATCTTGCTACAAATTTTTTAATACTTTTATCACCGCAAAAATACAAATTTTTGTAGAAAATCACCTTATATTACTACAAATTTTTGTAGTAACTATTGAGCAATTTTTACAAATTTTGTTTAAATCTATTTTTCCATCCTTCATTATGATAAATCGCATTTGTAGAAACTTCAAAAAAGTCAGCTATTTCTTTCGCAGACTTGCCATCTCTCGCCAACTCCCTAACCGTCTCGTCATCTACTCTCTTTCTTCGACCATAATTTTTACCATTTTCTACTTTTTCTTGATATTTTTGTTGAGCATAATCTATTTTAGGTTTTATTAAAGTTTCAAATATTGGGACCATAATCGCATTATCTTTCGAATACTCACCCGCGCAACCATAGTCCATAATCATTTGCAGTAATGCATACCGATCCTCAGGATCTGCGATCTTATTAACGCACTCACGCCATTCTGGATAAAAAATAAAACTTCTTCCTTCATTCATTTTTTACCTCCCAAAACGACGTTTAAATCCTCTTTAAACTTATCTGTAACCTCAAAAATCCAACAATTATATTTGGGATTTTTAGGATTCGGCATAATACCTATTGGGATATTGCCCATTTCGACCAATTCATTCATAATATGTAATGAATAAATTATTTTGTTAATTTGCTGTTCCATATTAAATTTTGTCTCCTTTGCTTTTGGAATTTTTGGTTTTCGTTAAAAACCGTCGGAAACCGATTATAAAAGTTTCCTTCGTTGAAATTTAAAGATTATTAAATAATTTTTTGTCTTTTTTGGCCTATATTAATATTTTAAATCTATCTAGCTAATTAAAACTCCAATTGATTTTTTAAAAAAAATATGATATAATAATTATAGAAAATAAGAAAGGATATGATATTTTATGGGAAAAACCTATATAAGCGACGATGATTTAGCCAATATAAGCTATGAAGATGCTAAAAACCTAAAAGCCCAAGTTGATGGGCGCTTTGAGCGACTTGAAAGCGAAGCTCGTGCTTTATTGCGCGAAAATATATATCATGTGCTTTGCCACTATAAACAATACTTTCCCGATGATAAAATCTATCTTTTAGCTGGTGATGGAAAGTCAACAACCAATATCCTTGATTGGCATAACATTAGAAAGATAAAAGGTGTCTAATATGAGCGTTGATTTTAAAGCCGGTATCGCCCTTGGATTTGCGGTCACCCAAGCTGACATAAGAAAATATCCAAAACTATATAACAGCGATTATATTCTTTATACCAACTGTTATGAAGAGAATGATGAAATCATCTTCGGAAAGATTCTTCAGTCTTTAAGTGATGTTGGCATTGATCCTCTTGGTTCCGTCACTCCAACAGAAGATGATATAATCGAAATCTCCACTGAGTTTAATCGACTCGCTCCAGAGCTTTATGAAATCAGTTCTATTGGAACATATCTTTTCTTTTCAATAACTTAAAAGGAGTAAAATATGCCAGAAGAATATGAATTTATTTATCGAGTTATTATTCTTGATGAAAATAATGAGCCAGAAACTATTTATGGTTCACTTATCGCGCATACTTATATGGAAGCCATGCAGGTTCTTGTAACGACCTATACCGATGACATGCTTGAGGCAAAACTATTTCCAAACTCTCCGGCTTCTACCGTTGAATACTCTATTGAAGAATATAACCGTAAAATAAAAGAAGTTGAGGAGGACAGAAAACGACGATGAAAATAAACTATTGTAAAAATTGCGGGCTCCTGGTTAATGCGACTAAAGGTCCAACCTGTAAGAGGACTGGGGTTTTGATCCAAGATCCTCAAAGCTACTATTGCCCCAATTTCCGCATAACAGACCTTAATACTTGTGACATTTGTGGCAACTATATCTTAGATGGATCAGAAATCATTGACGAGCAACATATTATTTGCCCTGATTGCTTTTCCAGATTAAATACTTGTATTACTTGTATAACTTTTGAAAGTAATTGCGATTTTCAATCAAATCCAATTAATATTCCTCCAATGGTAACTAAAGAAGTCCGCAAAGGTCCAATGATATCAATGTGTTCAGTTCAAAATCCAGAGCGAGTTGAAAAAACTTGTAAAGTAAATTGCCATTGCTACCATGATGAAGTAGGATGCTTGCGGCAAGCGCAACATTTTGTTTGCGATAACTATAAAACTAATTATTGAAAGTGAGGATAAAATTATGATTTTTATTTTTGGTTTTGCGATTGTTGGATTAATTCTTTGTTTAAAAGATGATGAATATTTCTTTGGTGTATTATTTACTTTTATTATGGGCTTATTTGGGATGATGATTGCTTGTATTGCAACAGCCTTTGTCCCAGCATCTTCTATCGTAATATCTGAAGAATATGATATTCCAATATACGCTATACAAGATAATGTAACAACATCTTATGTCCATAAAACTTATGTTTGTAAAACGTATTCTGCGCAGAATGATCTTAATTACTTCTACCTTTACGAAGATGAAGATGGAAAAGGAATTACATTTGATAACGTTCCTGCGAAAAAAAGTTATCTTAACTTCACCGAAGGTGAAGATGAACAGCCTTTTGTTCATGTAAGAAAATATGAAGTTACTGGTATTTTTAAATATCTTGTACTCGATAAATTTTATGATGTTGAATATTACTTCTATATTCCAGAAGGATCTGTAACCAGTGATTATAATATTGATTTAACGAATTAAAAGGAGAATAAATATGGCACAGTATAAAATTTATGCGGGACTCGCAGGTGGATTTGGTGGCGCAAAATACATAGAAACCGAACATTTTGATACATATGATCAAGCAGTTGAGTATGCTTATGATCTCGCAGTTGAAGAGTATAATTCTTATGTTGGTCTTTATGGTCTTCTTTTCTGGGCAGACTGCTATCATCAGGCTGTTGAAGAAGGCTTGGAAAAAGCCGATGAATATGCAACAGAATTTTATGAAGAAGAAATGTCAACATGGCTTGACTATTATGTGGAGGAAATAGTGTAATGAATGAAGTAAACATAATTAAAGGTTGTCCTTTCTGCGGAGAAACTAAAGATATTTTAATTGTTTCTCCTTTTGGAGATAAAGTCGGAAATACATATGTTCAATGCCCAAATAGGCTTTACAAAGCTATCGTAAGGGGTAAAACTAAAGAAGAAGCCATTAATAAATGGAATCGTCGAATTTAATATTTATTTATAATATACCAAAAAAATCTGAAAAAATCAATGAAGAGAGGATAAGATGATGAAACGTTTATGGAAAATAATTGCGGTTTTCCTTATTGCAATAACCTGCTTAACTGGATGCACAGACCAGACTGTAACGCATATTGAATCAGACAGTGATACAAAACTTTCATTCGCAGCGACTTTTTATGATAACTATGGAACTCAGTGGCTTGAAGTTTCCGGAACTTCATTTGATATTAAACCTAATAAAGTAAAAGAATATGCGTATGACACTTCTGGAAACTGGACCTATTCATACACAACGTCTTCTGTTATGTCAGTTTCGATTGATGGAAATGATATAGAATCTTGTGGAAGTACCATTATTTTTGCAGATAAATCTCTTACAAAATATGATTGCGAACTTCCAGAAGATGAAGTAACTTTATCTACTGGCGATTCGGTTGAAATTTCCACTCCTAACAGTTTACTGGTTTCGGATTATTGGACTCTTGATTGGTGGTGGAAAACCGCAGATTATGCAAATAAAAAAACTGGAAGTAAAATTGTAATAATTCAGTCTCAAAATGGAAACCCAATCTGTATGTATATGGGTAAAAATGTAACTTGGAAACTATCTACAAATCTTCCTAAGACGACAGAAGTAAATATTGATGGGAAAATGGTTTATATTCATAGAGCTAATTTTGCAATTATTGATACATCAATTTTTGAATAAATATAAAAGGACTTTTACTATCAGTAAAAGTCCTTTTTTGATTTTATATTAAAAATATATTATAATATTTATATAAATAAAAGAAAGGTGATAAAATAATGATTATACAGATTGAACCTTATGATGCATTACCTTGTGAATTAAAAACTTTTAAAATCAATGGAGTCCAAGCTGATAAAAATGATTTTGGATTCTCTGATTCTGGAAGAGAGTTTGCTTTATCTGATGAAGATGAAGATTTTTTAGCGTATGGATGCCCAAATAATACATTTTATCGCAATGAAACTTGCGAAACTTCTGTTTTAGAAAAATATAATATTACAAAAGAAGAATGGGAATGTATTTGCAATAAATTAGTTTGCATTTTAGATGTAGGTCGCTGCGGTTGGTGCATATAATCAATATTGATTTTTTATAAAAATTTTAGTATAATATTTATAGAAAGTTAAGAAAGGAATGGTAAAAATATGGCAGTTGCAAAAAGTTTTCAGAGTATGGAAATTATCACAGAACCTTATAAAGTAAGTGGTCGTATGTATGTTAAAGTTCGTAACCCGAAGACAGGTACAGAGCGCCAGGTTCGTTGGTACACAGACCAGCAGTATGAAAAAATGTATGGCGTTGAAGCTCCAACAGATCATAGCAATGATCCATATTGGAAATCTCAGAAAGAAATTTTAGGTTTCTCTGAGGGATATATTACCATTTTTAAGGGAGATACTTATTCTTATAAAGAATGGTTTAAAGAGCATGGCGCAACCTACCGTAAATTCTGGGGATGGAGTTTTAAATCCACTGATGAACTTCCAGAGATTCCAGAAGGTCTTACCGCAGTTCGTCTTGAATGGGCGAAGGTGGGCAGCGATGAAACAGAGAAACTTTTTAATGATGATATTGTGCAGCGAGAAGTTGACGCCGCCCTTTATGAGGAATCTCCTTCTCAGTTCCAGGGCAAGATTGGTGATCGAATTGAACTTAAAGTAACTGTTGTTAAAATGTTCGGAATTGAAAGCAGATTTGGTCATAGCAATATTCATATTATGCGGGATGCTGATATGAATGAATATGTTTGGATTACTGCTTCTCGGGCTTGGGAAGCTGGAAGTGAAAAACATATTAAAGGAACTATTAAAGACCATAGCACCTACAAAAACGTTAAACAGACGATTCTTACTAGATGTTCGGAGGTGAAAGTAAAATAATGAGTCAGAGAACTATTTCTATATTTTTCTTATGCGCGTGGGTTCTTATTCTTGGACTATGCATCGTCTCATGGATTGCGGGTAAAGAACCCTCATGGATTATAACTATTATGCCAATCATTTTAGTTATTACATTCTATGCTGAAAAAATTATAATGGAAGGAAAGGAAAAATGAGATTATCTTCAGATAGAAATATTCAAAATGATGTTTTTTTTGCTTATGCTTATCATCAGCAACAGCTTGAAGATATTGTAAATGAGATTATCTCTAAAGCTTACGATGGAGAACTTAATTTTAACATTGATCTTTCTGGAAAAGATAATTTGTCAGAAAATGATTTACAGTATATCAGAGAAGAGGTGACTAAAAGATTATGAAAAATTCTTTAAGTGGTGGAAAAATGAAATTCTTAATGGATCTTTTCCAAAGAGAGGTAGAGCGCGGAAATTATAAAAGAATCCCTTATAAAGAATGGCGGATTCTGTCAAAAGTAGATTCTTTTGGATCGGTATCCTTTAGTTACAATGAATCTGAAGGCATGATTCATCTTTATCCTTCCGAGAATACGAAGGAAATGTGTATTTATGCTATCAATGATAAATCTTTCGGTCAATTTTTCTATGATGTTGAATTGAAAGAGAGGTTGAAAAACGAAAATATGATTTCTAGTAATACGACTACTGCATCATCAATTCCAGCAAATATGATTAGTGATTCTTATATTACTACTACGACCCCATTAGGTCAGTATCCTAATTACAATTATCATAATACTTTTACTGGACAGCTTTATATTGATGAAAACAACATAAATAAAGTTTCTGTTGAAAATATTAAAAAAGAGGAGAAAAAGGAGAATAAAATGAAAAATTTTGATTTCGGTCCATTCGTAAATAACACTGTTCGAGTTAGCATGTATGGCTTGGCAGTTCGCAACGAGGATAATACCTGGGTTTCTTATGATAAAAATTCTGGAGATATTATCGACGTTGATATTCTTAATTTTGATGGTTCTAATTATCTGTATAAGATTCCAGTAGCAATTAAAGAGATTGCGCCTGGTGATGTAATTATTCATCGTAAGTATCCTGTTATCGTAACTGAAGTTAAGGATGGAAATATTACTGCGGTTGATATTAAAGTCAACGAAAAGAAAATTATTCTTCCTACGAAGAATGTTTTTGGATTTGATTTTGTAACTAAGGTTGTATCTTTGTTTGATAACATTCAGAAGAGCGGCAATGCCCCGGATGCTGATCATCCATTCGGCAATATGCTTCCGCTTCTTATGTTGAGTGATGAAAATAAAGATACTGATCCAATGATGCTTATGATGCTTATGAATGGCGGCAATACTGGAGACATTAATCCGCAGCAGATGATGATGGTGATGGCGATGTCTGGAAAATCTAAGTCTGATATGCTGCCGATGCTCATGATGATGAATTCAGGCTTTATGAATACGACTAAAAAGGAAGACTAACTGAATTACAAAAGCCTCTTGTTTAGATAACAAGAGGCTTTTTGATTTTTAATTATAAAAATGTTATAATATTTTTATAAGATAAAGAAAAGGAGATTTATATGAAGGTGATAGAATATGGTAGAAAACGAGTTAGATGTCAGAGTTGCTTATCTCTTTTAGAGTATGAAAAACCTGATGTAAATTGTCGAGAAGGCGCAAAATCAGAAAAGTGTTATTTTGTTGTATGTCCAGTCTGTCATAAGCAGATTTCTGTTGCAGCTCCTATTCGGATGACTGATACAGCGAAACTTAATGAGGACGAAGACCGGAATTGATTTTTTATAAAAAATATAATATAATATATATAGAAAGTTAAGGAAAAGGAAAATAAAAATTATACCAGAAAAGGATTGAAAAGGAGAATATATTATGGAATTATTCAATATGCTTTCGGCAACTGAAAAAGATGCAATGCAGAGCTGCATTGATTATTATGCACTTGATGAAGATATTGATCTGCATACTGAAAGAAAAGCTTCTCTCGACTATATCATGAGAATCTGGGATAGTAACAAGTCTCTTTACTTGCATAAGCTTTTGAAAGGACATATGATTCTGGAGAAAGAAGTTTACTTTGAAAGAAGTTCTTTTGAGTTGCATAACGAGTTGTTAGAGAAACTTTTCAATAATGTATATAACCTTCCAACAGAAGATTCTGAATTCGTAAGAGCTTATCGAGAAGCTTTCATTAAGGATAATGGAAGATTTTTCAATAGTGATATTGATTATCAGATGTATATGTTGATTGATCCAGCAACTTTAGTAGATAATGTTTGGGATCGTGAAAGTTTTGTTCTTGATCTCCCAAATGGAAAAACAATGAAAATTAATCGCGGTGAGAAAGTTACCAGAGTTCTTGGTAAAATCGCTAAGGCTTATAATCTTCCAGGATTTGAAAGATTCCGTATTATTCATTCTCAGGTTCTGAATCAGAAGAAACTGAAAGGCAATCTTTGTCTTTCTATTCATCCTCTTGATTTTATGACCATGAGTGATAATGCTTCTGGATGGTCTTCTTGTATGAGCTGGGAAGATAAAGGTTGCTACAGGATGGGAACTGTAGAAATGATGAACTCTCCGATGGTTCTTTGTGCTTATCTTAAAGGTTCTACGGAGATGGACTTGCCGGGCCAGAACACTTGGAATAATAAGAAATGGCGTGAGCTGTATATTGTTACTCCAGAAATTATCACGAATGTAAAAAGTTATCCATATTTTAACGAGAATCTTTCCAGAGAAGTTCTTGCGTGGGTAAAAGAACTTGCGGTTGAGGCTAATATTGGTGATTACACCGAAAATGCCCAGAAGTATAGAGCTTTTGAATGGCAGTATAATAAAGAGCTGAATACGAATTTCTATGTTGATCCGTATACTTATCAGATGTATAACGATTTTGACCACAATCATTTTTGTTATCTGAGCAAGACTCTTGGATTTGACAGAAATTTAAGATTCTGTTACTCTGGTCCAACAGAGTGTATGCACTGTGGCGGAATTAATCAGGATTATGAAAGTGAAGGCTATCTGGTTTGCAATGAGTGCGAAGATTTTTATTATTGCGCTGAATGCGGTGACCGGCTCGCTTCGGAAGAAGGAACTGAAATTGATGGTGAACTGCTTTGCGGTTATTGCTACTGTAATCGAGTTGTTGAAGACGCAATTACCGAAGAAGAACATTTGAAAGATAATTGCGAAAAAATCTATCTTGGAGTAATCGCAGATAACTTTTATTATTATAATCGTCTTATCTACATCTATACAGATGTTTTTGAAGATAAAGAAAGATTGAAAGAGTTTATTGTAGATCCAGAAAATCTTAAGCGATCTTCAAATAGAGGTGCTTATGTCGTAGATGTTAGCAATGTAACCGATGAAGGATTTAAATTATTCGGTTTTGACTCTAAAAAAGATTTTCTTTTTAAAATTGCTGCTGGTAATGAGGAAAATACAGAAATTAACCCACCTAGATTTTTTAATCAGGAAAGACTTATTTGGGGTTTCTAAAAAAAGGTCTATCAAGGAATCTTTAAGATTCCTTGATAGGAATAAAAACCAACAAATTGATTTTTATAAAAAAATATTATATAATATATACATAAGATAAAGAAAAGAAAACAAAGAAAAATTAAAATGAAAGGTTAGGTAGAGATTATGGAAAAACTTACTAAGAAAGCTGTTTATGAGGCACTTGTAAAATTCGCAGAGACTGGCGATCTGACGATCAACGCTATGGAGTTAAAGAAATTCGCAGAGAACGAGATTAATCTTTTGGATAAGAAACATGAGAAGGCAAAAGAGACTGCGGCTAAGAAGAAAGCAGCTGATGAGCTGATGAAGGTTGTATGCGAGGCTCTTTCCCAGGAGACCTTTGAGCCGATTGCTACGATTACTGAGAGAATCGGTAATCCGGACATCACTGTTTCTAAAGTAACTTATCGTTTAACTCAGCTTGTTAAAAACGGACTGGCTGAGAAAGCAGAGATCTCTGTTGAGGACTCTGAGGGTAAGAAACGTCGGATTATGGGCTACAAGGCTGTAGTCGCTGAGGATGGCGAAGTTGAATCGGAGTATGATGAAGCAGAAGTCTTCGAGGATCCGGTAATCGAAGAGTAAGAATGAGTAAAGCCCCTTCATATTGAAGGGGCTTTTTTATGTGGAAAAACTGAGCCGGGCGGCGCTGGACGCCTAAATCGTAAACCTAAATCGAAAATCGGTTTTAGAATTTTTGATTGACTTTTGTCCAAAAAAATGGTATTATAGAAATAAAAGGAGTGATTTTATGAAGTATTGTTTAAGTGCTAGACAATCTAGTGAATATCTTAAAAAAGCGGATGAAATTCGTTTTGAATTTAGAGATAGAGCGGCAATTCCAGATTACGCGGAAAAATATCCAAAAGCAACTTTCATTTTAGACTTTTCTAGCTTAGGACTATATGAAGAAGTTGATTGGAAAGAACTTGCTGATTATAATATTTTAACTAAACAGCAATTAATTTTATGTATTAGAAATACAATAGAAGCTGAATTAGCAAAAACTAATGATATTAAATTTTATTTTGGATATCCAGTTACTACATTTTATGAATTAAATGCTATGAAAAACTTAGGAGTATCATATGCGCGAATTGGTGCACCTTTATTCTTCCAAATGGATAAGGTAAAAAATATTGGCGTTCCAGTTAGAGTAGTTCCAAATGTTGCATATGTAGATGGCCTTCCAAGAGCAGATGGAGTAAGTGGTCAATGGATCCGACCGGAAAACATAGATGATTATAATGATTATGTAGATGCGATTGACTTTGAAGATTGTGACATTCGTAAAGAACAAGCTTTATTTCGTATTTATGCAGAGCAAAAAGAATGGCTTGGTGATCTTGGAGTTATTATTACTAACTTTAATCATTCAGGAGTCAATAGATTAATTCCTCCGGATATGACAAAGAGACGATTAACTTGCGGTCAGCGTTGTCAGACTGGACCTTGTAAACTTTGTTATCGTTTATTAGATCTGGCGAACCCAGAGAAACTGAAGGCTTACTTGGAAGCAACCGAACAATAATTGATTTTTTATTAAATTTATTATATAATATAAGTAATAAATAATAAGAAAGGAAATTATTGTGTATGCAAATTCTTCTTAATTCTGATTATACTTTATTGAAAAACATAGTTAGCATTAACCAGGATTCTTTAAAAAGAACTTTGGAGTCTTATTTAAAAAAGAACTATCAAAGTTTTTACTTTACTAAGAATTATCTCATTGGATATGGAGATATTCCGATCGCTTTGGTAGCTCATATGGACACTGTATTTACTCGGCTCCCGCAGTCTATTTATTATGACAAAGAGCAGGGTGTAATTTGGAGTCCAGAAGGATTAGGTGCAGACGACAGAGCTGGCGTTTTTTCCATTCTTAAAATTCTTGAGAGTGGGCTTAGACCAACTGTCATTTTTACAACTGATGAAGAAAGAGGATGTCTTGGAGCAGAAGCTCTAGTCGAAGATTTTCCAGATAGTCCGGTAGATTTAAAATATATTATTGAATTGGATAGACGTGGAACAAATGATTGCGTTTTTTATGAATGTGATAATAAAGATTTTGTAAAATACGTTGAACAATTTGGTTTTATTGAAAATTTTGGATCTTTATCGGATATTAGTGTAATTTGTCCAGCTTGGAAAATTGCAGGCGTGAACTTATCAGTTGGATATGAAGATGAACATACCAAAGAAGAAACTCTTCATACTGCGCCTTTGCTAAGGACTATCTCTAATGTAAAAATTATGCTTCAGCAAGCCGATATTCCATTTTTTGAATATATTCCTGGTAATGATACTTTCTTTAATTGGAATGCTTGGCGAAAATTTCAAAAAGGTTATACATCAAAATCATATGATGAATATAATTACTGGTTTGATGATGAAGATGCAATCGTAAAATGTGAAACATGTAATAAACTATTTGCCGATTATGAAACTATTCCAGTGAAAAGAGCAGATGGAACTATTGTGCATTATTGCACAGATCATTGTTCAGAATTAGACTGGTGTTCAAAATGTGGTGAAGCTTTTGAAGTAAAAACAGCGACAAATAAACAGAAAAAGAAAATTTTATGTCCAGCATGTGCATATGGTAATAAAAATAACGAAAAAGGCAAGGTAGAAAATAATGCAGTATGATGAAATCAGAAAAAAATTTGATCGTGTAATTCAGTATTCTCAGGGTGTGCAGGACATAAATACAGAAGAACTTTTTAGTCAATGGATGGAAGCAAAAAGAGATTTTATCGAAGCCTTTGGCGGACAGCTTATTTATGAGTATCCAGACAAAGTTTCTTTTGAGTTAGATGAAAAAGAAAAGAAAGCTAGGATTGATCTTTTTGTAGATGAATTGTATAATAAATGGGGTAATGATGGATTGGCTGAGTTTGTAGAGGATCATAGGACTGGTTTTTATTCTAATCAGCTTGATGAAAATGTAACATTAGATGATGGTACTGAATTACTGAAAGGCAGAAAATTACTAAAATGTTTTAAATATTTTGTCAATAATGATCAGGTTTTGAATGATATTCAATCTGAAGCAAGTAGGATTATCCAGGAGAATAAGATTGAAGGGCATCTTTGTGTTTCTGTACATCCGCTTGATTTTATTTCTTCTAGCGAAAATACTCATAAATGGAGATCCTGCCATGCACTGGATGGGGAATATCGAGCTGGAAACTTGTCATATATGGTTGACAAAAGTACATTTATGTGTTATTTACGGTCAGACAGAGAAGAAGTTCTGCCCAATTTTCCAGAAGATGTAAAATGGAACTCAAAAAAATGGAGAGTTCTTATGTTTATGTCTGATGATTGGGAGATGCTTTTTGCGGGACGCCAATATCCTTTCAGCACACCTACTGGATTAGACTTTTTAAGAGAAAAAGTTTTTCCATTACTTCATATGGGCGAATGGACAAAATGGACTGATAAAAAAATTAGAGATTTTAAGACTGACGAATATTATACTTCTTTAAGTGATAGTTATATTGCTGTTGGAAGAGAGCTTTATAAGAAGCGAGATTTAATTATTAATCAGCCTGGTTCTTTAATGTTTAATGATTTATTATCTTCAAGTTGCTATGATCCGGTTTATTGTTTTAAAAAGACTAAGCTTGATCTTTGGTTTGATGATATTTCAGCAGTTTATACCTATAAAGCAGATCGCAGGACCAAAATTCATGTTGGTGGAACTGTAAAATGTTTACATTGTGGCAAGCATCCTATTGAGTTAACTGAACGAATGTTTTGCAATGAATGTGAAATTGAGTTTGATGATACAGATATAGATGTGTTTGGAACATGCGATTGTTGTGGAAGGCGTTTTGTCTATGATGATGGATATGGAGTTGGCGATGAAATAATTTGTCCAGACTGTGAAGCTACAGAAACTTTTATATGTCCTATCTGTGGAGAAAGACATTATAACTCTGATAAAGTTTATGATGAAGTCTCTGAGGAATATATTTGTAAAAATTGTTATGAAGAAAGAAAAGGAGAATTTTAATGGCTAAGGGAGCAAATGCAAAAGTACAGGTAATTAATAAGATTGCGCAGGCTTTTGGAAGTGATTATATCGGTGAATGTGATAAAAAAGTATATGTGTGGGCAGATGATGGCGGTGAGCGTGTGCAGATCGCTATTACCTTAACATGTCCTAAAAATCAGATTAATGCGGAAGATGCAACAGGGGCAAGTGCGCCAGTAGGTGGGGCATTAAATTTTGAGGATATGCCAGTTGCGCGGCCTGTAAGTAAAACTGAAATTACTCAGGAAGAAATGGACCGAGTAGATGAGCTTATGAAAAAATTAGGACTTTAATGGACAGAAGAGATTAAAGGTTCTTTTTAATTTTATAAAATTAGTACCAAAAGAAAAAATTTGATTTTTTTAAAATTTTTTGATATAATATATATACAAAATGAATAAAGGCTTTATTTTAAATAAAGTCTTTATACCCCGTCAGCTTTAAACCGGTTGGGATTCTGGGTTGGCCTCCAAAACCAATAGCAATGCGTTCGATACGTAGGCGGGGTGTTAAAATCTTAATTGATTTTTTTATAAAAAAATGTTATAATTATTAAGTAAATAAGAAAAGAATAGTTTTTGGAGGTCGGTATTTATGGCAAAAGATCTTGTATTCGATTTTGAGAATGAAGAAGAGGAAACTGTAGTTGAAACTCCAGATGTAATGTGCGAAAATTCTTTAAAGATGTATTTGCGCGAAATGGGATCTTTTAGTCTGTTGAGTGCAGAAGAAGAATATAAGCTTGCAGTTCGTGCGGCAGAGGGAGATTTAGAAGCAAAGAAACGACTTGTAGAAGCTAATCTTAGATTGGTAATTTCGGTTGCCAAAAGATACAATGGATGCGGTATGACAATGTTAGATTTAATCCAGGAGGGAAACATTGGATTAATGAAAGCCGCAGATAAATTCGATTATGAAAAAGGATTCCGTTTTTCTACTTATGCGACATGGTGGATTAAACAGTCTATTTCTCGTGCGGTTGCAGACCAGTCAAGAACAATTCGTGTTCCAGTCCATATCGCAGAAATGATTAATCGAATTAGAAAAACTGAGAGAGAATTAACTTCTCAGCTTGGGCATGAACCAACAGTCGAAGACCTCGCAAAAGCATTAAATTTAAAAGAGGAAGAAGTTAAAGAAATGCAGTCTTATATGACTGATACTTCTAGTCTTGATGTGCAAGTTGGAGATGAAGAAGATACTACTGTTGGATCCTTGATTGCAGATAACCATGCCATGAATCCAGAAGATTCTTATATCAACAATTCTTTACATGATATGATTATTGAAATTGTTGATACTTTATCTGAAAGAGAAGCTGAGATTATTAAGTTGCGCTTTGGGCTTAATAATGGTAAGCCAATGACTCTTGAAGAAGTTGGTCAGACTTATGGCTTAACTAGAGAAAGAATTCGTCAGATTGAAGCTAAAGCACTCAGAAAACTGCGTCATCCGGCGCGCTCAAATATGTTGAAAGAGTGTATGGCATAAATTTCTTGTGGTGGGCTGAGCTATTGCGCCGGCCTGCTAGGAGAAAAAGACCTTAATTGATTTTTTATAAAAATTTTGGTATAATATTTATAGAAAGTTAAGAAAGGAAAAAATAAAAATGGCAAAAGATGAAGAAATGATTGAATTAAGCGAACTTCTTTATTCTGCTTTGAAAATTGCAGGTAAATACGCGAGAGAATATCTTCCTGCTGAAATGCCAAATGATGTAGAATATATAAGAGCTATGATTGATGGCTCTAAAGATCCAGAAGGAGATAATTTTGTATCAGTTTGGATTATGAAAGCTATGAGAGAAAAAGAAAAATCTTAATTGATTTTAAATAAAAAATATGATATAATATTTATATAAGATAAAGAAAGAAAAAAGAAAGACGCTGTCCAGCAAATATACAATTATAATGGATGAAAAATTTTAGTGGAAAATTTTCAGAATGGTAGATTTGATTGAGGCAGATTTGGTATCCATCTTCGTCACCAAAAGCGTCTTGAAAAAGGTTATTGCTTCAAGCTGTGATTTCAACGGTGTCCTTAACAACGTAGAATATATAGTATAATGAGAAGTCTTTGTTAGTATGGTAACTCTTTAAAACACCAACTAAACCTATGAATGAGTAATCATCATGGGTATTAACTGCCTGTAGCTTAGATGGAAAAGCATTTGACTTTTAATCAAAGGAGCATGGGTTCAAGTCCCATCAGGCAGATTTGAGCATTAAATCTTAATGGCTCAAGATTGAATTACAAATTATTGTTATTTTTTCTTCATTGGTTTAAAATGCTCATATTTTGGGAGGGCGGCGAAGTTGGAGAGTCGCGGTAGACTGTAAATCTATTCCCATTTGGGTGAGTGGGTTCGAATCCCACCCCTCCCACGCCGTGGCGAAGGAAGCACACGTAAAACTCCTTATCTGTGAGACCTAGATAAAAGCTATTGGCAACTCTATGGTGGAGCATTCCCACCCCTTGCCGCATTGGTGAGGCGTAAGAGAACGTAAAGAGTCCAATAGAACAAAGGGAAGAGTCGTACCTAGTGTTTGCCCGCTAGAGTGAATACGAAGGATGATTGAAATTTGGGCAAAAAGAGTAGATCATTCAAACCGACTTGTGACTGGAAGCCGGATATACCGATTTGGTGGAATGGCAGACACGCTTAAAAATTTTTGGACAGCGTATAATAATTAATCTGTTTTAATTTTCAATGAATAATGAAAGGAAGGTCTTTATTATGGCAATTAGAACAGATATACTAGAAAGAAAAGAAGAAATTTTACATTGGATTGAGGAAAAACAATCTAAAGCTTTTATTTGTAGACAGTTAAAATGTAAACCAGAAACTTTAAATTCATATCTTAAAAAAATGGGTATTGAATATGCTGGTAATCAGGGTTTACAAGGAAAAACCTCGATTGAAAAAGGACAAAATTGTTATAAACCCGCTCTTGAATATATTAAAGAAAAATATGTTAGTTCGCATAAATTAAAAATTAAATTAATTCGTGATGGATTAAAAGAAAATAAATGTGAATTATGTGGAGTATCTATTTGGAGAGGAGTTCAATTACCATTAGAATTGCACCATAAAGATGGAAATCATTATAACAATAATTTAGATAATTTACAAATTTTATGTCCAAATTGTCACTCTATTCAAGAAGGTAATGCAGGAGCAAACATAGGAAAGTATGCGGCAGTATCCGAGTTGGCACAGGAGATAGACTTAGAATCTATTGGCGAGTAGCTTGCGGGTTCGAATCCCGCTTGCCGCATTATGCTTCCAAAAAATTTTTAAGTTATGTGGGTTCGAGTCCCACAATCGGTATTCTCGATTAAGAGAAGTGGTTATGGCATCACTTAAAATAATGAGTCGCTCTGATATACGGCAAGTTCGCAATAGTATATTAATATGGGGCTATAACTCAGTTGGGAGAGTGCTTGTCTTGCACACAAGATGTCGAGGGTTCAAATCCCTCTAGTTCCATTAGGGTTTTGTAGTTTTTAATTAAAATACGAGTATATTCCCAGTGATAAAAAACTACTTTTTGGTTTGCCTTTACCAATAAAAATTAATATAGAAAGAAAGGCTTGGTTTGTAACTTACCCGAAAGTAAGTATGACTAGGACAAGTTTTTATTTTTAAAATGTCCGAATATAAATAGAAAAAATAAGGTTAGTGACGCCGCTATACCTGAATGACTTCGCTAATAAATTATAATAAGGAGTAAGTGCGCTTAGGCCCGAATGGCGGAATTGGAAGACGCGGTAGATTCAAAATCTACTTGAGAGTATACAGGTTGTGGGTTCGACTCCCACTTTGGGCACTTTAAGACTGGATTTCTAGAGTCTGATGTGAAACAGCTAGTCTTATACTTTCTCACGCTGTGGATTAGGGTTTGGTGATTTATTATAGGAATATTATAAATCACTAGACTTTGATTAATCATATGGGAGGGAAAAACGGATGGTCTATCCAAATGGTGCGAAAGCTTATCCAGAGTGATGGAACTTGCCCTCAACATCCATGGAATGGAAACTCTGGTATTTTGAAATTCGTTTAACCAGAAATGATTAATCTTTATTGATTTTTTTAAAATAAAATGTTATAATATATTTATAAGATAAAGAAAGAGATTAAGAAAGACGAATACAGCAATTTTTTATGCTTGGGGAGCCGTAGATTATAGGTTCGAGTCCTGTTCTTCTTTTCAAAAAGAAGATAGCTTAATTTGGTAAAGCGACGTAAAAATCGTCTTGAAGATCTTAATTGATTTTTATTAAAAAATATAGTATAATATTTATATAAGATAAAGAAAGGAATTGATAGATATGTTTGATGATTTTGATTTAGGTCCTCAGTGTGAAGAATTTTATAGTGAGGAAGATATTGATTGGGAAGATGCTGATGTTGAAGATGTTTGGGTTGATGGTATCCCCCTTGATGGTAATTATCTCAATCATATAATTGATTCTTTGTAATTAAAAAGGCTCCTTAGTCAAGCGGCAAAGACGTTAGCCTCTCAAGCTAAAGGCAGTGGTTCGATTCCACTAGGAGTCATTTACGGGTGTCATAGGCAGTATGGAAACATGCACCCGATTATATGGACAGCTCAACAAAAGTCCTTATAATGATAGCTGCTTAGATGAATTAAAGTCATTTCATAGTTGGGATGAGTGGCTTAACTGTTCCGCCTTACGAACAAGGCTTCTCGCAAGAGAAATACAACACTACCAGGGTGCACGAAATTCGGATATAATAGGGCTTATGCCGCCGGGGATCCGCAGAAGAGGATGGTGTTCATCGAAAAAACAACACTTCAAGCATGCAAATGAGATTAAGTCCTTTTTGCTTGATAATAGGTAGCGGCCAGCCTTAGAGTGAGAATTACTTAATCTTTTATACGGCCCTGTAGTCAAGTGGTTAAGACGCCGGCCTTTCACGCCAGAGTCGGTGGGTTCAATTCCCCCCAGGGTCATTAAAAGACAGTTTCTGCAATCTATGTTTTAATATTATATTTTAAAGATTAAAGAAGAGGCGATGTATGCGAATACATTTTTTAAGAAAAACGCTGTCTTGTAAAAAATATCGCGGGATAGAGCAGTTGGAAGCTCGCTTGCCTCATAAGCAAGAGGTTGTAGGTTCGAGTCCTACTCCCGCAATTTAGGTTCTTTTATAACCTATATGTTTCATTTCATTTCCTTTCTGGTGTTGAAGTCCTAGGCATGACTTAAAACCGCCTTTAATAATGCAGGGTGGAGGAGTGGTTTCCTTGCGTGGCTCATACCCACGAGACACCGGTTCAAATCCGGTTCCTGCAATTTTGAAGAGTCATCAACTTCAAAGTGGGTTCTACTTAACGACCGGACATCTTATTATTTGACGAAAGCGTGGAAATAACGAGGCTGAAGCGAGAGTAGGTGACTTTGGAGGTGCAAAGAGCGAACTTCCCGGTATTTTGAAAAGCAGACTACGAAAAAGGAAACTTTTTAGGATAGTAACCTGATGATGACAAATAACTATTTTTTCATTTAAAGGAGAGTTGCATATGACTCGTCAAGAATTTGATGAATATAAAGATGCAATTCCTTATGATGCAATGGGTGATTTTTCAGTTTTGCTTGACGAAGATAAAATTGAAAAAGAAGAAGTACAAAAAGAATCTGAATAAAATAAGACACAATCAGCAATTTTTTTAGCGTAAATAACGTAATAGACTTAAAATCTATCTTTTATTAGTGTCTTGAAATGGGATGGAAGCTAACTCGGTAGAAGCGCCTGCCTGAAGAGCAGGAGGACATGGTTCGACACCATGCTATCCCACTGATAATAGTAAAAGATCCCATATAAGGATCTTTATTACTGTCAAAAACTAATAAGAACTCTAATAGGAGATCCGCAGATGTATTCTCATTTATTTGATTGACTGGTGGTGCTGCGGCTGGAGGGAACTATCCTTTTTCTATATATGCTGAGTATATAGAAACAAAAGACATTACTAATTGGAGTCTTTTACATCTAGGCTAATAAAATCTTTGGGTATTAGCTTGTTTTTCTTTCCATTAGTTTTTTTAATTGGGGAGATGGCAGAGTAGGTTTAATGCGGCTCCCTGCTTTGGATAACTAAGTAGATTTTACCATTTATGATATGGATACTAATACAATAGGTAAAATAACAGAATTAAAAGTTTTATCTTATGTAATAGAACAGGGTTATTCAGTATCAATCCCATTTGGTGACAAAGATAGATATGATCAAATATGGGATATAAATGGAAAGCTGATTAGAGTACAAGTTAAAACTTCAAGATGGAAAAATGAACAGCAAAAAGCAATTATTTTTAGTTGTAAATCTTCCTATGTAAGAAGCACTGGCGTAAAAGCGCATACTTATTCTAAAAATGAAATTGATTTTTTTGCGACTTACTGGAATGGAAAAGTTTATCTAATTCCAGTAGAAGAATGTTCAACTGAAAAGACATTATGGTTTGAAAAACCTTCGAACGGTTGTTTAAAATGTTCTTTTGCAGCAGATTATGAAATGGAGGTGACACTTGGTAAAATCTAATAGCATATCTGAAGCAAGGAGTTGATCCTCGTAAGAGGGTCCGGGGGTTCGAATCCCCCTCTCCCCGTGAAGCGGATAAGATTGCGGCTTGCCAAGCGCTTATCAAAAATCCTTCTAAGGTTTATTCCTAAAGGCAAGAGGAATAAAATAGTAAGGGGTAAAACGTCGGATGCGATTTCGCTTAATGTCACCCTTACAATTTGGTGGAGTTAGTTCAGTAGGTAGAACAGTAGATTGTGGCTCTAAAGGTCGCGGGTTCGATTCCCGCACTTCACCCTTAGTTTCTAACTGAAACTAAAATAACAAAAAGGAGATTCGATAACATGAAAAATTTATTTAGTTCAATAAAGAAATTTTTTAATGAACATCAGACAGACATGGCAATTAATTGGATGTATTCCGCAGGAGACATTAAAGGTGCATATGAAATGTACACTTCTTTTTACAGATAATTAGGTAGGATGCTCCTCTAGCTCAAATGGTAGAGCAATTGACCTGTAATCAATAGGTTAAGGGTTCGAGTCCCTTGGGGAGCTTTTGGTGATTGTTAATGCCCAATCTTAAAGTAATGTCAGAACGAGGGACATATTACGCCAACATTTGACCGACGAGGTCACAAACAAATCTTTTATTAAATGCGTAAGAACGATTGTTCTCTTCGGAGTTCGGATCAGCAGACTTGGCGCTTGCGCCAAGTCTGTCGGGTTAAAAGTCATAAACACGTGTATGTGCGCAGCCCCACTTTTACTAAAAACACTCAAATTTACAGGAGGAGAAACATAATGAAGAAGCTATTGCTTTTTGCCTTATGCGGAGTATTAGTTGCTCCATCAACAACTGTATATGCGGATGAATTGATATTTGCTCAGTGCGATGATTATATCAATGTTCGTACAAATGCAGATATTAATAGTGAATTAGTGGGAAAAATTTATAATTATAACGCCGCAACTATTCTCGAAGAAGATGGTGATTGGATTAAAATTAAATCTGGCAACGTAGAAGGCTGGGTTTATAAAGACTATTTTACTTCAGATGAAACAGTTGAACGACAAGCGGCATATGATGTTGCTGAAGTTTATCCAGAGATACTGAATGTTCGTAGGTCTCCATCAGAAGAATCTGATATTATTGATATTGTTTATGATGGTCAAGAAATTGAGGTGATCGAACAAGATGGTGATTGGGTAGAAGTTTGTTTAGATAATGGCATTTTTGGATATGTAAATGCTAATTATGTAGATTTTCATACCTATTATGGAACCGCAGAAACTCTTGAAGAAGAAGCTAATAGACTTAATACAGCTTGGTTAGCTTATCTTGATTCTCAAGAGGTGGAAGAGGAGCCAGAAATAGAAACAGAAGAATATAATTATCCAGATCCAGAAGAAACTTATGATGCCGTTGAGCAAATAAGTTATGAAGAATCTTATGAAGATTATTCTCAGAGCAATGAGAATTATTATATTCCAGAAGAAGAAGATGATGAGTATTATGAAGAGCCCTCTTATGAAGATTATTATGAGGAAGTAGACAATTCAGAGTATGAAGAAGATTACAGCGAAGAATCTTCATATGAAGAAGAAGTAGTTGAAGATGATAACTATTATTATGAAGAAGAAACTATTGTTGAAGATTATACTCCAACATATAGCTCTTCTGGATCAGCTATTGTTGATTATGCGCTTGCGTATGTAGGTTATCCATATGTTTGGGGTGGCACAAGCCCATCTGGTTTTGATTGTAGTGGACTTGTTCAATATTGTTCAAGTTTAGCAGGCATTTCAACGCCAAGAACTGCGGCTTCTCAATATTCAGGAGGCACACAAATCAGTGTCTCAGATGCTGTTAATACCCCAGGAGCTTTACTGTTTTATCACGATTTTGGTCATGTTGCAATTTCCATTGGAGATGGAACTGTAGTTCATGCTTCAAATAGTACAACTGGAGTTATTATCAGTGATGCTTATTATTCAACACCTTGTGGAGCAGCTAAATATTTTTAAAAACTTTTTGGGATACAAATTAAATTGTATCCCAAATAAAAATCTTAATTGATTTTTATAAAAAAATATTATATAATATATACATAAGATAAAGGAAAGGAATTGGTAATAATGAATACTGCATGTAAGTTCTTTGGTCATTTAAAAACTGTTTGTACTCATAAATATTGGGTTTTCTACTATTGTAGAAAAGCAGGTATTACTTGGCAGGGAATTAAACATGATATGTCAAAATTTTCACCAACAGAATTTTTTGAAAGTGTAAAATATTTTCAAGGCAATCGGAGTCCGATAGATGCTTGTAAAGAAGAAAATGGTTGGTCTGCGGCATGGATGCATCATAAAGGTCGTAATCCGCATCATTATGAATATTATGTAGATAATTTAGATAATGGCGGAGTTGCTATTCAAATGCCGGAAAAATTTGCTATTGAATTAATTTGTGATTATCTTGGTGCCGGTAGAGCTTATATGAAGAAAAATTTTTCATATCAGGCTGAATATGAGTGGTGGTTAAAAAAGAATGAGAAACCTTTATTAATGCATTCTCATACAAAGAATTTTATTAGCTTAGTTTTATTCAAATTAACACAGACTGAAAATGATAAAGATATATTAAATAAGAAAGTTCTTATAGATCTTTATCGAAGTGTTGAAGGCTGATTTGCGCACGCTTAGCTCATCCGGTAAGAGCCCTTGCCTTATAAGCAAGAAGCCCCAGCAAGGTTTAAGCCGAGTTCGAATCTCGGAGCGTGTATTAAAATATTGATAGGAGAAGGATAAATGAAAGAAATCGAAAGAAAATGGCTGTTAAAAGAAATTCCAAAAGGATGGTATGACTATTCTATTATAAGACAATTTTATTTATCTGTAAATCCGGAAGTTCGATTAAGAAAAAAAGTAACTTATCCTAAAGTAGTTAATAGTAAAATATATATAGATTATATGGTTACTGTTAAAGGTGATGGAAACTTAACTCGATCAGAAACTGAAAATCATGTAACAAAATTGTTTTATGATGATTGTTTAGAGTTAATTGGGGATAAAGATACTATTAAAAAAGATTATTATAGATATTTCGATGGAAAACATACAGTAGAAATTTCTAATGTAGATAATGGAACTTTTATTTATGCAGAAGTTGAATTTAAAAGTGAAGAAGAAGCTTTAGCATATGCTTTTCCTTATTCTGATTTAGTAATTACTGAAATTACTGATAATGAAAATTATAAAATGAAAAATTATTGGGATAAAACCCGTAATGATTTTTTAACTAAAGAAGATTGGTTTAATCCAGATTCCTCTTGGATTAAATATTAATCTAATGCTCCAGTAGTCTAATGGAAAAAACACAGGATTTCTACTCCTGATTTGGGGGTTCGACTCCCTCCTGGAGTGCTTATAAAGATCTTAATTGATTTTTATAAAATAATATGATATAATATTTATATAAGAAATAAGGAGTGCTGATATAAAAGGCTATTGCACTTAATACTCTGTCTTTAGGTACCGAACAAATCCTTATTTCTAATATAAGTATTATGTTAAAAGAAAATAATAAGTCACTTATAAACTCGTCGACAAAGTTTATGAGAGAGTTCAGCCAAGGAGAAATGGTCGCTTGTAGTCAGCAAGAGATAAACATTCCCAAGTTCGCGAGAAACCCACTGATAAAATAAATTTGGGCAGTGGTAAAATATAGAACGAAATTATTTTCTGTTTTTGCCCGGTTAGTTTAATGGATAGAACGTGACGCTAAGACAGGGGTTCGACTCCCTTATCGGGTGTTTCAAAAATTTGATTTTTATAAAAATTTTTGATATAATAAATATACAAGATAAAAGAAAAAGGCTCACACAGCAATTAAATTTTTATTAAAAGCAAGTTTAATTGATGAAGAAAATAAGAAATAAAATTCTTTTGTTGTTATTAATGACAAATAGAATTTGGAGAGTCTTGAAGAAAATTTACTGCGGTAGCTCAGTTGGTTAGAGTTCTCGTCTGATAAGCGAGAGACCAGTGGTTCGAATCCACTTCGCAGTATTAGCGACGCTCACCTAATAGTCGCAAAAACACTAGTGTCCCACATTTACATCTAACATTGCCATGTAAATGTGGGTAACTAAAAGAAAAGAAATGGAGAAATAAATATGAATATTGTAGTATCGGGTTCAAGAGTCCAGGTCTACGGAGAAGATTTACAAACTTATAAAGAGCTTCCAGTAGGTTCTTATGATGTTTGTTTTAGTAAGATGGCTGGTTTCTTTCTTACAAAAAGACCGGATCTTCTTGTAAAAGAAAATAAAATTTATGGAAATAGCGAAGAAAAAGTGAATAAGGTTCTTAATTCTTTTTCTTTAACTGATAGAAACTTTGGTGTGATTCTTAGTGGTCAGAAAGGAATTGGTAAATCTTTATTCGCAAGAATGCTTGCAAATAAAGCCTCTGAAAAAGGATTGCCAATCATTACTGTTACTGAGTATGTACCAGGTATTGCAGATTTTCTTTCTTCCATTGAACAAGAAGTTGTAGTCATTTTTGATGAATTTGAAAAGACTTTCGGAGAACAGGATGGATGTAATCCGCAGGAAGAAATGCTTCCCTTGTTTGATGGAATAGATAGTGGTAAGAAGTTATTTATTATTACTATCAATGAGATTGGTAAATTAAATTCATATTTACTTAATCGACCAGGACGTTTTCATTATCATTTTAGTTTGACAAATCCATCAGATGAAGATGTAAGAGAATATCTTGAGGATAAGCTTCTTCCGCAGTATTATGACAATATTGAGAAAGTTGTTAATTTCGCTAAAACGATAGATATTACATTTGATTATTTAAGAGCAATAGTTTTTGAATTAAATCAAGGATATTCTCTTGAATCAACTTTACAGGATTTGAATATTACTAGAGTAAATAATATTCGTTTTAATGTAATGTTTACTCTTAATGACGGTTCTGTTTTGTATAATTATGATCAGCAAATTGATTTGTATGATTCTAATACTAATTATATTAGAGTTTATAATGATCAGAGAAAAGGATATTTATTTACTTATCGACCATCAGACATTCATGTTGATAATGGCGATTTAGTGATTGATTCTAGTAAAATTAAAATCTATATTGATGAAGATGATTACTGGGATATAGATGAAAAAGAAAGACAAAAAATTATTGATAGAGATAAATCAATAAAAGTTAAAAATGCAGTTTTCATTAAAAATAGACGTAGCTTAGTAGATCGTTACTTGGTATAAGTCATTTTACAATACTCCTATATGGTTTGCGGTTATCCTTAAACCGCAATTATAGAGTATGAGGTGTAAAGGTATGCACGCTTCATTTGGGATGAAGAGGAGGAGTTCGAGTCTCACATATTCTATTTAAAATGAATAAAGAACAGGCTTAGTACAGCAAATACTTTTTAATTCTTATCTTTTGATAAAAAACATAAAAAGTTATTAATCTCAAATTGGGATAATAGGTAAAGCAAATAGGATATATGTGTACTATAAGCAAACAGGCATATATACTTGCAATAACTGTTACAGTTTATCTGAGTCTGATTTTTTCATTTTATTTTCTCTTTTCTTTTCTATTTAACGGTATGATTAAGCGCATACAGCAAATTATTTAATTATTATAGTCTGTAAAACTAAAATATCCTAATAAGGGCGTTTAGAAAATTAAATAGAAAAATTTGATTTTAATAAAAAAATATGATATAATAAATATATAAAATAAGACAGGTTCAGCAAAATACAAGAAATTGTGTATCATTGGTTCGAATCCAATATTCTCAGCCATTTTGGGAGTTCGCCTAGAGGTAGGGCAACAATAAGAAACTGTCTTGAAAAAAAAAATTTTTTGGTCGAATTTCGAAAAATTGACTCTTCGAAAATTTTATGATATAATAGAAGAAAAGGAGGGTTAATTATGGCATTAATAGATCAATATACAGAAAAGGAATTGAGACAGATAGTTGCTCAATCAACTTCAATGAAACAAGTTATAGACAAACTTGGATATTCTACTCACAGTGGAAGTAATAATCTTACTGTAAAAGATAGACTTAAAAAATATAATATAGATACATCACATTTTATTTTTGTAAAAGGAACAAAAAGAAATGAAGAAAATATATTTATTGAAGATTCTACTGCAAGCCAAGCCACTTTAAGAAGATGGTATTTAAAAGGAGAATATACTCCATATATTTGTTCTATTTGTGGACAAGAGCCTTTTTGGCAAGGAAAAGAATTAACTTTAATTCTTGACCATATAAATGGACATAATCATGATGATAGATTAGAAAATCTTCGTTGGGTTTGCCCTAATTGTAATCAGCAACTTGACACAACAGGTTTTAAACAAATTAAAAATTCTAAAGCAGAAAAAAAATATTATTGTTTTGAATGTGGAAAAGAAATTTCAAAATTTTCTCTTTCTGGCTTATGTACAAAATGTGCAAATAAAGCAAAGAGAGTCTGTAAAAGACCTTCAAGAGAAGAGCTTAAACAATTAATTAGAACGACATCTTTTACAGCAATAGGAACTCAGTTTGGAGTTACAGATAATGCAATAAGAAAATGGTGTGATGAATATAATCTTCCTAGAACTAAAAAAGAAATTAAAAAATATTCTGATAAAGATTGGGAATTAATTTAATTCTCAATAATATAGCTGGTTATCATAACAGTAGTGAGCCGGGCTTTGACCCCGGAAGAGTAGGGGCGGCACCTACACCAGCTGCTCTTAGATGCATACAGCAATTTATTAAGGACAATAAAAAGTTATTCTAAAATTTTTTTAGATAGTTCGAATCTATCAAGTGCATCTAATAAAAAATAATGGGGATTAGCTCAATTGGCAGAGCCGTTGACTCTGACTCAAAAGGTTAAAGGTTCGAATCCTTTATCCCCAGTTATAGGCACATTCAGCAAAATACTTTTATCGTCAGAGGTTGACAATTTTCCTTCCAAGAAAACAGCGCGGTTCGAATCCGTATAAAGTGTGTCTAGTTTTAAAATATGGACTCATAGTGTAGCGGTTATCACGCGGCCCTGTCACGGCCGAGATCGCGGGTTCAAATCCCGCTGGGTTCGCTCCTGTTTCGTTGAGCACACTCGCTTCGCAGGATATTTAGTAAGCAGGCTCATTAATCCAAAAGGTAGTAGAGTTGGTATATGATGACACATATTAAATTTACTCAAGGCTTGTTCGTATTATCAGCCTTGTAAATCAGTGGGAAATACGGAGTGGGAAACCGACTTGTACTGGTTTTGACCCTGTAAGCTAAGGTCTTGGGCGAGAGCTGGAAACGAAAGCTAGGAACATTTTAATATGTCATTATTAAAATGTTCTGGAATTCTTATGATTGTTAAGGTAAATAAAGGAGTTCGATTCTTCTTACAATCTTTGGGTAAAGGACATGAAGCGAAACATGCAGCTGAGCCTAGTCCAAAATCGGCAAATAACACTAAATAGGCATTTACAGCAATTTCTTATTTTACTTAAAATAACAAGTTGAAAATGATTTGAGTAATCATTTTATTATTATTAAAGTTTATGCCTAGTTATTAAAAAACCTTCGCCAAAAATATTCCAGAAATTATTAGTTCATGGTCATCGGCATACGGTGATTGAAATAAGTGATAATAATTTCACGGTAGTGCAAGGTGGGATGGAATGGGTTCAGCGCCGGAATATGCGAGACTCAAAAGTGACCGCTGCGCCAGAGGGTTACAGCGAAGGTCGCCCTCATATTAAATCGAGAATGATCAACTCGCGGGTATCTACACGATAGATAGATTGAATAATAGGATATATTTTATTGAATATGAATAATTAGTCGGTTCTTTACTAGTGAAATATTAAAATTCCTATTGTTTTCTTATTCGCATTAGTAAAGGAAAATTCCCTTGATAAGTATGAGAATCCTAAAAAGTCTGATGGTTTAGGTTGGCAGTATAGCGCAACTTTTGTTAGCGGCTATAAAGTAAGACTTTGGAGAAGAACATCTTAACAAGGGAGTTTTTGTATCACAAAACTGCTCCGGCCGGCGTTGGTCAAGAAGACCGAAGATCCAAAATAAAAATGGCTTTTCAAAATTTTTGAATTAAAAATCGGTTATTTGATTTTTCTTAAAAAAATTGTTATAATATATTTATAAGAAATGAGAAAAAGGAGATTAAAAATTATGAGTAAAACTTATCCACTTAGTAAATATCATTTTTATTTCCCACAGGGTAAAGTAATTGCAGTTTCTACATACGCAGGTAAAACTGTTAAAGGTATCGCTAAATGTGATCCAAGAGATGAGTTTGATCTTGAGACTGGTAAGAAACTTGCGGCGGCTCGATGCAATGCAAAAATTGCAGCTAAACGAAAAGCTAGAGCTAATAAGAAACTTATTGAAGCTCGTATGCGTTTAACAGAGGCTCAGAAATATTATGACAAAATGAATGAGTATGTAAAAGATTCAGCTAATGAGCTTACTGAGGCTCAGGTTAATCTTAGACAGATTAAAAGTAATGTTTAATAAAACGGTGAGTTAATCTCACCTTCTGGCAGTGTACCCAAGTGGCTATAAGGGCGCGGACTTGAAATCCGCTGTGTCGGCTTGCATCCGACTCGCAGGTTCGAATCCTGCCACTGTCGTTCAAACTTAATAAGGGGGTTTATATATGGCAAAATCGTCTTTTAAAAGAGATCGTTCTGTTAAAAAAGCATTACGAAATAAACGTATTTTAAAAGCAATTTTTGGCTATGAGGAAAAATGGTGTCAACCATTACACTATTATAGCAAAAATAAAATTTTTTGTTCATGCTGTTGTTGTTCTCCAAAAACTCGTAATAAAGGAAAACGACGAACTATTAAAGGAGGAAATTTTAATCCATCATTAAACTATAAACCTTGTGATAAAAGAAAAATAGAATCTTTAGATTTACAAGAGTATGAATATCAGTTAAATGAAGATAATTGATTTTCATTAAAATTTTTGATATAATATTTATGTAAGATAAAGAAAGGAGAAAGTTAAATGGCTAATAAGCAAAGAAAACCTACTCCTTCTCCACCAAGATGGGTTTGGTGGGATTTAGATAACTGTTGGTGCTGTAAAGATCGTCATGGTTGTCATAATTGTAAAATTATGAAAAAATACAAATCGGATTTTCAGCGTAGACAAAGAAAAAAAGATAAACAAAAAATACGACAATTTGATTTTTAATAAAAAATTTGATATAATATTTATATAGTGATTATAAAGTCACTATTGAGCTGGTGTGGCGGAATGGTATACGCAGCTCAAATATGGGGATATGGTGAAATTGGCAAACACATGGCATTTAAGCTGCCACGCTTCGGCTTGTGGGTTCGAGTCCCACTATCCCTACTTTAGACACAACCCAGCAAATTTTTCAATAACTATATTTTATGAATAATAAAATAACAAAAATGATTTTATAATCATTTTTCATTGAGAAAGTGTCTAGCATTTCCAAAAGGAGGGAGATATATGTTTATATTAGATGGACTGTAAGACTCTTATTTAAAAGGAGGAATTACATAGAATGAGTCGATCATATAAAAAAACTCCCTATTGTGGAGACCATAAAGGAAAGCTCAAAAAACGTTTAGCCAATCATAAATTACGTCAAAGATTAAAAAATTTTGATGAAGAATATCAGCATATGTCTTATAAGAATGTAACAAATCGTTGGGATATATGTGATTATTATGATATTATTGACTGGCAAGAATGGTGGGAGCTTCACTTAAAACGGCATTATGAAGCAGTAAATGGAATAAGACATTATTGTTCAAGTTCAAATGATATACTTCCGCCGAATAAAAAGGAATTGTACCGAAAATGGTATAAATACTATAAAAGAAAATAGAGTTTCCTTTTGGAAACTCTATTAAGCGGGTGTCGTATAATGGCTATTATATCTGGCTTCCAACCAGAGGATACGGGTTCAATTCCCGTTACTCGCTTTTCTCATCCTACGCGAGGATGATTACGTGATGCAGGTTTGCGAAAAGACTGTTATCTTAGAGGTGGAAGGAATTTGAAAACCTCCGTTTATATGTCCCGAGAGGAGCGCATATATAATTGATAACTTGACGAGAATGAGTTATCAGGATGGTAACCTATAAGCGGCGGCTTAAATAACCATTTAATGTTTTTTGGGAGGGGCGGTATAAGTCCGTAATAAGTGAAAAGAAACCTTAATCTAGCTAATTAAGAAGTCTGAGTAATAAAAGGTTGAGCGCAGAAGAGACCTCCTCTGCCAAAAGGTATTAAAAGAAAGGTGATACAATGAAAAGATATATTTTTGCAGTTCTTTGTTTTTTCGATAATGAAAATAAAATTGTTAATATTTATGCAGATGATTCTTTACAAGCGACTATTGAATTAGGACGTCAGTATGGTATTGAAATAAAACCTGATTATGATATTGAAAAAATTAAAGATATTTTATTTTCATGTGAGTTTGCGGTTTCAGATCCGTATGAAATAGTTTAATTTTAAAGACACATGCAGCAAACTTTTTTGGCTTTGACTTTTAATCAAATAACCAGATGTTAGTGTCTTGATAATATATGCCGAGGAGGCGGAATGGTATACGCACCGGACCCGTATTGAGGGTTGAAAAATTCTTGAGACTGCAACTGGACTGTAAATCTGGCGTCTTTTAGACTTGGAAGTTCGAATCTTTCCCTCGGCACTTTTGTTCCTGTAACATAGTGGTTTAATGTAGTGGACTGCAACTCCTCGATCGTAGGTTCGAATCCTACCAGGAACTCTATAGGAATCTATATAATTAGATTCCTATTTTTTTTTATTTGATTTTTATTTAAAAATTTGATATAATATTTTTATAAAAGAAAAGGAAGGAGAAAGATCAAATAATGTTGAGTTTAACAGATTTTATTAAACGAGTAGATAATTATAATAATTTTGATAAATCCATGAACAACAGCATTGGTAATATTTGTGATTATACAGAGACCCCAATTTATAATTTCTCTCAAGATTATTTAGACCTTATAATTCAAGCTACTATTGGTGAGAATTATGTGAAACATGATGAAGATAGGAAAGAAACTGATTTAATCATTGAGTTTTTATTTTATAAACAACAACCTATCTCTTGGCAAGTTGGTGATAAAAATGTAGTATTTAAAAATATCAAAGATATTTACTATTTTTTATCAGAATATAAGTTTCCAAATTGATTTTTTATAAAAATTTTGTTATAATATTTATAGAAAGTTAAGAAGGAAATAATAAAAATCCTCTCGTCCGAGAGGAAACAATGAGAAAAAGGAGAAAATAAATATGAATACTTTTATGAATGGTCTTAAAAATGCTACTAATGTGACTCTTACTGAGAATGGCGCAATTACTCATAAAACTACCAGAAGTGACCTTCTTGATATGTTTGCTATGGGTGCTGCTATGCGTAATCGCAGTGAAAGTGACGTTATTTTGATGTGGCGAAAAGCATATGCAGAAAATCCGGTATATGCACTGAAATGCCTGTTTTATATTCGTGATGTACGTGGCGGTCAGGGAGAGCGTAGATTCTTTAAGGTTTGTCTGAAAGATCTTGCTAAACAGGATCCAGAAGCAGTAATTCGTAATTTAAAGAATATTCCAGAGTTCGGCCGTTGGGACGACCTGTATGTTTTTGTGGGCACTCCTGTTGAAACTGATGCTCTTCAGCTTATTAAAGAGCAGCTTGAACTTGATGTTCAGTGTAAGACTCCTTCTCTTTTGGCAAAATGGATGAAGTCTGAGAATACTTCTTCTAAGGAATCTTGCCGTCTTGGTAATATTACTAGAAAGTATCTTGGAATGAATCATAAACAGTATCGTAAGACTCTGTCTATCTTGCGTGAGCGGATTAATGTTCTTGAGCGTCTTATGTCTGAAAATCGCTGGGATGAAATTGAGTTTGATAAGATTCCATCCAAAGCCGGCATGAAGTATAAAAATGCTTTTGCACGCAGAGATATTATCAAAGCGAAGTATGAAGCATTTGCAAAAGATGAAACAAAGAAAGTAAACGCTAAAACTCTGTATCCATATGAGTGTGTAGCTGAAGCCCAGAATGCAATGCATAAAGGTTATGGTTACTGGTATGGCGGAAGAGGAGAAGTTGCTCTGGATGATGTTAATCGTCTAATGGTAAATAAATATTGGGATAATCTTGCAGATTATTTCAATGAAAAAACCTTTAATGGAATGGCAATCGTAGATACTTCTGGTTCTATGTGGGGTTCTACTGCATCTGCTCCAATTAATGTGGCAGTTTCTCTTGGTATGTACTGCGCATCTAAGGCAAAAGGTCCATTCGCAAATCATTTTATTACTTTTAGTTCTCAGCCAGCTCTTATGGAAGTTGAAGGAGTTGACTTTTGTGATAAAGTTGTAAGAATGTTAAGGGCTCCGTGGGGCGGAAACACTAATGTTGAAGCTGCTTTTGACTTGATGCTGAACACTGCAATTCAGAATCATTGTACTCAGGCAGACCTTCCGGAAAACCTTATTATCATCAGTGATATGGAATTCGATCATTGCGTAACTAGTTCCTCTCATCGTGTTACTGCACAGGATACCTTGTTTGAGACAATGCGCAATAAGTGGGCTGCATACGGATATGAGATGCCTCATCTTATCTTCTGGAATGTTGATGCTCGTCAGAATAACATTCCGATGATCGGTAATGGTCCAGTAAGTTATGTTTCTGGTTTCTCTCCATCTATTTTTGAAACAATTATGTCTGGTAAAACAGGCTATGAGTTGATGATGGAAAAACTCAATAGTGAGCGTTACTCTGTTGTAGAATAAATTTAATAGCGAAGATAGTTTTCTATCTTCGCTATTTTTTTAACTAAAAAATTCTTATATTGATTTTTATAAAAAAATATTATATAATATATACATAAGAAATAAAAGAAAAAGAAATAAAGGAGAAAATTTTAATGGGAGAAACAAATCAGAAAGATCTTGTGCTAAGCATTAATGAATATGCTTATGTTTTAGATGAAACAAAGGGTCATGTATCTTGCTTGGTTGGACCAACAAAAATGAGCCTTTCTCAGTCTGATAAACTTGTAAATTTTAATTCTACAACAAAGGCTTTTGAGCCGTGTAGTTATAATGCAGCAAAACATTTGTTTGTTACTGCCCCAGAAAACTGGTATGTAATTTTAAAAAATCCAGTAGAAAATAACAAGCATCCGATGGTTGGTACTTCAAACACTCTTCCAGATAATATCCACATTGGAGAAAAAATTAATATCAGAGGTCCAGTATCTTTTGCGCTTTATCCAGGACAGATGGCTAAGGTAGTCCGTGGTCATGCTCTGCGTTCTAATCAGTATCTGCTTGCGCGAGTTTATGAAGCAGAGAGCGCAAACTCTAGCCAGGGTGAAGCTCTTGATCCAGAAGGAAAGAAAATTGAGACGAAGTCTAATTATGTAAATGGTCAGATTTTGGTTATCAAAGGAACTGAGGTTTCTTTCTATATTCCGCCTACTGGTATTGAAGTAATCCAGATTAGAGACAGCTCTGAAAAGGGATATGTGCGGGAAGCCGTTACTCTTGAACGCCTTGAGTATTGTATTCTGAAAGATGAAGATGGCAATAAGAGATATGTCCATGGCCCGGAAGTAGTATTCCCAGAGCCTACAGAGACTTTTGTAACTTCTCCAAAAGGTGGTTTAATCTTTAGAGCTATTGAGCTTTCAAAAATTTCTGGTATTTATGTAAAAGTTATTGCAGAATACAAAGATGAAGATGGAACTATTCATCCAGTTGGAGAAGAGTTATTCATTACTGGCGAAAGTCAGATGATTTACTATCCGCGTCCGGAGCATGCGATTATTTCTTATGATAATAAGATTATGCATCATGCAATCGCTATTCCAGAAGGCGAAGGTCGTTATGTAATGAATCGTATGACCGGCGAAATCACTACTGTAAAAGGTCCGGCTATGTTCCTTCCAGACCCAAGAACCCAGGTTATTGTTAAGCGTAAACTTACAAGAAAAGAATGTGAATTATTCTATCCGGGTAACAGAGAGGCGCTTGAGTATAATGTTGGTTTAACAGAAAAAGCTGTTGAAAGAGGATTAAAAGCAGTTGATCTTGATTCTGTATCTTATCTTGCTTCTTCTAGTTTTTCTAGCTCTTTAGCTAATTTGGAAGCCAAAGCAAATATTTCAAGAGGAACATCTTATACAAAACCTCGTACAATCACGCTTGATAATAAGTATGATGGTGTTGTAAATGTTGATGTATGGACCGGTTATGCAGTTAATGTTGTATCAAAAGATGGAAGTAGAGAAGTAATTTGCGGTCCGCAGTCTATTCTGCTTGATTATGACCAGACACTTGCAGAGATTCATATGTCTACTGGAAAACCGAAAACCACAGATCATCTTATTAAGACTGTCTTTTTAAGACATGAAAATAATAAGATTTCAGATATTATCGAGATTGAGACAAAAGATTTCGTAAAAGCTCGTGTAAAGGTATCTTATTGTGTAGATTTCGATCCAGATTACACTGATAAGTGGTTTAATGTAGAGAATTATGTAAAATACCTTTGTGATCGTGAGCGCTCCTTGATTAAGAGAGCTGCAAAAGGATATTCAATCGAAGAATTTTATCAGAATTATTCTAAGATTGTAAGAGATGTTGCTATTGATTATACAGAAAAGAAAGATACTTCTTCTGAGTCAGCGCCTAAACATATTGGAAGATTCTTTGAAGAAAATGGAATGTATGTTTATGATGCAGAAATTTTGAACTTAGATATTGAGCCAGATGTTGCTGAGCTTTTGAATGATCGTCAGTTCGAAAATGTAAAACAGAATATGAAAATGGCTGATGCTGAAAAGCGTGTTGCTATTGCTGAGAAACTTGCAGAAGCTGAAAAAGCAGAACAGGAAATCCGCAGCCAGCAGTTACTGAATAAAATGGCTCTTCAAAGAGAAGAAGCCCTTCAGAAGATCGCTATTCAGGCAGAGGTTAATCGTAAAAATGAAGCTGAAAAACTTGCTGCTCAGCAGGCTACAAATGATCTTCAGCCACTTCTGGATGCTGTAAATGATGCTGAGATTGAGAGACTGAAAAAGGATCGTTTGGCTGAGATTGAGCATAAGAAGAATCTTGCAGATATTGAAAAAGCTAAACAGATGGCTTATGCAGAGGCAGTCGTTAAGACACTTAATGCCGTTCAGCCTGGTTTGATCGAAGCCCTTAATGCTAAGGCAAATGCTCAGATGTTGACTTCTGTATCTGATGGTCTTGCTCCATATGCAATGGCTAAAGATGAAAGTGTTGCTGATTTCATCAATACGCTTCTTAGAGGTACAACACTTGAAAATGTTTTAACAAATATTACTTCTAGCAAGGAGTAATTTTATAAGAGAGGAAAGCTAGTCTTTCCTCTCTTTTTTGATTTTTATTATAAAATATAATATAATATATTTATAATAATAAAGAAAAGGAAATGATAAAAATGAAAACAGTAAAAGTTACAGTTAATTTTCCATCTATTCCTTTACCAGATAAAGAAGAAGGACTTTTTTTAACAGATGATGATGCTTCTGAAAATGAAGTTGATTTCATGGCTTTTGATATGGCATTAGATATAATTTTTGACAGAATCAGTTTTAATTATGAAATAGTTGAGGAGAAATAATATGGCAATTAGAGATGAATTAGGTACCAGAATGAAAACTTTTTATGAAGATATTCCAAAGACTAAGCTTATGCGCAGAATGCCAGTAGCCATTAGGATTGATGGAAAAGCTTTTCACACTTTTACGAAAGGCTTAAAGAAACCTTTTGATCCAGTTTTAACAAATGCTATGCAAAGAACTACGCAGAAACTTTGTGAAAATATTCAAGGATGTGTTTTTGGATATACTCAATCTGATGAAATTACTTTAATTCTTGTAGATTATCAGACTTTTAACACATCAGCTTGGTTTGATTATGAAGTTCAGAAAATTTGTAGTATTTCTGCAAGTATGGCAACTATGTATTTTAATAAATTCTTTGAAAACGCAACAGAAAATTTATATTATAATACAAAAGTTGCAATGACAAATGAAGAAGAAAGAGCTTGGTATGATTTATATAGTAGTAAATTTTATTCTGCTATGTTTGACGCAAGATGTTTTAATATTCCAAAAGAAGAAGTTACTAACTTAATTTACTGGCGACAGCTTGATGCTACAAGAAACTCTATTCAATCTGTGGGGCAGGCTTATTTTAGTCACTATGAGTTAAAAGATAAGTCTTGTAATGATATTCAAGATATGCTTATGACTCAAAAAGGGATTAATTGGAATGATTTTCCAGCTTATCAAAAACGAGGAAGTAGTTGCATTAAAGAAGATTATTATTTATTTAAAAATAATCACATTTTAGAGCAAAGATCTCGTTGGACAGTGGATTTGAATATGCCAATTTTAAAAAATGAAGATAGGGAATATGTTGACAAACTCATTTACATCGGAGAGGAGTAGTATATGACAAGAATTATAAATCCATTTTGGATTTATTTGGCAGGAATTGCAGATACTTTTAAAAGATGGTTAGTTATTCTTTCTGTCTTTTTCTTTCTTATTTCAGTTTTTTCTTTTGTATTTTATATGTTTCATTTTGATGAAGAATATGATACAAAATTAAATGACGAAGAGCTTAAAGAACTAAGAAAACCATGGGGAAAGACTTCTAAAAAAGGTCTAATTACATTAATTTTCCTTATTATACTGAATACAATTACGCCAAATAAAGAGACTCTTTATACAATGATTGTATTTGATACTTTAACTGTAGAAAATATAACTGCGGCCGGAGAAACAGGAAAAGAAATTGTCGATTATGTTATTGATTCAGTTGATAATATTTTAAATAAAGAAAAAGATGACAAGAGGGAATAAAAATATTCCCTCTTGATTTTTTTTAAAAAATATTATATAATATTTATATAAGGTAAAAGAAAGGATAAGTGATAAAAATGAATGTTGATAAAGTAAAAAAATTAATGGAAGTTGCAGAAAAATTTTATTCTCCTAAAAAATTAGCACATGGAATTAGAGTTGCTAATTATGCTTGTAATTGCATGGAGAATGAATTCGATAGAGATGCGATTTATACATTAGCAGTTTGTCATGATTTAGTTGAAGATACCGATGCGACTTATGAAGATGTTGCACCAATCTTTGAAGAATATGGAAGTTATTTATTAGAAGCTCTTAAACTTTTAACTTTTGATTCAGAAAAAGAAACATATTATGAATATATTGAGAAAATCGCAACAATGGCAAACAGCGATAAATTAAATGAAAATATTCCTGGTACTTATGCGTTAATTGTAAAAAGAGCTGATATGAAAGATCATTTAACTTTAAAAGATACATTAACAGATAAATTACGAGAGAAGTATATGCCGGTTATTAAGTTTTTACTATAAAGGAGATCTGTAATGAAACAAAAGGTTTTATCCTTGATTTTTGCTATTGGAATGATTGGTATGATTATTACTTCACCAATTCCAGAAGCACAAGTATCATTGTCCGAAGATTATATGCCAAGATTTCCTTCTTACGATTGGAGTCAAGAGGATGATATCGCATTAGCAACTGTTGCGGCAAATACCGAAGGTTCCAATAAAGAAAAGCAAGAAGCTATTATTTCAGTCCTTGATAGTGTTTGGTCTGAAAAAAATAGTATTCCAGAAGTTGTAAATATAAAATATAAAAACCCTAAAGAACCTACTGAACAAGATTTTCATTTAGTTTATCAAGTTATTTGGGGAAATTGGGCTGAAGATTAAATAAAGGAGTAAGGCAATGATTTCAACAGAAGAAAGAGTTGTAGAGCACTATAATGAATCTTTACAATATTTTCCAGAGAATAAAATTATTGGAATTTTCTTACAGGGCAGTCAGAATTATGGATTAGAAACTAAGGAATCTGATGTAGATACTAAGTTAATTGTAGCGCCTTCTTTTAAAGAATTTGCTTTTAACCTACAGCCAATGAGTACAACTCATGTAAGAAAAAATAATGAGCATATTGATTTTAAAGATGTGCGATTAATGTTTAAAACCCTTAAAAAACAAAATCTAAATTTCCTTGAGATTTTGTTCACAGACTATTGTGTCGTTAATCCAATATATTATCCACAATGGAGTCAATTAATTGAGCATAGAGAAGAAATTGCCCATTATAATCCATATGCGGCAGTACGTTGTATGCAGGGTCACGCAAAAGAAAAATATAAAAAAATGGGGCGCTGTCTTCAAGATCGTGAAGAAGTATTTAATAAATATGGATATGATCCTAAACAATTTCAACATTTAGTTAGAATCTATGAATATTTATCTAAATACATTTCTGGTAATGATTTTATAGATTGCTTGCATCCAGATAATCCTGCTGAGTTAAAAATGATTAAGCAAGGAAAATATAATTTGAATGAAGCTAATGCTTTAGCAAATGAATATATAGAACATATTGACCTTCTGGCAAATGATTTTTACGAAAAAACTAATAACAAAGGTAATCCAGAAATAGAAGAATTGTTAAATAATGTACAATATGACATTATTAAACGCGCAACAAGGGAGGAAATTTAATGATTAAAAAATGGATAATTACAGGAGATACTCATGCAAATGTAGATCGTTTTCATAATCTTGAAGAAAATCCAGAAGAAACTGCAATCATTATTCTCGGTGATGCGGGCTGCAATTATTATCTCAATAAAAGAGACGATAAGTTGAAAAAGCTTATGAGTGATTTTGGGTATATCTTTTATTTGGTTCGAGGAAATCATGAACAGCGACCGCAGTTACTTGAATCTATGTTACAGTCTTATGATGAAAATGTTGATGGTTGGATTTATTTTGAAGAAAAATATCCTAATATCAGATACCTCAAAGATGGAGAAGAATATTCAATCAATGGATTACATACTATTGTAATTGGCGGAGCTTATTCTGTTGATAAATTTTATCGACAAAGTAGAGGGTGGACTTGGTTTGAACAAGAGCAACTAAATACCGAAGAAATGACTAAAATTGAAGAAAAACTAAAAGAGAAAACGTTTGATTTAGTTTTAACTCATACATGTCCTTTCTCTTGGCAACCAACCGATCTTTTTATTGGGGGCGTAGATCAGTCTACAGTTGATAACTCAATGGAAAAATGGATGGAACAACTCCGAAATAAATTTCATTGGAATGTTTGGCTTTTTGGACATTTTCATGCGGACAGGTTAGTGCGGCCGCACGTTGAAATGTATTTTAATGATATGGAAGACTTATCTGTTATTTGGGACAGATGGAATTCCGATGAAGAACCAGATATTCGATGGATTCCAAAAGATCCAAATTATTATATGGGGGAATAATAAATGCAGGGTGTAACAATTCTTGATACGATTGATAACTTGAGCTTACGTCCAGGGTTTACTCCTTGGATTATTTTAGCAGTAATAATTGTAATTTTAGGTGCATTAATAATTCATTTTGTCGAAAGTTATACGCTAGCAAAAATTGGAGAATTTATGCTTATTGCGGGATTGTTTTTCTTCGTTTTTTGTATTTTTACTGGCGGTTCTTATCATTATAAGACTTATCAAGTTCTAGTGGAAGATAATGTCTCTTTTAATGATTTTGAAGATAGATATGAAATCATTTATCAAAAAGGAAGCACTTTTTTTGTAAGAGATAAAAATGTTATATCTGAGGAATAATAAAGGGAGAGTGTAAACCACTCTCCCTTTATTGATTTTTATTAAAAAATATTATATAATATATAAGTAAGGTAAAGAGAAAAAGAAAAAAAATAAAAAGAAAGGAATTGATATTATGAAATATTTTATTGATTTTGAAGCTACTCAGTTTTCTAATGAAATTATTGCCATTGGATGTGTACGCGAAGATGGAGCTGAATTTTATTCTTTAGTACATACTAAGAAAAAACTCAATAATTTTATTACAGAACTGACAGGTTTAACGCAGGAAATGATTGATGTGGCGCCAAGTTCAGATGAAGTTTTTACGAAGTTTTTTGATTGGTGTAGTGAAAATGATTCACTCCCAGAATTTTATTGCTATGGAAATAGCGATAAAGATTTTGTAAAGTCAAATTTTAAAAAGACTACTTGTTTTAAAGCAGGAGCTATTCTTGGATGTATTTATACTAGCTTAATTGATTATTCTTCTACCGTTAAAGCTCATTTTGGTTTAATTCAAAATATTGCTTTAGCGAAAGTAGTAGAGTATTATCGTAAAGAAGAAATCGTACAGGCTCACAATGCACTTGATGATGCAAAAATGTTAAAAGAGGTGTATGATCATGTTTCAGGATCTCCTATGGAATTTGGTGTTTTCCCTGAATATCAGGCTAAAGAAGCTGCAAGTATCGTAATTGATGGACAGATTAAAGATGAAGACCTTGCGCAGATGAAAATTCTTCGTATGAAGGGCGGTCAAGTCATTGAAGAATATGCAACTATGACAGAAGCAATAACTTGGGTTTATAATCAGATTCCAGATTCTGATCCCAATAAACCAAATATGATTTTAGACCGAATTGGAAGAAATATTAAAAAAGCAAATCGAAACAAGACTAAGTATTTTAATTGTAGATGGAGGCTTGAAGCAAAATGATTGTATGGGTTGATGATGTAAGACCGGGTCCAAAAGATGCAAAAGTAGCAAAAAGTGTTAATGAAGCAAAATTTGTTATTCAAGCTATTGAAAAAACTAATGCGGCTTTTAAAGGTCGTTCAGCAGATAAAGATTGTACTCATTGTAAATTCTACGCGGATTCAGAATGCACTGATTGCGAAGACTGCCGAGAGAGAGAAGCCAAAAGCCGAAAAGAAATGGAAGATCTTATTCAGAAATGGACTATTGATTACATTGATATTGACCACGACGCAGGCGATTATGCGGAAGATGGAGGAGATTATATTAAGCTTCTTGATTGGCTTGAGCAGAGCGGCCGCAATTATGCAATTAGAATTCATAGCATGAATCCTGTTGGAGTACAGAATATGCGAGCAGTTATCCAAAAAAATGGTTGGACTGAAATAAAATAATTGTAAATTGATTTTTTAAATATTATTTTATATAATATATATAGAAAAGAAAAAAAAGAAAGGGGAAAAATATTATGGCATATGTAGGTTATATTACCACTCTTACTAATGTTAGAAAACATTCTAATGCAGATCGGCTTCTTTTGGCAGATTGCTTTGGAAATACTGTTTGCGTTAGCCTTGAATATAAAGAAGGTCAAGTTGGAGTTTATTTTCCAACTGATGGTCAGCTTTCTGTAGAATTTTGTGAAAAAAACAACCTTGTACGAAAGAAAGATGAAACTGGAAAAAATATCGGTGGATATATGGATCCAGATAAAAGAAATGTAACTTCTATTCGGTTAAGAGGAGAAAAATCTGATGGTTTGTTTCTTCCTCTCACTTGTCTGGAATATACTGGAGTAAATCTCTCTAAGTTGACTGTTGGTCAGACTATTGATGTAGTTAATGGTCATGAGATTTGTAAGAAATATATCCCGAAACGTAAAAATTCTGAACCTCGTGAAAGAGGAAATAAAACTCGTAAAAAGAAAGTAAATATCGCTCCGCTCTTTACTGAGCATGCAGATACTGAACAGCTTGCTTACAATCTTTCTGCATTTCATCCAGGAGACTGTGTTGAAATCACTTTGAAGATGCATGGCACCTCTCAAAGAACTGCATATCTTCCAGTCTTGAAAGATTATGTTGACTCTGTTCGTTGTATGATTAAAAATGATTTCCGCAAAATTTGGGCAAAAATTCGACATAAAGAATTTGAGCCGATTCATGATGGTGAACCATATTTTGACTGGGGTTATATCTCCGGTACTCGTCGTTGTGTGCTTGATGATTATGATGGTGGTTTTTATGGTTCCAACAGATTTAGAGAGCAGCACTCTAAATTCTTTGAAGGAAAACTTTTAAAAGGTGAAGAGGTTTATTATGAAGTAGTTGGCTTTTGCGATTCTGTAACTCCAATTATGTCTACTGTAAATAACTCTAAAACCCAGGATAAAGATTTCATTGCAAAATATGGAAAAACTACCACTTTCTCTTATGGATGTACTCCGCCAGATTCTGATTTTTATATTTATCGAATGACTATGACTAATGAGGATGGAGATGTAATTGAGTATAATCCAGATCAGGTTCGTTATCGTGCATCTCAGATGGGTGCTAAGTGTGTTCCGTTCCTCTGGAGAGGTTATATTCCAGATAATGTAGAAAACGCAGGAGAATATATTAAAGAAATTGCAGAAAGATTTTATGATGGTCCAGACCCGATCGGCCAGACTCATGTTCGTGAAGGTGTAGTATGTAGAATCATTAATCGTCCAAAATTTACTGCTTATAAGCATAAAAACTTCTCTTTTAAAGTTCTTGAGGGAATCGCAAAAGTTGAAGCAGATGCGCCAGATATGGAAGAAGCCCAGGAGGTGACTGAGTAACAGTGACATTATTTGCAACTATTTTAGATTTTATTTGTGCTGTTTTATGGGGAATCTGTGCTATGACAGAAACCAATAATACAGTATTATTTATCCTTAGAATAATACTTAGTATTATGTGGACTGTCTTAGGCGGATTTAATCTCGCAGAATATATTCATTGGAAAAATAAAGGATATTAGGAGGAGAAAAGACATGGCTAAAGGAAGAGAGATTCAGTGCTTGCACTATATTTGTGAACACCAGTGTGATTTAGGTAAGGATGCAGTCTTCCGAAAGCTGTGTCAGACCTGTCCTACATATTCATCTAAAAGAGGCTGTCGTCCGGCTAGACTAGATAAAAGAAAAACTAAAATGGAAAGAATCAACAAAAAAGAATTAAAAAATTTTGACAAAAATGTTTAACAGGTTTGACATAAAATTCATATATAATATCAAGAGAAGGAGGAATATTATATATGAATAAAAATAGAAAAGGCATTATATATGCTCATATTAATAAAATTAATGGTAAAGCTTATATTGGACAAACCATTCAAACTTTACAAAAAAGATGGGGAAAAGGAAGTGAATATTCTACTTGTACCCATTTCTATAACGCTATTCAAAAATACGGATGGGATAATTTTGAACACAAAATTTTAGAATGTGGACTTAATGAATCGGACTTAAATGAACGAGAACGATATTGGATTCAATATTATAATAGTATCGAGAATGGATATAATTTACGAGAGGGAGGAAATAATCATCATTTAACTCAATCTCATAAAGAAAAAATTCAAATTGCTAATGCAAAAACTCAAGGACATGCTGTAATTTGTTTAAATACTAAAAAAATATATGAAAGTATAAATTCAGCAAAAAGAGATACCGGAGCAGAACATATTGAAAAATGTTGTACAGGAGAATTACAAAGTGCAGGAAAGGATTCTGAAGGAAATGCTCTTGTCTGGAAATATCTTAAAGACTATACTGGAGAAGAAGAATTTTTAATTAAAAAACAAAAAAGATCAAAAACTAAAGTTCTTTGTATTGAAACTAATATTATATACGACTCTGCTAAAGAAGCAGAAAGACAGACTGGAATTAGTTCAACTTCTATCGGGAGAGTTTGTAATGGAAAAAGAAAAACAGCTGGAAATTTTACTTGGAAATGGGCTTAAGAAGCCTGGCGCAAAGCCACGCAGAACTAATACTCGTAAACAGAAACTTGAAAGAATTATGAGGAAGGAGAAATATTGATGGATTTTACAATTATTTATACAGATGGACATTCAACTAAAGTAGCTATTTTCTTTGACAAGAAATTACAGGGCTATCGATATATAAATTTATCTAAAAGACATATCTGTCAATGTGTTTTTCCTTCTATTAAAGAGGCTTTAGAAGATTTAAAGAAATATGATGAAATTCTTGCTACAAGATATGAAGGCGCTTGGTATGGAGTTAATGATTTTATAAAATATTTTGGATAAGAAAAGAGGAAAAAAGATGACTTTAGAGAATCTTCAGAAAGAAATGATTCAGAGCATGAAAAACGGAGATAAGATAAGAAAAGAAACTTTATCCAGTATGGTTTCCGCAGTTAAGAAAGCAGCTATTGACCAGAAGTGTAAAGATAATATTTCTGAATCTTTAATTGATCAGGTTTTGCTTAAAGAGCAGAAAACTATGCAGGAAATGATCGATACTTGTCCGGCAGAGAGAGCAGAAACTTTGGCTATGTATAAGCAGAAAATGGAAATCATTAAAGAGTTTGCGCCAACTCTATTAAATGACCCAGCAGAGATTGAGAGAGAAGTTCGTGACATTGCTTATGAATTAAATATTGCACTTGAAAAGAAAAATACCGGCGTAGTTATGAAAACTATTATGCCTCAGTTTAAAGGTAAAGCTGATATGGGCATGGTAAGTAGAGTAATTAAGAGGATGCTTGTATGAGTATTTGTGGAGGATGCCCATATCCAGAAGAAGCAATGGAAGAAGGATGGGAAGAAGATCTATATGCTTGTCAAGAGCGTGGATGTACTTTTGAGGATGCCGCATATCAGGCGCAGTTTGCTTATGCCAAACTTCTTCAAAGATATAAGGAGCTTGAAAAGAAATATAATGAATTAAAAGGGGAGAAAAAAGATTGAGAGCATTTTTATATATTGTTTATGTTCTTATTATATTTATTGCAGTTACTTTAACATCTAAAGTAGCTAATACTCCAATTCAAGGATATTTGATTGGTTTTATTACCTGTGGGATATCTACTATTTTACTAAGAATAGCTGATCAATCGTAGCTTTATATTCTAAGACAAAAAATAATATTTCAAAATTAAAGAATATTATTTTGTCTAAAGGTGGTGAAAGCTTTAAAATGAAATTAATTTGTATGTTATTCATTTTTTGCATACTAGCATTATTTTTTATTCTTTTAACGATAATTTTTTCACCATTCATTAAATGGATTGCAATTTTATGTGCAATATGGTTTGTTGCATTATGGTTATTTTTTGTTCTTAGGTATTAAGTATAGCCCTTTGCCAAGCAAAGGGCTTTAACAATATAAAAGGAGAATTTAACATGATTGATAAATTTGATGGTGAATATGCCTTTTTAAGTAACTTTTATGAAATGGATAATTTTATTTCCTTAAATGGAATTAAAATTCCAACAGTAGAGCATTATTTTCAAGCCGCAAAAGCGTTAAATCCAGATGAATGGGAACAGATTCTTAAAGCTTCTACTCCTGGAATGGCTAAACGACTTGGAAGAGGGATTGAATTAAGAAAAGATTGGGAATCTGTAAAAGATAAGGTTATGTGGCGTGCTCTTACATATAAATTCTCAAATCCAGAATTAGCTCAAAAACTTATTTCTACTGGAGATGAATATTTAAAAGAAGGCAACTGGTGGCATGATAACTATTGGGGATCCTGTAAATGCGGAAGATGCCAAGACCATGGGCAGAATAAACTTGGTCTGATGCTTATGAAATTAAGAAATGAATTAAAAGAAAAATAATGCCAATTTATAAAGCTCTTTATTTTCCTAATAAAGAGCTTTTTTGATTTTTTATTAAAAATATATTATAATATATTTATAAGGTTAAGGAGGAATAAAAAAATGGATAAAATTTTTGCAGAAGAAGATTTATACTGGATAGATAAACTTTTTGAAGAAGAGTGGTTATCCTCTCATGATCCTTATGACGAATATGAACCAGGAACTTATATTGAAATGAGTATGTTTATTAAGTTTGTTAAAAATGCAGAAATTATGGATTATGATGGAATCGGATTTTTTGCAGAGGATATTAACCAAGAAACTAATATTTCTGTAATATGCGATCCATCTTGGTTAAATAAGCATAAAGGTAATTATAAATATGTAGTTTGGTATAATAAATAAGGAGGTTGATAAATATGAGTGTATATGCAGTAAGCGATCTTCATGGCGAATTAGATCTTCTTTTAAAAATTAAAGAATTTCTTAATCCAGAAGATACCGTATATTGTTTAGGTGATTGTGGAGATAGAGGTCCGTGGCCTTGGGAAGTTATTAAAATGGTATATGAGGATCCGCAGTTTATCTATCTTAAAGGTAATCATGAAGATATGCTAATTGATTCTATGAAAGAGTTTATAACTTGCGGAGCTTCTTTCTCAGAATTTTATTTACTGGCTTCTAATGGAGGTTCTGAAACTTTTCAAGAATGGAAGCATGAAAAGAATAAAGAAGAATGGATTAAGAAACTTGAGAATCTTCCGGTGATAGAAAAATATATTAATAAAGATAATCAAGAAATTATTCTTACTCATTCAGGCTTTACTCCAAGAGAAGGCATGATACATAGAGATGAAGATTATATTTGGAATAGGCATCATTTTTATAATGAATGGGATTTCATTAATTTTCCAAACACAATTATTGTACATGGTCATACTCCGCTTCCATATCTTTATGAATATATAGACCCAAGAAAAGAAGAAATTCCTTTCAAAGCAGCATGGTACTGTAGTAATCATAAGGTAGATATAGATCTTGGATCATTCTTCACTGGAGCAACTGTTCTTTTAAATTTAGACACTTTTGAAGAAATTTTATTTAGAACTGATGAATGTGAAAGTTATGGATTTACGGAATATTAATCGGAGGTAAGAAATGATTGATTTTAGTGCTTGTGATAAAAGCGATCTGACTGAAGTTTTAGAGGTTATGGCTTATCGACTTCTTCATTATCAGCATCCTAGCTGGTATTCAGTACCAGAAGAAGAGATTTATTATCTTCTAAGAGAAGAGGGTCTTTTCGTTCAGTTAGTTGATGACTACAGAGAATAAAGAATCTTAATTGATTTTTAATTAAAAATATTATATAATATATTTATAAGTGATAAGGAAGTGATAAAAATGAAGCGAGCTGTTACAGCATCTCTAACGCAGTTAATATCATTTGAGTTAACTGAAAATAAAGTTCGAGAAATACTTCAGATAGAGTCAGATATTCCTTTAACAGAAAAAAATTGGGACTCAGCTATTGAAAAGACCATAGATAATTACATTGAAGATAATTCTTTATATGATGTAAATGACATCGAATGGGAAAGTGGCGAAATTTAAAAAACATCAAAGAAAGGGAATGATATGAAGTATGAAGAACACGTTTTTTATTGCATGAATTGTGGAAGAAAGGGGATTCCTCTTATGAGGAAATCTGGATTCCAGCATGAAAGATTTCATAGGAAAAAGTTATATTGTCCATTCTGTAAAATGGAAGTTAATCATGTTGAGTGCAAAACGTATGCAGATGTAGAAGAATTTAAAGAGAATTTTGAGAAAGGAGTGTACAGAGATGAAGCAGAAGAGTCTATTTCTTATGTGCGGTCCGGCAGGGAGCGGAAAAACTACGTGGGTGCGTAAACAAATTAGTGAATGTAACTATCCTTGTGTTCATATCTCACGAGATGAAGTTCGAGCAGAATTTTTGAAAGATGAAGATAAAAATATCTTTGCCTATGAAGATGATGTTTTTGACGAGTTTTGCCGAAGGGTTGAGGTAGCTATCGAAGATGAAGATGGCCCAGACGCAATCTTTGTAGATGCTACTCATCTTTCTGAAAAATCAAGAAATAAAATTCTTGACCGTTTAACTTTAGATAATGTCTATTTGATTCCGGTATCTTTCCAGTTACCTTTAGAACAGATTTTGAGTCAGAATGAGCAAAGGAGAGGTCAGAATCGAGCTTATGTACCTCGTTCAGTTATTCGTAGAATGTTCGCTCAATATAACCCGCCAACTGAAAATGAAAAATATCATTATGACCATATACTTTTTGTTGGAAAAGAAAAGGAGGATTAAATGATTTATTTTACATCAGATACTCATTTTTGCCATGATAGAGCTTTTATCTGGCAGCCAAGAGGTTTCGCAACTGTTGAAGAAATGAATAAAGCTATTATTGATCGGTGGAATAAAATTGTTCAGCCAGAAGATACAGTTTACCATTTGGGCGATTGCATTTTAAATGATAACGCCGCAGGAATGGAATGTATGAAAGCCTTAAATGGCAATATTAAAATTCTTCGAGGAAACCATGATACAAATTCAAGAGTTTCACTTTATCAGAAAGAAGGCTTTGAAGTTCTTGGTTATGCGGATGTACTTGAATATAAAAAATATAAATTTTATTTAAGTCATTATCCAACATTAACTTCTAACCTTGATAATGAAGCTCCATTAAAGATGCATATACTCAATCTTTTTGGGCATACACATCAAAAGGATAATTTCTATGAAGATATTCCTTTTATGTATCATGTAGGACTTGATTCACATAATTGTACTCCAGTTTCTATTGAAGAAATTCTGGAGGACATTAAGAAAGAAGTTGCTAAATGTAAAGAGCAACTTTAAGAACATTGACAATTAAATAATAAAAAAATAAAGAGAAAAAGGAGATTTTTATGAACATTTTAATGACAATTCTTCCCTTTGTACCTATTGTGCTTATTGCTCTTTTGATTATCGGAGTCTTGTGCTCTGGCTATGTAAAGTCACCGCCGGATGTCGCATTTATTATTTCTGGTATTCATAAGAAGCCCCGAATTTTGATCGGTAAAGCTGGAATTAAAGTTCCTTTCTTTGAACGATTGGATAAGTTGTCTCTTGGTGCAATTCAGATTGACGTTAAAACAAAATCTTCTGTTCCAACAGCTGAGTACATTAATGTAAAAGTTGATTCTACAGTTTCAGTACAGGTTGGTCGCTCTGAGGATATGATCGCACTTGCAGCCCAGAATTTCTTGAATGTTGATCGAGATACTATTGCTTCTAAGATTAATGACCTCTTGGAAGGTAATATTCGTGAGATTGTTGGTCAGATGAAACTGACTGAAATGGTATCTGACCGAAAGGCGTTCAGTGAAAAGGTTCAGGCGAATGTAGTTCCTGATCTTGCTAAGTTTGGTCTTGAACTTGTTTCTTTCAATGTTCAGAACTTTTCTGATGAAGGCAATGTTATTGATAACTTAGGTATTGATAATGTTGAGCAGATTCGTAAGGATGCAGCAATCGCAAAGTCTAATGCACAGAGAGAAATTGCTGTTGCAGAAGCTGCTAATGCTAAGGCATCTAATGACGCCAAAGTAAAAGCTGCTGAGGAAATTGCGGTTCGTAACAATGAATTTGATATGAAACAGGCTGACTTGAAGAAGGTCGCTGATACCGCTAAAGCACAGGCAGATGCGGCAAAGGCTATTGAGGAAGAGAGACAGCGTCAGATCAGAGATGTTGCGGCAACTGAAGCTGATATTGCTCGCCAGGAGAAGCAGATTGAGTTGAAAGAGCGTGAGGTTTCTATCAAGGAACGAGCTCTGGAAGCTGAGGTTAAGAAGACTGCGGAAGCTGACAAGTATGCGGCTCAGCAGAGAGCTGATGCTCAGTTATATGCAACTCAGAAGAAATCTGAGGCAGAACTGTTTGAGAGAGCTAAGCAGGCAGAGGCTAAGAAGATCGAGGCTGAGCATGAAGCAGAAGCTAAGAAAGCTCTTGCGGAAGCTACTAAAGCTCAGGGCCTTGCGGATGCGGAAGCTCAGAGAGCAAGAGGTGAAGCAGAAGCTGCGGCTATCAAGGCTAAAGCAGAAGCTGAAGCTGAAGGTCTGTTGAAGAAGGCTGAAGCTATGAAGCAGTATGGTGAAGCAGCTCAGATGAATATGCAGTTGGATGCTTTGAAGGTTTACTTCGAGCAGTTGCCAGCTATTGCAGAAGCAGTTGGAAGAGGATACAACAATGTAGATAAGATCTATATGTATGGTGGCGATACTTCTAAACTTGCCGGAGATATTATGACAAATGTTTCTCAGATTTCTGAGGGACTGAGCCAGTCTATGGGCATTGATATTAAATCTTTGCTTGCCGGCTTTGTTGGTGGTAAAGTTGCAACAAATAATGCTAATGATTAATTATTAAAAAGGAGAAAAATAAGTGCAGGTTTTTGAAGTTAATAAATATGAGATTACTCAGGAAGATTTAGCTTTAATTGCGAGAGAAAGAGAAAGAAAAGCTGCTCATGAAAAGCTTGAAGAGGCTACTGAACAGTTTGTAAGTGCATTAAAAGCTTTTAAGAAAGCTGGAGGTAGCGTTGGAGTAAAACGAGCAGATGGAAAAACTTATATTTCTAAAGGTGGTAATACATCTTACTTTAGTGATTACATTCCTGGACATGTTACTTTTTATTTTTAATATAAAAGCCCTATAAGGTGAAAGCCTTATAGGGCTTTTTATTTTCATCCTATTGTATTCCCATGACCAACGCTAGCGACCGTTGCCGCTTAAAGATCGCGCTACCAAATTTTTTGAGCAAAATACTAACTTTTGCTTTTTTTATATTTTTATGGTATAATATAATTAGATAATTTTAAAGGAGGCATCTATATGAAAGCTAAACTACGATTAGATAGACACCCAGAGTTTGAGTGGGATGAAGAGCATGGAGTGGCAATCTGTATGCTATCAGATGGCGTAAATACTTTTGTAGGAACGTCAACCTGTCATCCAGATGATCGAGATATGATGAGCGAAAAAACTGGATGTAATATTGCTTTAATCCGAGCTGAGATTAAATACTTCAAGCATGTGCGTGAATATGAAATTAAACCAGCATTAAATGCTTTATATGAACTATATTATAATATGAAACATAGCAAACAATTTAATCCAAAATCTTACGAAAATAAAATGCTATGGAGACGAATTCGTGCGAAAGAATTTGACTTAGATGTAATTAATCAGATGATAACTACAGAAAAGCAAAACTTGTCGCAGATGATTGACGAGAAAGAAAAATTTTATCAAAGAATCCGCGCTAATAGGAATAAGGACAAATCTAATTAATTTATTAGCATTTTTTTTAATATATTTATATAGAATATAAATGAGAAAGGAAGAAAAAATGCTTTATTATTTTATTCTTGGAGTATTATTTGTAGAAGTAATATTCCCACTACTAGATTGTATGGCAACTGTAATCGCAGCGCTATTGGAGGTGTTTAAAGGAAAGTGTTCTGTTAAATTGACAGAATATAATTGTCAAATCCAAAAGTTAAGTAAAGGATTAGAATCGGACGACTCTGAAACTAGAGTTATTGGATTTGCAGTAAATAATATAGCCGAAGAAGCGGAGGATGAAGATGGCGATGAACCAGAAGAAGACTAAATTTTATGATACTTGTAGCCTGTTAATGAAAGTAGATAGATTATTTAATGATGAAAATGAACATATTGTCATCACTGATATCACTTTAAATGAATTGGAAAATATTAAAACTTCCAATAGAAAAGATATAGATACTAAATTTGCGGCCCGCAGATTACTTCATTTATTAGATCAAAATGACGATAAATATGATGTCTTTGTTTATAAAAAAAGTTATTCTCTTATTCTTGAATCTTGTTTTGATATAACGCCAGATATTAAAATTTTATCTTGTGTATTATATTATCAAAAAATGCAAGATAAAGATGTTATTTTTGTAACAAATGACCTTTCTTTAAAAAATATCGCTAAATTATATCTCAATAACGTAGAATCTGAAGTTGAAGGAATTTCAGATGGATATACAGGTTATATAGATGTTTATATGGATGAAGAAGAAATGTCTAAATTTTATTCAAATCCTACTAAAAATTTATATAATTTAGAGATTAATCAATATATAAATGTCTATGACAGTAATAAAAATTTAGTAGATACACTAGTATGGATTGGCGATGGATATAGAGCTTTAAGTTTTCAAAATTTTGAATCTAAATGGTTTGGTAAAATTAAACCAATTAAAGGAGATATTTATCAATCTCTTTTAGCAGATAGTTTTTCACATAATACGATTACTCTTGTTAAAGGTCCCGCAGGATCTGGAAAAACTTATCTGTCTCTTGGATTCTTAATGTATCAACTAGAACGTGGTAAAATTGATAAAATTATAGTCTTTTGTAATACTGTAGCCACTAAGAATTCAGCTAAACTAGGTTATTTACCAGGAACTCGAGATGAAAAATTACTTGATTCTCAAATTGGTAATCTACTTATTAGTAAATTAGGTGGCAGAATTGCAGTAGAACAAATGATTGATGAAGAAAAATTAGTTTTATTACCTCTATCTGATATTCGAGGATATGATACGAGTGGAATGAATGCTGGTATCTATATTTCTGAAGCTCAAAATTTGGATATCAGTTTAATGAAACTTGCTTTACAAAGAGTTGGAAGTGACAGCATATGTATTATTGACGGTGATGAAAAAACTCAGGTTGATGATATTAGCTTTGCCGGAGTTAATAATGGTATGCGAAGAGTTTCTAAAATCTTTAGAGGAAAAGATATATATGGAGAAGTTGAACTTAAACATATTCATAGATCTAAAATTGCTACAATCGCAGAACTTATGTAAAAGAAAAGACCTCATTAGAGGTCTTTTTTTATTATAAAAAAAAGGAGGAAAACATATGGCTTTAAAAGGCTCAACGACAGAAGAACAAATTTGGAATTATCTTATTTCAAAAGGTTTAAATGAGTATGGTGCCGCAGGTTTAATGGGAAATCTATATGCAGAATCCGGATTAAAATCAAATAATCTTGAAAACTTGTGTGAAACCAGGCTCAAACAAGCCGGAAAAACATATTGCACAGATGTATTATATACAGCAGCGGTTGATGATGGAACAATTACAAGAGCAGAATTTTTAAATCCGCTTCCAGGTAAACAATATGGTTATGGATTAGCTCAATGGACCAGTGCAGGAAGAAAAGGTGGTCTTTATGATTTAGTTAAAAGTAAGAAAGTATCTATTGCAGATTTAGAAACTCAATTAGAGTGGCTTTTAACTGAATTAAAAGCTTCTTACAGCACAGTTTATAACACTTTAAAAACTGCAACAAGTGTAAAAGAAGCTTCTGATATTGTATTAAAAAAATTTGAAAGTCCATCAGATACAGGAACTACAATGCAAAATACAAGAGCTAATTATGGAATGAAATATTATGATGCATATGTAACAAAGAAGGAGGAAAATACAGTGGCTACAACAACTTCAACAAATTATTCTAAATATATTAATTCAACTGGAACTCATTATATTTCCAATAGTGGACATGATGAAAATAATAAATATAAAGGTGGCTCAGCAGGTGACCAAACTGGAGAAGAATGGTATTTACGTTCATGGTATAATAGACCTTGGAATTGTGTTTTAAGATATGAAAAAGATGCTAATGTAGGTCAAAAACTTGCGGAATTAGGATGCGCGGCCGCATTAAATAATAATATTGGATATGATCAAAATGAAAGATATACTTATTGGACACAGCTTCAAAAAGTAAATTATGATCCATCTAAAATTACAACTAAATGTGAAGCAGACTGCTCTGCCGGCGTTATTGCAAATACAAAAGCAGTCGGATATTTATTAGGAATTTCTGCACTTAAAAACATCTCTGCAACTTATACTGGAGATATGAGAAAAGCTTATAAAGCAGCTGGCTTTACGGTATTAACAGATAGTAAATATTTAACTGGAACTGCTTATTTATTACCAGGTGATATTTTACTTAATGATGAACATCACACTGCAACAAATGTCACTAAAGGATCTAAAGCTACAACAACAACTACTACCACTACAACCGCAACAACTACAGTTGAAAATAACTCATATGTTGGAAAAGGCATTGGAACTGCAATTGCGCAGACTGAAATGAATATTCGTGCGCAAGCAAATACTAGTAGCCTTGTAGTAGGAACCATTTCTAAAGGAACTAAAGTTGAAGTTCTTAGTGTTTCTAATGGATGGTATAAAATTGTTTGGTCTGGAGTATCTTGCGGATATGCATATACTTCTAATACAACAGGAACTTATTATTCTTATACAACCAAAACTACAACAACTACTACTACATCAGCTACAACTAAAAAAACTGCTACGAATGGAGCTGATTCTAAAAATAGTAGTTATGCTGGTTCTTATCAAACTACAGCTGATTTGAATATTAGAAATGGAGCAGGAACAAATAACTCCATAATGGTAACAATTCCAAAAGGAACTACAGTTCAAAATTATGGTTATTATTCTAATTCTAATGGAACTCCTTGGTTATATGTGCAATTTACATATAATAAAGTAGTTTATACTGGATTTGCATCTAAAAAATATTTAAAGAAGGTGTAATATGTCCTATTATTATGATAGTGGAAGAACTCATAAGAGTTCTTCCACAAAAAGATCTTCCAATAGACGAAGAAAAAAACAAACAGAATTTTCTAAAATTCTTCTTATTCAAGAGTCAATTCTTATTTGGATAATTACTCTTAGTTTTATTTTCTTAGCTTTTTTCTGTGTTATAAATAGTTATTTTGGTGAACTTCCTTGGCTTGCCGCAATGGTATCTTTCCCTTGGGGAGCTTATGGAGTGAGTCAGGCTTTTTATTATAAAAAAGCAACAGCGGAAAATACCAAAGAAGGCATCAAATATGAAACTACTATGGAACAATTAAAAATGGAACAAGAGGTCGAAGCTGAGGAAGCTGAAGGCTAAAATATCTACCCTAGTAAAAATCAAATGATTTTTACTAGGGCTTTTTTTGTTTTATGCCCTTAGAAAAATCGAGTTGATTTTTAAAGAAAAATTATGTATAATATATAATATGAAAGGATGAATAAAAATGTTTAATAAAAAGAAGAAAAAAGAAGAAAAGGAAGTATCTCTTTATTGGAAACAATATCTAGTTACAGGTCTTGAGGATGGATGGATTAAATATAAAAGAAAGACTTGGAAAGATTATATACGTTTTAAAAAAGAGTTGGAGGAATTAAATGGCAGATAAAGAAACTAAAATGAATTATGGTGTAGAGGATATTAAAACTCTTGAAGGCATTGAAGCTATTCGACTTAGACCAGGAATGTATATCGGTTCAGTTGGTCCAGAAGGAGTTAGACATATTACTCTTGAAATTATCTCAAATGCAGTAGATGAATATTTGAATGGATTTTGTACTGAATGTAAAGTTCAAGTGGGTGATCTTGATAAAGGAGAATTTATTGTTATTACTGATAATGGTAGAGGAGTTCCTTTTGGAGAAGCAGAAGATGGATCTGAAACACTTGTAAATATTTACACAAAGCTTCATACAGGAGCAAAATTTGATAGTTCTGGAAAAACTGGATATAATACATCTGGAGGAATGAATGGTGTTGGAGCAAAAGCGACTAATGCTCTTTCTGAATTATTTAGTGTAAGTTCAGCAAGAGATGGAAAACTTGCTTTAGCATCTTTTAAAAAGGGACAACTTGTAAAATTCAAAACTGAGGATTGGCGAAAAGATGATCATGGAACTTCCATTCAGTTTAGACCAGATCCAGAGATTTTTAAAGAAGGAATTGATATTTCCTATGATTCTTTAAGAAATCAGTTACAAGAATTAGCTTATCTTTCTCCTGGGTTAACTTTTAAATTAACTTATAAAGATAAACCAGAAGAGATTATTGTATCAAAGAATGGAATCCTTGATTATATTGAAGATTTAAATAAGAATAAACAAACAATAACTTCTACTTTTTATGCGGAAAGTAGTGAAGATAGAATTGGCGTAAAAATGGCAATGGTTTATAATACAACTTATTCTGATACATATAAGTTGTTTACAAACTCAATTCCGAATACTGGTGGAACACATCTTACAGGTTTTAGAACTGCGCTCACACAGACAATTAATGAGTATGCTAGAGAGAAGAAGCTTCTTAAAGAGAAAGATGCTAATATATCTGGCGATGAACTAAAAGAAGGATTAGTTTTAGTTCTTTCTTTTATTATGCCAGATCCAGTATTTTCTGGTCAGACAAAGGAAGTCCTTTCCAGTAGTGAAGCAAGAACAATGGTTCAAAGATTAACTTCTAAAGAGATTAAAATTTGGCTTGATTCACATCCGAATGATGCAAAAGCAATTATTGAAAAAGCATTATTAGCACGAGCGGCTAGAGAAAAAGCTAAAAAAGCAAAAGAGACAGTTCGTAAACAGGATGCTAAAAAGAGAACTGTATTACCTGGAACTTTGGCAGATGCAAGTTCTAAAAAACGTTCTGAATGTGAAGTCTTTATTGTAGAAGGAAAATCTGCTGCAGGCACTACAAAGGAAGCTCGTGATAGAGGAACTCAAGCAGTATTGCCAGTAAGAGGTAAAATCCTTAACACACTTAAAGTTGATCTTCATAAGGCTCTTGGAAACCAAGAGATCAATGCAATGATTGATGCTTTTGGATTGGAAATTAAAGATGGAAAAGTAATTGTTGATGAATCAAAATTACGATATGGAAAAATTATTATTACTGCTGATGCAGATGTAGATGGTCAAATGTGGGCCAATGAAAAACTTTTCGCTTTATCAGGCGGGTATTAAATTTAGTAGAAATTTAATGCTAACGGGGAAAGGTTATATACTCAATCCCGTGGGAAACTTATATTATTTATAAGATAATATTTGAACCTGTATCGACTATCCCCTAGGCCTTCTGGGCGGGGGAGTACCGGTGCTATTGATACGCACTCAGTTTTTAGGAAACGAAGACTGTTAAAAGGGGAAATGGTTTCCTTTCTTATTAAGAAAGTAAAAGATAGTCAGTCCTAATAGATGTCACATATTCGTATTTTATTCTTAACTTTTATCTGGAAATTTGCGCCAGAATTAATTGAAAAAGGATATATTTATGCGGCAGTGCCTCCACTTTATAAAATTACTCAGGGTACAAAAATTCAGTATTTAAAAGATGATGCAGCTCTTGCAGAATTCAGAAAATCAGCTACAAAATCTTTTGAACTAGGCCGAATGAAAGGTCTAGGTGAGATGGATGCCCATGAAATGGCAGAAACTGTAATGAATCCAGAAACTAGAACTCTTAAAAAGATTACTATGGGAGATGTAGCTGAAGTAGCAAATACTTTTATTAGCCTTATGGGTGAATCAGTAACCCCACGTAAGCAGTTCATTACTGAAAATGCATGGAGGGCAAACGTTGATATATAAAACAAACAAAATAAATGTAAATAAAGGTGATGTTATTGTACTTACCTTTTATTCAGGAGAAGAAAATGATCTTGACACTATCAAAAAATGCGTAGACATATGGTCTGAGGTTTTTCCAAATAATTATATTATAGTGAATTTTGACACTCTTGTCAAATCAGTCGACGTAATATCTCCATCAGAATATGAAGCAAATGAATTTTTAAAATCCAAAAGGAGCTAAAATGATTATATATACAGATGGAAGTGCCCACCCAAATCCCGGACCAGGAGGATTTGGGGTGGTCATACTTGACAATGATGAAAATTTAATTTATAATTATAGTAAACAAACAAAAGAAGAAACAACAAATAATAGAGAAGAATTAAAAGCTATTTTATATGCAATGCTAAAACATGGGTCTAAAAATAAACCACCAACAGTATATAGCGATTCAGCTTATTGCGTGAACACTTTTACTAATTGGATGTTTAGTTGGCAAAAAAATGGTTGGATTAAATCTACAGGTGGAACCCCAGAAAATTTAGACTTAATCCAATCTTATTATGAATGGTATGAAAAAGGTTTTAGGATTAATCTTCAAAAAATTAAAGGTCATGCAGGTCATGAATGGAATGAAATGGCTGATAAATTAGCAACAGGGAAAATAAAACCAAATAATTATTTAGATGAAGTATTAAATAAGTATTAAGGAGATATATATGCAAAATATTATTGAAACACCAATTATTCCAGAAGTTGAACAAAGCTTTCTTGATTATAGTGTTAGCGTAATCACAGATAGAGCATTGCCTTCAACTGAAGATGGTTTAAAACCAGTGGCAAGAAGAATCCTTTATGATATGTTTGATAAAGGATTTACAAATAATAAGAAATTTGTTAAGTGCGCGCAGCCAGTAGGAGACACAATGGGTAGATTTCATCCTCATGGTGACAGTTCTATTTATGGTGCTCTTGTTTGGTTATCTCAACCTTGGAATATGCGTTATCCATTAATTTCTTTTCATGGAAATAATGGAAGCCGAGATGGAGATGAAGCTGCGGCTTATAGATATACAGAATGCAAGCTTTCTAAGATGGGTGAAGAAATGCTTGCCGATATTAAGAAAGATACAGTTGATTGGGCAAATGCTTATACAGATGAAGAACAAGAGCCAATCTATTTACCAGGTCGAATTCCCAATCTATTGGTAAATGGAACTTCTGGAATTGCAGTGGCAATGGCTTGTTCTTTTGCTCCACATAATTTGAATGAAATTATGGATGCAACAATTCATGTTTTAAATAATCCAGATTGTGAAATTAAAGAACTTTTAAATTTTATTAAAGGTCCTGATTTTCCAACAGGTGGATTAATTATTAATAAAAATGAACTTAGTAATGCCTATTTAACAGGTAAAGGCAGAGCCAGAATAAGGGGAGAGTATAAAATTGAAACAGACAATGGACACGATTCTATCGTATTTTATAGTATACCCTATAAAGTCTCAAAAGAACAACTTACAATCGATCTGGATAAGCTCTGCGAAGAAAGAAAGATTGAGGGGATTACGGCGATTCGAGACGAAAGTAATCAGCAAGGTGTGCGTTTTGTTATCGAGCTTGCCAAAGGAGTCTCTGCCGAACCGATTATTTCAAAGATTTTTAAATTTACGAGGCTTGAAGATACTTATAGTATCAACCAAGTAGCCTTAGTCAATAAAAAACCTTTATTGCTTAATATTAAGCAAATGATTGAAATTTATATTGAACATCAAAGAGATGTTCTTCTTCGTAAAACTAAATATGAAGCAGATAAGATTCAAGCTAGAATTCATATTTTAGACGGTTTGTTAATTGCGCTTGAAGATATTGATAATATCATTACTCTTATTAAGAAATCTGAGAGTGCGGCGGCCGCTAAGACAAAACTCATGGATACTTACAATCTCAGTGAAGCGCAAGCTAAGGCTATTTTGGATATGAAACTTAGCAAATTAGCTAAATTAGAGAGTGTAGAAATCCAGAAAGAAAAAGAAAAGCTTGAAGCAGAATTTGATAGATTAAGTCAAATTCTTAAAAATCCTGTTCCAGAATTAAATAATATTTTTAATTATTTAAAAGATACATATGGCGATGAACGAAGAACAACAATTACTCAAGTTGAAGTTTCTAAAGAAGCAAAAGAAATTGAGTTTGTTGAACCCGAAAAATGTGTTGTTGTAATGACAGAAGGCGGACTTATTAAAAGAGTTCCAAGTTCTTCTTTCCGGACTCAGAAGAGAAATGGAAAAGGTGTAAAAACTCAAGACGACATTACATCTACAATTATTAGAACAAATACGATTGATTCATTAATGATCTTTACAGATAAAGGCAGAATGTATCGTATTTTAGTAAATGACATTCCAGTAGGTACAAATATTACAAAAGGTCAGTCCATAAAATCTTTGATTGCAATGGATACTGATGAGCAGCCAACTTTAATGTATTCAATTTATAGAGATACTGATGCTAAATTCATTTTATTCGTAACTAAAAATGGATTAGTTAAAAAGACATCTCTTGAAGAATACGTTAAAACTAAAAAGAAAACAGGCATTGCCGCAATTACTCTTAAAGATGGAGATAGTTTAGCTTCTGTAAGTTTGATTAAAGATGAAGATTTAATTATTTTAACACATGATGGAATGGGTATTAGATTTAATTCAAATGAAGTAAGTGCTACTTCAAGAGCTACTTCTGGAGTAAAAGGAATCACTTTAAAGGATGAAGATTATGTAGTATCTGCGCTTCCAGTGCGTCATCCAGAAGATCAATTAGCAATTTTTTGTGAAAGAGGTTTAGCTAAAAAAATAAAAATAGAAGAGCTTATTAAACAGAAGAGAGGCGGTAAAGGTTTAGTTTGTTATAAGACCGGACCTACTACTGGAGGAATTGCAGCTGGGTCTTTAATCAGTGATGAAGATTCTATTCTTATTGTTGGAGATAAAAGTTCAATTTGTATTTCTGCAACAGATGTCCCGTTTTTAAGTCGAGCTTCTATTGGAAATCAAATTATCAAAGGTAATAAAATTAAATCTGTTTCAAAAGTATAAAATTATAGAGGACTTATTATAAGTCCTCTATTTTGATTTTTCTAAAAATTTTTTATATAATATAAATATAAATAAAAAAGAAAGGGTAAAAATATGAGCGATGAAATAGAAAAAAAGAAATATAATGAAATGCAGACTTTAGTTAATATGCTTAATGATTGGACTAAAGAATATGATAAAGGAACTCCAGTTGTAACAGATAAAGAATGGGATGATAAATATTTTGCTCTTGCTCAATTAGAAAAAGAAATCGGTTATACTTTACCCAACTCTCCAACCCAAGCTATTAATTATGAAGTAGTTAATAATCTTCAAAAAGTTAAACATAATCATTTCATGTCTTCTCTTGCAAAAACTAAAGATTGGAATGAATTTTTACAATATTTTAGTGAAAAAAATGTAAGTAAAGATGTAATCGGTATGCCAAAGTTAGATGGTTTAACTTGTTCTATTAGATACTTAGATGGAAAGCTTGTTAGTGCAGAAACAAGAGGTAATGGAGAAATTGGAGAAGACATTTTTCATAATGCAAAAGTATTACCATCAATCCCAAAAAGAATTAATTATATTGATGAATTAATTATTGATGGAGAAATTATTTGCGATGTAGAAACTTTTAATCAAAAATTTGCAGATAATTATGCTAATCCAAGAAATTTTGCGGCAGGTTCAATTAGACTTTTAGATTCTAAAGAGTGTTATAATCGGCATTTAACTTTTGTAGCTTGGAATATTGTAAAAGGCTTTGAAGATACAAATAGTTTTTTAAAAAGATTAGTCCAGCTAGATGAATTAGGTTTTGTTGTAGTTCCATGGACTAGTAGTTTTGATTATGACGCAAAAGAATTTTTAATTGATCAGTCTAAGAAACTTGGTTATCCAATAGATGGATTAGTTGGAAGATTTGATGATATTGCTTTTGGACAATCTCTTGGAAGCACTGGACATCATTCTAAAGCAGCTTATGCTTTTAAATTTTATGATGAAACATATGATACTTATTTGAGAAATATTGAATGGACAATGGGAAGAACAGGTATATTAACTCCTGTTGCTGTTTTTGATCCAGTAGAAGCAGATGGTTCAACCATCGAAAGAGCTAGTATGCACAATATTAGTATTATGGATGAGCTGCTTGGTAAGCATCCTCACGAAGGTCAGCCTATAAAAGTTTTTAAAGCAAATATGATAATTCCTCAAATTTACTCTGCTGAAAAATCAGAAGAGTTTTCTGGAAGAGAATTTTCTCTTATTCAAACTTGCCCAATTTGTGGCAAATTTTCTACAAAAGTAGTTGAGTCTGATAGTGGAGTTCTTAATATGTATTGCACTAATCCAGACTGTGATGGTAAATTAATTAATAAATTAGATCATTTTTGCAATAAACATGGTCTTGATATTAAAGGTTTATCAACTGCGACTCTTGAAAAACTTATTGACTTAGGATGGCTTACTTGTTATGAAGACATATATAAATTATATGAATATCAAGAGGATTGGGAAAAACTTCCAGGCTTTGGAGAAAAGTCTGTTTCTAATATTTTAGAAGCAATAAAGAAGAGTCAAAATTGCTCTTTGGAATCTTTTATTACAGCTATCGGAATTCCTTTAATAGGACGAAATATTTCAAAAGAATTATGTAAATATATTGATAGCTATGAAGATTTTAGAAATAAAGTTGATGAAAAATTTGACTTTTCAGCTTTAGATGGTTTTGGTGATGTAAAATCTGAAAATATTTTAAAATTTGATTATACAGAAGCTGATAAAGTTTTTGACTATTTAAATATAATAAAGAGTGACGATAATCAAGAAAAAACATTAAATAATATTACTGTAGTAATTACAGGTAAGTTGTCTCATTTCAAAAATAGAGATGAATTAAAAAAGGTTATTGAAGATATGGGCGGTAAAGTAACTGGATCAGTAAGTGGCAATACTACATATCTTATTAACAACAATAGCACATCAACAACTGACAAAAATTTGACTGCGAAAAAGTTGGGAATTCCCATCTTAACAGAAGATGATTTTATTCAAAAATTTTTGACAAATGAAAAAAATAGTGCTATAATATAAATGTAAAGATTAAGGAAGAAAAATTTTTATGAAGAAAAAAGAGCTTAAAGACTTGGCAAAACATATTGCCAAAGCAGAGTTAGTGCTTCAAAGCAATGCAGATCCTATAACTAGGAAGAATGCCATGAATGAGATAATGGCATTATCAGATCAAGTTCCATATGACGATATGATGATAGTCGATGAAATGGTTCAAAAAATTATTAAAAAAGTTCTTGACAAATAAAAAATTTTTTGATATAATATTTACATAAGCTAAAAGAAATAAGCTTAAAACTTATCAAAAAAAAAAAATATTTTTAATCAAAAGGAGATTACAATTATGGCAATGAAAGAGAATTCTAAGAAAGTACTTGAATATTTGAAACAGGTTAATGGAGCACAGGTTACAGCAGCTGATGTTGCTACAGCACTTGGTCTTGAGAAAAGAAGCGTAGATGGTATCTTTACTTCCGCTATTCAGCGTAAAGGTCTTGGTGTTCGTACTCCGGCAGAGGTTGAGCTTGAAGATGGAACCCATAAAGCAGTTAAATTCTTATCTCTGACCCCAACAGGACTTGCATTTGATCCTGATGCAGAAGAGACTGCTGAATAATTAACAATCGAATAAAGTAAATAATGGGGTAGAATTATCTACCCCTTTTCTTTTAAATGTATATTGTAATAGGGGTTTTAATTGGTTTAATAATAGGTATAGGGGTAACCTATTATAATTTATCGTCTAAAATAAAAATAACAGAAGAATTAAACCAAGAAATAAAAAACCAGAATGAAATAGAGCGCAATACTTTAGAAGAACTTCGAGCGAAAAAAACTGAAATGTCAGAAGAAAATGCTCGGATATTAGAATATTTAACTCAACAATCTGAGAAAGCTAAACAAATTGCGCATGATTATTATAATACAGAAATAGATAATGCTAAAAAACAGTTAGAAGAATATCGTTCTCAAACTGAAAAGTATTATAAAGAAATACAAAATGATTATCAAAAAGAATATTTAAAGATGTTAAGCGATGCTGCTGAGAGTTTTGAAGTTAAATTAAAAGGTTCTCGATTTGAATTAAAAAATTTACAAGATAGGTTAAAACAAGAGAAAAATACAGTGGATGCCGCAGTTGAAGCAAATAAACGAGCGGTTGAAATGGAAAATAAAAAAGATTTTTATAGACTTGTTCTATCCGATCAAGATAAATTAGAAATCGCAGAATTAAGAAAAATTATTCCTAATTTAAGAAACGCAGAACCTTTAAATAAAGTTATTTATAAAGTTTATTATGAAAAACCTTATACAGATTTAATTGGAAGAGTGGTTGGATCTGGAGTTCATTGTGGAATCTATAAAATTACAAATCTTGAAAATCAAATGTGTTACGTCGGACAAGCGGTCAATATCGCTGAAAGATTTAAACAGCATATCAAACGAGGTTTAGGGGCGGAAGCGCCAACCCGCAATAAATTATATCCAGCAATGCTTGCTTCTGGAGTAGAAAATTTTTCTTTTGAAGTCATTGAAGAATGTAGCAGAGATAAATTAGATAGTAGAGAAGATTATTGGCAAGAGTATTTTAAAGCGAAAGAGTTCGGGTATAGTATAAAATGATAACAGTAGAAATCGGAATAAATGGTCAAGTATTACATAGGTGCAAAAGTAAAGTTGAAGCATATGTGGCGATTGATCATTTATTTAATTTAATTGAAAAAAATGAGAGTGATGATGATCCTGTTGATAAAGTTGAGCAAATATTTAATGTAGATGGATTTGTTGAAAGAAATAAAGCAAATCAAAAAGAGTCTATAAATAAATATACTTATTTAAAAAAGGAGAAAAAGCTAGACTAAGGAGAAAAATCTAGCCAAGAGAAAGCATGAAATTTGAGAATATAAGAGTATATAATTTCCAATACGCATTAAGAGGTATGCGTAATCCTAAAAATTCTTGGGCAAATAGTGATAGTTTTTTTGGGCTTATTAATCTTGAAGATGATGAACATGATTATGATATAGCTGAGATATGGAATAAAAAGAAATATCCAGATTATCCAGAAACCTACAGTGAAGAAGCGGAAAAATCTTTTGATGAAATTGATCAATGGCTAATCAAAAATGGCATTCTCCAAAAGGATGATTCCAGTATGGTTGCTGATGTAGCTTTTATTGGTCCAGACGATATGCGGCTCGCGCAAACACTTATTAAATCTGGTCCAGAACATAGAAAATTTTTACGTCAGATTTTTGTGACGGTTGATATTACAGCTCCTCTGTATTGGTAGATCAAATTTTTTCTGCCAATGAAATACTTTTCTCGCTTATCAACGAGGGTCACATTATGTGGCTAACGGGGAACCTAACCCATAGGAATCCCGTGGGAAACTTATATTATTTATAAAATAATATTTGAACCTGTAGAGACTATTCCCTAAGCCTTCTGGGCAGGGAAGTAGGGTTACTATTGATACGTAGCTATGTTTTAGGAAACGAAGCATATGAAAACCGAAATGGTATCCTTATGATTTTTATCATAAGTAAAAGATAGTCCAATGATGGGAAAGAATTTGACACATATAAAGTGGGAACTGTAGCTAATAGTACAAGTACCATGCATAAATTAACTTCAAAACCTATTACTTTTGATTGTTTTGAGACAGATGATTTACATGATGTTATTATTGAAGATAGCACTGAACCTACTATGATAGTCACTTCTGGATATGCGGCTTCAGTTTTTGTAAATTGGTTAGAGGAAATTCGTTTAAAATATCTTGAAACAAAAGATAAACATTATTGGAAAGAACTAGTTCGTTGGCTTCCAGAATCATGGTTACAAACAAGAACTGTTACAATGAATTATGAAAACCTTTTGGCTATATGCTCTAAGAGTCAAAGACGTTTCCATAAATTAACAGAATGGTCTGGTGATGGAGAAGAATTTTTAACTCCAAGTTTTATTAAATTTGCGAGACAACTTCCTTACTCAGCTGAATTCATTTTTATTGATGAGCAAACAGACTCAAAAAATTCTTAATTTGATTTTTAAAACTAAAATTGATATAATATATATATAAGTTAAAAGAAAACAAATTAATAGAAAGTGAGTAAAATAAATGAGTAAAAAGCAGGAATTTATTGATTATGTAGAGGAATATCTTTTTAAAGATATTGAAAAAGTAGATATACCTGACAATGTTTGGAATTATTGGGAAGCATTTAAAGGTCAAGAAGAAGTAGAAAAACCAATGTTTACTGACAATGGTAAACTTATTTTAAAATATATGCAGGATACAGTCTCTGAGATTCCAATGCAAAAAGCAAAAGATATTGGAGAGGGATTATTTATCTCTTCTCGAGCAGTGTCTGGAGCGATCAGAAAACTTGTAACTGATGGATATGTTGAAAAAGTAGGTCAAGATCCAGTTATTTATACATTAACAGAGTTAGGAAAGTCAGTAGAAATTGTATAAAAAATAAAAAATATTAAATCTAAAGGAGAATATATAATTATGAAGAATATGATTAATAAAACACACATCGAAGGCTTACTTTATGAGCATGCACTTGAATTAAGAGTTTCTGGGCCAAATTCTAAGAATCCAGGAACAGAGTTCATTATGGGAACAGTAAGCATCGCAACTGATGATAAAATTAAGAATATTGTTCCTGTTCATTATACATATGTAACTGCAACAACTTCAAAAGGTAATCCAAATGCAACTTTTTCCACTTTGAAGGATATTATTGATGGAAAGCTTTGTTCTGTAATGGAACATGGTGCTGATAAAGCAGTTAAGCTTCGTATTGATTCTGCACTTGGACTTAATGAGTTTTATTCTGATCGTAATGGTAAAGAGGAGCTTGTAAGTGCAAAAAGAAATGAAGGCGGTTTTATTCATACTTGCACAGAACTTGACCAGGATGAAAAAAATCGTAGCACTTTTGATGTTGATATGTTAATTACTAATGTAGTTAGACTTGATGCAGATGAAGAAAGAAATATTCCAGAGAGATGTGCAGTTAAAGGAGCTATCTTCGATTTTAGAGGATCTCTTCTTCCAGTAGAGTTTAGTGCAGTAAATTCTAACGCGATGGATTATTTTGAAGGACTTGGCGCTTCTGCTAAAGAGCCGGTATTTACCAAGATTTGGGGTCGTCAGGTATCTGGAACTACAACAAGAACAGTAACTGAAGAGTCTGCATTTGGTGATGACGTTGTACGTGAGATCAAATCTACGAGAAGAGATTTTGTAATCACTGGTGCGGCAAAGACTCCATATTTATGGGATGAAGCTGATACAATTACGGCTGCTGAATTAACAGAAGCTATGGCGAATAGAGAGACAATGCTTGCGGCTTTGAAACAGCGTCAGGAAGAGTATAAAGCTTCTAAGGGTCAGGCAACTGCGCAGACAGCTCCGGCACAGGGTGCTTTTAATTTCTAATTATTCATTCTCCCCTATTAAGGGGAGATTGACTGACTAATAAAACATTTAATTAAAAAATAAGAGTAAAGATATATTAAAGGAGATTATTTAACATGGGAAATTCATTACTAGATATTAAGCCACATCAGGTCAGTCGAGATTTACGTGGATATTCAGTTTTGTTCTATGGAACGCCAAAATCTGGAAAAACCACTATTGCAAGTAAATTCCCTGGCGCACTTGTACTTGCATTTGAAAAAGGATATAGCGCAATTCCTGGCATCATGGCAAAACCAATGAATAACTGGGGAGATTTTAAGAAAGCTCTTTCTGAATTAAAGGATCCCGCAGTAAAAGAAATTTTTCAAACAGTTGTAATTGATACTGCTGATATTGCTTATGGATATTGTGAAAAATATATTTGTAGTAGAGAATCTACTGCAAAAGATTCATATGAGAATATTGCAGATATTCCTTATGGAAAAGGATATAAATTAACTCAGAATGAATTTGATGAATGTATTCGTAGAATCCTTCAAATGGATTACGGTCTAGTTCTTATCAGTCATTCTCAGGATAAGACTTTTAAAGATGAAAAAGGTGTTGAGTATAATCAGATTGTTCCAACTCTTGATAATAAAGCAAGAACAATTTGTGAAAGAACATGTGATATTATTGGTTATTCTCATTTAGTAGAAGATGAAAATGGCAATTCTACTACAAAACTTTTTATGAGAGGAACTCCAAGATTTGTTGCAGGATCTCGTTTTAAATATACTCCGCCAGTAATTGATTTTACATATGAAAATCTTGTAAAAGCAATTAGTGATGCGATTGATGAAGAGGAAAAACATCATGGAGCGCAGTTTATTACAGACTCTAGAGATGAAGCAATTCATTCAGAAGCTCCAGAATATGATTTTCCGGCAATGATGGAAGAATTTCAGACACTTGTTGGTAAGCTTATGGCTGCTAATCAGTCTAATTCTACAAAGATCACTCAGATTGTAGAAACATATCTGGGAAAAGGTAAGAAAGTTGGAGATTGTACTGCTGAGCAGGCTGCGCAGCTTGATATGATTCTCTTTGACCTTAAGAAACTTTGATTAAAGCCTTAGAAGTAGCAATGGCTGTGAGTAGGAGAACCGCTGTGCAAGTATCGTCATTCAGAAGGTCGAGAAAAGATGTATCCGAAAGCCTAAGGTTCATATAGACTAGAAGCGGAAGAAATTCCGCTTCTTTTGATTTTTATTAAAAAATATGGTATAATATTTATATAAGGTAAAGAAAGGAGTGCTTAAATGGCTCATATCGTTACCTGTGTATATTGTAAAAAGAAGTTTGATAGGGATAAATATCCAACTATAAAAGTATCAAATATGCGATATGCACATAAAGAATGTGCTGAAACTGAAGGAGAAAAATTAAAGAAAGAAGAAGCTGATAAGCTTGAATTAGAGAATTATATAATGCAGTTATTTAAAGAAGACTATATAAGTCCTAGGATAAGAAAACAGATTAATACTTTTATTGAAACTTATCATTATTCATATTCAGGTATTAAAAAAGCTTTAATTTATTTCCATGAGGTAAAAGGCAATTCTATTGAAAAATCAAATGGCGGTATAGGTATTGTTCCTTATGTTTATAAGGATGCTTTCAATTATTATTATTCTATTTGGGAAGCTCAACAAAAGAATGATAAGATAAAGATAGAGGATTATGTACCTCACGAAAAAGTAATTTCTATTCCCTCACCGCAAAAGAATGTAAAAAAAAGAAAGTTATTTTCTTTTTTAGATGAGGAGGAAGAAGTTTAATGGCATCAAAGTATGTAGATTCTACATCAATTATGCAAGTTATTGGTTGTGTTTTCAATCGACCTCAACTTTTAGATTTTACAGATAAATACACAATAGTGGATGAAGATTTTCCAGATGAATTTCATAGATTAGTTTTTGGGGCAATTTATAAGATTCATGAATTAGGCGCAAATGAAATCCATCTTGAAACAATTTCAGATTTTTTATCAACAAGACCAAAGAGTTTAGCTTTATATCAGACTCAAAAAGGAGAAGAATGGCTATTAAAAGTAGCTGATTCAGCGACTCAAGCAACATTTGATTATTATTATAATCGTTTAAAGAAAATGACTCTGTTAAGAGCATATGATAATTTTGGCGTTGATGTTTCTGATATATATGATCCAGATAATATTTTGGATGTAAAAAAGAAGCAACTCCAAGAGGATCAATTAGATAATTCTACATTGGAAGAAATAGCTGATAAAGTTGATAATAAAATTGCTGAAATTAGATTAAAATATGTAGATGATGTTGATGGAGAAGCTGCGCAAGCAGGAGAAGGAATTTTTGATTTAATTGCAAAATTTAAAGAGCATCCAGAAGTAGGAGTTCCATTATATGGACCTCTTATTAATACAGTTACTCGTGGCGCAAGATTAAAAAAGTTTTATCTTAGATCTGCGGCTACTGGAGTTGGTAAGACTAGATCAATGATTGCGGATGCATGTTATATTGCATGTAATCAGATTTATGATGATAATTTTGGTTGGATTAAAAATGGAACTTGCGAGCCAGTTTTATTTATTACAACTGAGCAGGAACTTGAAGAAATTCAAACAATGATGTTGGCATTTTTATCGTCAGTTAATGAAGAACATATCCTTAATGGAGAATATGAAGGCGATGAAGAAGATCGCGTAATGAAAGCCGCACAAATTTTAAGTGAAAGTCCTTTATATATTGAAGAACTTCCAGATTTTTCTTTAAAAGACGTTGAAGATAAAATTAAGAAAAATTTGCGTGACCATGATGTTAAATATGTTTTTCACGATTATATTCATACTAGTTTGAAGATTCTTGAAGAAATCACAAGAAGAAGTGGTGGAATCAAATTAAGAGAAGATAATATTTTGTTTATGTTATCAACTCGATTGAAAGATTTATGTAATAAATATGGCATTTTTATTATGTCAGCAACGCAGTTAAATGGCGACTATCAAGATGCTAAGACTCCAGATCAGAATTTACTTCGAGGCGCAAAAGCTATCGCAGATAAAGTTGATTATGGTTCAATTCTTTTAAATGTTAAAGATGAAGATCTTGAAGCGCTTGATCCAATATTGTCAACAAACTTATTTGAAAGACCAACAATTAAAATGTCTATTTATAAGAACAGACGAGGAAGATATAAAGGAGTTATTTTATGGTGCAAAGCTGATTTAGGCTGTTGCAGAATAATTCCAATGTTTTGTACAACATATGCTTATGAAATGGTAAGTATAGATAATGTGAAAATTATTGTTGAAGAGGAATCTGCATTTTAGATTTCTTAAATAATTTTAAATAAAAAGATTAAGAGGAGATAATTATTATGGCAGAGAAAACAACTAAAAAGAAAACAAACAAAGTAAATAAGAAAACTAAAGGTGTAGGTTTCAAACAGGTAGTTACTCCAGTAGACACTTGTGAAAAGGTTGGCGCTTGTGAGTATAAGATGCCTAAAGCAATCGCAAGAGATTATCTTAAAGGAAGAAAAGGTGCTGAAGAAAGAATGGATGCACAGGCTTATCTCTGCTGGATTGTAAATGACCAGTTTGGTCTAAAAGAGAAATGTGTTAAAGTTATCATCGGATAAATCTTATTAAGAAAGATAGGATGAATAAATGATAAATTATGATAAAGCAGAAATTCGAGATAGTTTAGTTATTGAGAATATTTTTGATTTATTACAAGAGTGGGGAGGGGATCCTGAATATACATCATTCGGGATCCTTTCATCTACAATTTGTCATAATCAACCAGGAGAAGGAAGTCGAAAATTGTATTATTATGAAAATAGTGGATTATTTCGATGTTATACTGGTTGTGATAGTTATTTTGATATATTTGAATTAACTAGGAAAATAGCAAAGATTCAGCATGAAATTGAATTTGATTTAAACGATGCAGTCAGATGGATTGCCGGTAAATTCGGAATCATGGGCGAAGTTGTTGATTCAATGAATGACAATGGACTTGCGGATTGGAGCTATTTAGATAATTATAAAAGAATTCAAGATATTGATTTAAAAAAGAAAGATAATGTTATTCTAAAAGAATACAACAGTGAAATCTTAGATAGATTTAATTATTCTTTAAAAATCGAGCCTTGGTTAAAAGAAGGAATTTCTCAGGAAGCCATTAACCAAGCTTTAATTGGTTTTTATCCAGGAGGCGATCAAATAACAATTCCTCATTTTGATAAAGATGGAAGATTTGTAGGATTGCGCGGTCGAACACTTTGTAAGGAAGAAGCTGATATTTTTGGTAAATATCGCCCGTTAAAAGTTAATCGAATTATGTATAATCATCCTCTTGGAATGAATCTGTATAATTTTAATTTTAGTAAAAATCAAATCAATCAAATTAAAAAAGCTATTATTTTTGAGGGTAAAAGTTAGTGTTTCGCCCTAGTCTGCTTTTCCGTTTATCAGCGGGGTATATATACGCCAAAAAAATGGTATATATGCTAACGGGGGAGCCTAAATTGAAAAATAAGGTGGTCCCGTGGGAAAATTTGTTTAAACAATAAGGATCTCTTTTCATAGTAAAGATGAAAAAAGGAGGTCTTACTATAAATGATTGACAATGTTATTTATGCCTATAGAAAAAAATCAAATAATAAAATTGTATATGTTGGTCAAACAGAAAATTTAAAAGAAAGGCATAAAAGACATATACAATATGACCCTTTCGATATTTCACTTAAAGAATATAATTATCCTTTAAGCAGAGGAATTAGAAAATATGGAGAAGATGAATACGAATTAATTATTTTAGAAAGAAATCTCTTAAAAGAAGAATTAAATGATAAAGAAAAATATTGGATTGCATATTATAACACTTATTATGATGGATATAACCAAACAACTGGCGGCGCAAATCCAATTAGGCCAGTATTTACTGAAGATAAAATAGATATAGTTATTGAAATGTTGAAAGATGAAAGTTATTCTTACAATGATATAATGAATAAAACAGGAATTTCAATGACACATATTTATAATATAAATACTGGTAAACGAAGGAAAAGAGATAATTTAATTTATCCTATTCGATCTTCAAATATGAAAGGTACAAAAGGATTACGTTTTTCTCAAGAAGAATGTAAAAAAATCCATGAGGAAATTTTAAAGAATGATAAAACTTTTATTGAAATTTCTAAGCAATTTAATTGTTCATCTTCAACTATAATGGATATTAATCGTGGAAAAACTAAAGCCTATAGATTAAAAGGATATATATATCCATTAAGAACAAAATCTCGTTCTATAAGTAAAAGAGTTTATTGGAAAAACAAATAAGCCTGTATCGACTATTCCGGTAAAGGAAGTAGAGAATTTATTGATACAATTCTCAAAACGGCAGCAATTATATATTTATAATTGGAAGAGATAGTCAGTACTTGAAGAAATTCAAGATTCATATGGAAAAAAGTACACTTCTATATAAAAGTTATTTTGGTTTAGAAAATGATATATCTGTAGCATGTTGTGGTTCAAGTGTTTCTTCTTATCAAATTGAATTATTAATTGGGGCTGGCGCAACTGAAATTATAGTTGCTTTTGATAGGCAGTTTCAAGAGATTGGAGATAAAGAGTTTCAGCATTTAAAAAGTAATTTGATAAGATTAAGAAATAAATATAAAAATTATGTAACGATTTCTTTTATTTTTGATAAAAATATGATTACTGGATATAAAGACTCTCCAGTTGATTGTGGAAAAGAAATATTTTTACAACTATTTAAAGAAAGGATTGTATTATGACAAGAGGTGGAATTTGGTGGGATAAAGATCGAGATGCCGCAATAGACTATCTTCATTTTATTGAAAGACGATATAATGAAAATAGAATTAAAGTAATTCGTACTAAAATTTCATTATACGACACTTATACGGAATTTGAAAATGGTGATATTTGGAGGGTTATTAAAGCAGTAAATAGTGCAAGGGGATATGCTTATAATCAATCAGCTATTGAACTTAATATGCCAGAAGAATTAATTCATTGTATTATTAAACCTTGTACAAAACTTCCCCCATATAAAGTTTATACTTATTTTTAAGGAGATATATGGATACTAATATTTATCAATACAGAAAAAAGCATAAAAGATGTAAATTTTGTAAATATTATAATAAATATTTGAGAGATATTGGAATGACTTATTATACTTTTACAAATTGTAAATTAAAAGATAAGCATATTAATGAAAGCAATATTTTTTCTTCAATATTTTGTAAATATTATGAAGTAAAACAAGATTAAAAAGGAGTGGTTTTATTAAAGATTTAAAGAGGTGTTCGATATGAAAGGAGGTTGATTTCATTTGGATTATCAACTAATATCACCAGTTCTCCCAGATAAAAATATGACAGTGGTTGAGACGGTGTTTTCAAATAGGGGCATTGATCCTCAAAATATCGAACATTATTTACATACAACAGATGAAGATATTTGCGATCCAAAATTGATTATGAATATTCAACAAGGCGCGCAAATGTTAGTTAAACACATTTCACAAAAAGATTTAATATTCTTTCAAGTGGATAGCGATTGTGATGGTTTTACTTCATCGGCAATACTAATTAATTATTTAAATTGTTTATTTCCAGGGTATGCGCAAAATAATATTTTATATCGTATTCATACTGGAAAACAGCATGGTATTATTCCTAATACAATTCCAGAAGGAGTTAAATTAGTAATAGCGCCAGACTCTTCTTCAAACGATTATGAAGAACATAAACTTTTAAGAGCTAAAGGAATTGACGTTTTAGTTATTGATCATCATGAAGCTGAAAAAATTTCAGAAAATGCTTGTATTGTTAATAATCAGCTTTGTGATTATCCAACAAAATCATTATCCGGCGCAGGAATGGTTTACAAATTTTGTTCTTATATTGATGAAATATTAGGAACTAAAGAAGCTGATAATTTTCTTGATTTGGCTGCTCTTGGAATGATAGCAGATATGATGGATTTAAGAGACTATGAAACTAAACGATTAATTGATAAAGGTCTTGCAAGTATAAGAAATCCTTTTTTTAAACAGATGATTCAAGTTCAGAATTTTTCAATTAACAAGCATGGCGGTTTGGATCCATTCGCAATTAGTTTCTACATTGCTCCACAAGTAAATGGAACTATTAGGATGGGTAATTCTGCTGAAAAAATGACTTTATTTGAATCGATGCTTGATTTTAAAGCATATGAACAGATTCCATCTACAAAGCGTGGATGTAAAGGGCAAATGGAAACTAGGGTTGAACAAGCTTGTCGAAATTGTGTGAATATTAAAAATCGTCAACAAAAAGCAAGAGATAATAGTTTAACCGCTCTCGAAAGTATTATTGAAGAAGATAATCTTTTAAATCATAAGTTTTTGATTATAAAAATAAAACCTGAATATCATGTTGATAAAAACCTTACAGGTTTAATAGCGAATCAACTTATGGCTAAATACCAAAGACCAGTACTATTATTAAATAAAGTTGTTAATGAAAATGGAGATATAACTTGGGAAGGTTCTGGAAGAGGATATGATAAATCTGCTTTTAAGAATTTTAAAGAATATCTAAATCAAACTGGTTTGGTTATGTACGCAGAAGGTCATGCTTCTGCTTTTGGAGTTGGAGTTACTAATCAAAATTTTGATAAATTAGTTTATCGTTCTGATTTTGATTTAGATGAATTTGAATTTTCTCCAAGCTATAATGTAGATATGATTTATCATGGATCAAATTTTAATGGTAAAGATATTATAGATATAGCTAATTTAAAATCAGTTTGGGGTCAAGGTATTGAAGAGCCTTTAATTGCTATAACAGGAGTAAATATTACTTCTCAGAATATTATTTTGATGTCTAAAGATAAAAACCCTACATTAAAAATTGTTTTATCTAATGGGGTTGAATTAATCAGTTTTAAATCTTCAGAAGAAGAATTTCAAAAACTCTGTCCAGAAGGAAATGGTTGTACTACTATTTCTTTAGTTGGTAAATGCGAACAGAATTATTGGGGAGGAAAAACAACTCCGCAAATTCTAATTGAAGAGTATGAAATTGATGGGCAAAGTAAATATTATTTTTAGTTTATAAAGACTATTTATAGTCTTTAATAATTATATAAGGAGGAGAATAATGTTATATATTAATTCTCAAAACACCAATTTTGAAGCTGATTCAAGAACTACTGATGGAGTTCAGTTAGCACATTTTTCAGCTAGTATTTCTAAAGCTAATGCATCTTTTTCTTTATTTATTGAAGATGTATCTCATGCTTCAGATAGTCAGATTGATGAAGATTTTATTGAGTTTAAGAAAGAAGCTTTAGGCTTTTATGCTAAAACTCCAGAAGTAACTATTACGTCTGATGCTTCATCTAATGATTAATTTATTTTAATCCAATATCTAAAGGGCTAGAGAGATTCTCTAGCCTAATAGATATATTTAAAGGAGCGATATATATGAAAGATACTACTGTAGGTGAATTATTAAATTCATATTTAACATGTGGAATTTCTTTTAATGAAATGATAAATGCTATATCAAGGCTTGCAGATAATGCCATTGCGGCAGAAGCCTTTACAGATACATTATGTAAGACCTTTTCAAAGATGGGATACTTAGAACAAGAGATCACAGAACAGAACCGGCCGGAGACAAGTGAAAAGACCGAAAACCCAAATCAAAAAATGGATTTAGAAATTTTTGAACCAAATGTTGGGCATATAGATTTTATAGAATTTGAAGACAATCCATTTTGTGATGGAATTATTTTTACGGAGGAATAAAAAATGAGACATGAAGTGAAAATTCCAGAGTCATATAGAGAGATATTAACTAAAGATGTGAGGTTATTTAAAGATATTCCAAGAGATATTAAAATTGTTCAACATGCTTATGAGCACAGAGGAGATGAAAAGTATTGGAATTATACTTCATATGATATTTATTTAAGAAATGAGTTAGTGCTTTCTTTTAATAGAAATTATTCTACTTGTCCACCTTTTGAATATGCAAAAATTAATAATAAAGAATATCTTATTACTTCTGGAGATTATCAATGTATTACAGTCTTAGATTTAACAGAACGAAAAATTTATGATTTTACTAATGAGGAAAGGTATAAATTTGGATGCGGTTTTTGTCCAATAGATATTACATATGATGGAGATGATAAAACCCTCTTTGTTGAAGGATGCATTTGGGGCTGTCCATATGAAACAATAATTTTTAGAGATGTTAATCTTTTAGATATTGATTTTTCAACTGCTGAATATGAAGATGATGAGGATGAATACTGTGACTATGAGGAGAAGTAAAAATGACTCTTACTGAAAAACAATTAGAAGGACTTAAAATTGCAATAACTAGATATAGAGATCGTGATAAATATACTGTAATATCAGGATATGCAGGAACAGGGAAGTCAACATTAGTACGTTTCATTATTGACTTTCTTGATGTAGATCCAGAAGATGTTGCATATGCGTGTTATACAGGGAAGGCTGCTGAGGTATTAAGAAAAAAAGGTAATAAAAATGCTATGACATTACATAAATTACTATATGATAGTTTTCCGCGTCCAGGTGGAGGATTTTTTCGTAAACCTAAAAAGTATTTAGATTATGAGATTGTTGTAGTAGATGAAATTTCTATGGCGCCTAAATCTATGATAGAAATGCTTTTAACGCATGATGTATATTGCATTTTCCTTGGAGATCCATTTCAGCTTCCTCAGATTGATAAAAATGAAGCACATGATTTCTTAGATCATCCACATATTTTTTTAGATGAAGTAATGCGGCAAGCAACAGAATCAGAGATTATTCAATTAACTATGAAAATTCGCAATGGAGAGGAACTTAAATATTCATCTGGACATGAGGCAATGGTTATTCCTAAAAAAGATTTAGTTACTGGTCATATGCTTTGGGCAGATCAAATTATTTGTGCCACAAACGCAACAAGATTATCTTTAAATAAACAAATGAGAGATTTGCTTGGTTATAGCGGACTTCCACAAGACGGCGAAAAAATGATCTGTTTAAGAAACTATTGGGAAGATTTTTCAGAGGATGGAAACGCGGTATTAGTGAATGGTACAACTGGAATTTTACGAAATCCTTTTAAAACGTATATTATGGCTCCAAGATATATCAAAATGAGAAATCATCAGATGGATGTTATTTGCGGAGATTTTATATCTGATGAAAATAAAGTATTTAATTCAATAGATATGGATAGAGCAATGATTGAAACTGGTGAACCTTGTTTAGATTGCCGGGAATCTTATGCTCTTGGAAAATTAAAAAACAAAATTGGAGATATTGTACCTAGACAATTTACGTATGGGTATGCCATAACTGGACATAAATCACAGGGCGGCGAATTTGATAAGGTTCTGGTTATAGAAGAAAATTTTCCATTCAATAAGATCGAACACGCTCGATGGTTATATACTTGTTGCACAAGGGCTTCGGAAAAACTTGTATTAGTTAGGGGTTAATATGAAAAATACTTATGTAAAAACGATAGAAGAAGCATATATTCTTTGGAGAAAAAGAGATGTAGGAAAAGCACAAGATTTTACTAATCAAAAAATTAACAAATGGACTATTTTATATAGAACAACAGATCCAAGAAGACCAATGTGGATAGGACAATGCGAATGTGGAAATATTGGTAAATTAAGAGCTGGGTCATGGTCTCAGCAATGTGAAGAATGTCAACATAAACAAATGCAAAAAGATTATACAGGAATGCGTTTCCATAAATTAATTGTTTTAAATGAAAGAAAGCGGAAAAATGGAAAAACTTATTTAAAATGTAAATGTGATTGTGGGAATGAGACTTGGGTTTCAAATGGAAATTTAACATCAGGAGAAGTTAAATCTTGTGGGTGTTTATCTCATCAATGTAATCAAGAATTAGAGGATTTAACTGGAAAAATATACAATGATTTAACTGTATTGAATTTAGCTTTTAAAAAAGATGGACATAGATATTGGCATTGTAAATGTAAATGTGGAAATGAAAAAGACATTAAAACATCAGATTTAACTACAAATAAAGTAAAAAGTTGTGGATGTAGAAAATATCTGCAAATTAGTCCAGGAGATAAGTTTGGAAAATTAACAGTTATTTCTAAGTTAGACAATAAATATAGTAGTGGAGGATTTCTATATAAATGCAAATGTGAATGCGGAACACAGTCTCATATAGTCGTTGGTTCAAGATTAGTAAATGGAAGTATAAAGAGTTGTGGTTGTGGAAGAAGAATTTCGTATGAAGAAGAAAATATTGCCAATTTATTAGAACAATTAAATTTACCTTTTATTAGACAATATAAAGATTTAAGGCTAAATGAACTATATCCCACTCATGGGCGCCCAATGGAATATGATTTTTATGTAGATGAAATGTATATAATAGAATATGATGGTTCTCAACATTTTTACTATAAAGGAACTGGATGGGATACAAAAGAACATTTTGAAAGAGTTAGAAAAAATGATTTGATAAAAAATCAATATTGCTTTAATAATAATATTCCTATTATTCGTATTCCATATGATGCAGATTATACAATAGAAGATTTAAAACTTGAAACAACAAGATTTTTATTAACAAAGGATAATGAAAAAAATTATTATAACTCAAGAATAAAAGAATAAAAGGAGAGTATAATATGGCGTTAGATCTTTGGAATCCAATTCATGGCTGTAAAGGAAAAAGTGAAGGTTGTGAACATTGTTATGCAAAAACGATAGATGATAGATATAAAAGAGATTTCTTTGAATGTAAAAAATTAACTAGTCAATTTAATTATCCTGTTAAAAAAGATAGACAGGGTAATTATAAAGTGCCTTCTGGAATATGTCTACGAGTATGTATGAATTCAGATTTTTTCTTTGAAGGATTAGATCAGTTTAGAAATGAATGCTGGGATATAATGTCAAGGCGTCCAGACGTTTTATTCTATTTACTTACTAAAAGGCCAGAACGAGTTATAGAATGTTTGCCTTCTTGGTGGAATGAGAGACCATTAAATAATGTAATAATGAATGTAACTTGTGAGAACCAGAAAAGAGCTGATGAAAGAATTCCAATATTACGAGAACTGCCTTTTCAATTTAAAGGAATTATGTGTGCTCCTTTATTAAGTGAAATTCATATTGAAGATTATCTGGCAGAAGGGTTTATTATGAATGTAAATTGCGGCGGCGAAAATTATGGGGGCGCAAGACCTTGTCATTACGAGTGGGTTGCTAGTCTTAGCGAGCAATGTGCGGCTGCGCGCACTAAATTTACTTTTATAGAAACTGGAAATAATTTTCTTAAAAATGGAATTAAAGTAAATACTGGATCAAGTAAAACCCAACAGGGTATTTATGCTAGATCTCTTGGATTAAATATATTAGAAGACGGCGCTTTATATACTCCGATCTTTAAACCTCGATATGGTGATTTATGTAATAAATGTGGAAGTCAACCAATTTGCATGGGTCTTGAGCCTGGAAAAACAGACTGCTATTAAAGGAGAATATTATGAAAGTTGTTAGTATTGATTTTGATATTATCATGTCACCATCTATCGAATTTTATAATGATTTACTACATGATGAAGATAGCATAGATACTTATCTTAATAAATTTCCTTTTATATCTGGTATTAAAGCAGATTTATATCAGTATGATTGTTTGACTCAATATCTTTGCCAGATGTTTAAAAAACTAGACAAGGATAAAATTATTTTTATTACATCTCACGAAGAGCTAGTTACGATAACTAAAGATTTTGAGCCGTTTGATTTAATAAATATAGATCATCATCATGATATTGGATATGAAGGAGAACGATGGAAAGCTCCTAAATACACTAAACCTGATTGCGGTAATTGGGTAAAATATTTATGGGATAATAAAAAGATTAATTCATACACATGGATTCGCAATAAAGACTCTAATCCATTAGATGAAGATGCTAATCCAGCCTATATTACAAGAGATATTTTATTTGATGATTTTGATTTTCCACTATTGGAAGATGCGGATTATGTAATTCTTTGTAAATCTTTTGAGTGGGTTCCCTTCGATTATCAAATTTTATATTATACTTGGGCGAATATTTATGATTCTTTTTATTCTCTTAAAGAAGATTTAATTGATAAATTATAATAAAAATGATATAATATATGTAGAAAATAAAATATGAAAGGAAATATTAATGAGAAGAAGTTATTTTAATTGTCATTCACATACAATGTATTCTAACATTAGACTTCTTGATTGCATTAATAGACCAGAAGCCCTAATTGATAAAGCGATTGAATTAGGGCTTTCTGGCATTGCAATTACAGATCATGAATGTTTATCTGCTCATGTTTCCGCTCTGCAACATCTTGAAAAAATTCAAAACAAAGATTTTAAAGTTGCTTTAGGAAATGAAATCTATCTTGTTGATGAAAGACAAAATGGTCAGAAATATTATCATTTCATTCTTATTGCAAAAGATGAAATTGGATATAGAGCTTTAAAAGAATTAAGCTCTACAGCTTGGTATTATTCTTACTCTGATAGAGGAATGGAAAGAGTTCCAACTACAAAAGATGAATTAAGTGATATTATCCAGCAGTATAAAGGTCATGTCATAGCAACCACAGCTTGTATTGGCGGTGAGTTATCAAGCAATACATTATTAGCTGAGGAATCTAAAAAAGTTAATGATATTAATTCTTATAATTTCTATATGGATAAAGTTCAAGATTTTATTTTATATTGCTTGAACTTATTTGGTGATGATTTTTATATTGAGTGCGCGCCTTCAACTGCTGAAGATCAGATGACCGTCAATATGAAATTATACCAAATTGCCCAAATGTTTGGAATTAAAATGGTTGTTGGTACTGATGCTCATTATCTTACAAAAGAAGATCGAGCTGTACATAAAGGTTATCTTAATTCTAAAAATGGAGAGCGTGAAATTGATTCTTTTTATGAATTTGCACATTTAATGGATTCAGAAGAAATTGAAGAATTATTATCCCCTTGTTTTCCATATGGTTTTGTAGATAAAATTTTAGATAATACTCTTGAAATGCAAGATAAAATTGAACAGTATTCTCTTTTTCATAAGCAGGATATTCCAAGAGTAGAAGTTAAAAAATATCCTAAAAATATTCCATGGAGTATTGATAGCGAGTCTTGTCCAAACTTAACTCGATTGGCGCACTCTGATGATGACCAAGATAGATATTGGGTAAATCAGTGTCTTGAATCTTTGGAAGAAAAAAATCTAATTACAGATAATAGATATATCACAGAACTTGAAGAAGAAGCTAGAGTTAAAACTGTAATTAGTGAAAAACTTGAAACGAATATGTTTCGTTATCCGAATACTTTACAACATTATATTGATATGATTTGGGATTGTGGTTCGATGGTTGGCGCAGGTCGTGGTTCTTCATGTGCCGCATTAAATCATTATCTTATGGGTATTACTCAGCTTGATCCTATTGAATGGGATCTTCCGTTCTTTCGTTATCTTAATGATGAGAGAGTCGAACTCGGTAGTCTAATATTGATATTGCCGAGTTGTAAATAAAGAATGTGAACCTTGCTAAAGGGTGTGTAATTAAAAAAAAATTATGCTAACGGTATCAGCAAAATAAGGTTTATCAAAAAAAATATAAACACGAATCAGCTGACTAAGAGAACGAGTGGCCTGAAATATGGTTGGACTTTGCAATACCGTGCTTTAATAAAATTTATTGGAGTGTAGAGACTAAATAAAACTTTTTATAAAAGTTTTGAGAGGGATGGAGATGCACTGTCCCGTAGCGCATTCTAGCAATAATCGAAGTAATAACTCTCAGTAGATTATTGTGAAAGAGATAGTCCAATAAAAGGATATTGATATTGATATATGTCCATCTAAGAGACCTTTAATTCTTCAAAGAATTAGAGAAGAAAGAAGCGCAATGCTTAAAGAAGGAATTGCGGAATGGGCAAAGAAAGCACTTGGTTGTACTCTTATTGCAACTTTTGGAACAGAAGGAACTAAATCTGCTGTATTAACCGCTTGTCGTGGATATAGATCTGAGGATTATCCAGAAGGAATTGATATTGATGAAGCTCAGTATATGTCATCTTTAATTCCAGAAGAGCGTGGATTTTTATGGCCAATTAAAGATGTTGTTAATGGTAATCCAGAAAAAAATAGAAGACCAATTTCTGTATTTGTGCGTGAAGTAAATAATTATCCAGGTTTATTGGATATTATTATGTCTATTGAAGGTCTTGTAAATAAGCGTTCTTCTCATGCTTCTGGAGTTATTCTTTTTGATGGTGACCCATTTGAGCATAGCGCCTTTATGAAAACTCCAAAAGGAGAGGTTATTACTCAGTTTGATCTTCATAATGCTGAGTATATGGGCTTAACAAAATATGATTTTCTTGTAACTGAGGTTCAGGATAAATTAGTTCAAACAATTCAATTACTTCAGGCTGATAATTTAATTGATCCAGAGTTAAAATTACGTGAAGTATATGATAAGTATTTTCATCCAAATGTTCTTCCTCTACAGGATCAAAAAATTTGGGATGCTCTTAGTAATGTATCTGTAATTAATACATTTCAGTTTGATTCACAGGTTGGAGCCCAAGCAGCGAAAATGATTAAACCGCAGAATGTGCTTGAAATGGCAGATGCGAATGGTCTTATGCGACTCACTGGAGAAGAAGGTGAGGAACGCCCAATGGTAAAATACTGTAAGTATAAGAAAGATATTAGCTTATGGTATAAAGAAATGGATAATTTTGGTCTAACAAAAGAAGAGCAAAAAACTATTGAACCTTATTTTAAACAATCATATGGAGTTCCACCAAGCCAGGAGCAATTAATGAGAATGTTAATGGATAAAGATATTTGCGGTTTTTCTCTTGGTGAAGCAAATGCGGCTCGTAAAATTGTTGGTAAGAAGCAGATGTCAAAGATTCCAGAATTGAAAGCAAAAGTTTTATCTAAGGCGACTTCCAAAAAATTGGGAGAATATATCTGGAAATATGGTGCAGGTCCACAGATGGGTTATTCATTCAGCGTTGTGTAAATGGCGCTTACACACTTAACCGATTCATCATCGGGGTAATTAATTGAAAATTGATTCTGGTAAAATCAATGATTAATTGCTAACGAGGGTAAAATCTCGTGACAAATCAGTTTAAAAGAGGTATTAAAATTTTCAAATATCCACAGAGAGGAGGGAGAAATATGTATTATATTTATAAATATACCAATAAGATAAATGGAAAGATTTATATTGGACAAACAAATGATTTGCAAAAAAGATTTAATGGGCATAAAAGTGAAGCTTTTAATATTAAAAGTAATGGATATTATTTACCTTTTCATTGCGCAATTAGGAAATATGGAATGAATAATTTTTCATATGAAGTTTTAGAAGAAATTGCAGATGGAGAATCAAAAGATTTTATAAATGATAGAGAAATTTATTTTATTGAACATTTTCACTCTTTAACTACTGAAAATGGATATAACTTAACTAAAGGTGGAGATGGATGTTCAAAACCTCCATTAACTTATTTAGAAAAATTGCAACGTTCTAAATTATTTACAGGAGAAGAGATTAAAGATATTCAGAGGAGATTAATAAATGATGAAGAATATGATGATATCGAAAAAATTTATTCTCCAAAATTAAAAAGAACTTTTTTAGTTAATATTAATACAGGAGCTAATTTTTATAATCCTGATTTTAATTATCCATTAAAGAAAAATGCTAAAAGCAGATTTTCTCAAAAAGAGATTAGAGAAATTAAAAATAGAATTAAATCAGGGGAAAAATATTCTAGTATACAAAAAGATTTTAATATTAAAAGCGCTGGTTTTTTATCAATGATAAATACTGGAAAATATTTTTATAGTGAAGAAGATACTTATCCACTTTGTAATAAAGGAAGTAGAAAGGAAAATAATCAAATTTGGGTAAATGGAATTATAAAAGATATTTTAGAAACTGATTTATCTCTTAATAAAATTGCTATAAAATGGAATAAAAGTTATTCAACTGTAAAAAATATTAATGCAGGACGAGCGCATAAAAAAGAAAATCTTTCTTATCCTTTAAGAAAATAAAAAATAAACCTTTTAAACTTGAAATGTTGTATCGACTATCCTGGATTAGACCGGGAGTACTGGAACTATTGATACGTTCTGGGAAATAGTGTGCAGTCAAGAAGCCTTACCAACTTCACTACTACGACTGTAAAAAATAGTCAGTTATTTTTATAATAATGCATACACGCATTAGCTTATTCTTTCATCGGTGTTCAGACATTATTTATTGCAACTAACTGGGATCCTATTTATTGGAACACAGCTTGTTTGATTGTAAATAGTGGCGCAACTGATCCAGAAAATGCAGGACAAACTGATTATGGTAAAATTGCAAAAGCTATGGGTGAAATTATTAATGCTGGTATTAATCTTAGTTTAGTAAATATTAATCATTCAGATTTTGGATTTAAGCCAGATGCAGAAAATCATAGGATTCTTTATGGCATGAAAGCTATGTTGAATGTTGGTGATGATATAATTGAAGCGACAATTAAGAATAGACCTTATGTTTCTCCTAGAGACTTTTTAAATAAAGTTCATCCCGGAAAGCAAGCAATGATTTCGCTTATTAAAGGTGGAGCTTTTGATGATATGATGGATCGTCGTCAGTGTATGGGATGGTATATCTGGGAAACATGTGATAAGAAAAAGAGACTTACATTGCAGAATCTTCCTGGTTTGATTCGACATAATCTTCTTCCAGAAGATACAGATGAAAGAGTTATGGCAAGAAGAATCTATGAATTTAATAGATACTTAAAAGCAATGTGTAGACCAAATAAAGCTATGACATATTATACACTTGACGATAGAGCCTTTAATTTCTTATCTGAAATAGAAATGAATGACTTAATTACATGTGATGGATTAGGATATTATCTTGATGTAAAAGCATGGGATAAATATTATCAGAGTTGGATGGACGTCTTTAGAGTTTGGATTGCCGCAGATAAAGAAGCCATTTTAAATGAGCTTAATTCTAAAATCTTTATGGATGATTGGCAAAAATATGCCAAAGGAACAATATCTGCATGGGAAATGGAAGCATTATGTTTTTATTATCACGAGCATGAATTAGCGCATGTAAATAATACTTTATATGGTTTTAGTGATTTCTTTAAGCTTCCAGAAAATCCAGTAGTTGAAAGAACTTTCACCAAAGGTGGAAAGACAATTAACATCTTTAAATTAAATAAGATTTGCGGCACATGTATTGCTAAGAATAAAGCAAAGAGTACAGTTACCTTATTAACCACTTCTGGAGTTGTAAATGTTAAGTTTAGAAAAGAATATTTTGCTTTATTTGATAAACAAATTTCAATTAAAGGCGATGATGGAGTAAAACATGTGGTTGAAAAATCTTGGTTTAATAGAGGTAATATGATTGTAGTAATGGGTATTCGCTCTGGAGATGATTTTATTTCTAAGAAATATGCATCTTCTGGTGGTCATCAGTTATACAAAATTGATGAAATATATGAAGATGGAAGAATCCGATTAAGAGATCATAGATATCAAGGTGATTTGGAAGAGGAGTAATCCTCTTCCAAAAGGAGGTATAATGTATAAGATTATTGCAATAATTGGCAAAGCGGGGTCTGGTAAAGATACAATTTTGCAAAAGGTATTAGAGAAAGATTGTACTTTGCATGAGATTGTTAGCTGTACTACAAGACCACCAAGAGAAGGTGAGATAGATGGTATTAATTATTTCTTTTTAGACCCAGAAACTTTTGGAGACAAGGTTCTAAAAGGAGAAATGTTAGAAGCAACATGTTTTAATGATTGGTTTTATGGAACAGGTTTTGAATCATTAAGATCAGATATTTGGAATATTGGAGTTTTTAATCCAGCTGGAATAGAGTCTTTATTACATAATAAAAATGTTGATGTGCATGTATTTTATGTGCAAGCCTCAGATAAGACGAGACTCTTACGCCAACTCAATAGAGAATCTGATCCAGATGTTAATGAAATAATTAGACGTTTTAGAGCTGATATGCTTGACTTTGATGGGGAAGAATTGGATTTTAAATATGAAGATATTATAAATGAAACTGAATCTGATTTAAGTTTAGGAATTAAAAAGATTCTTGAACTTGCCCATGAGACCGCATAAAGGACAAAATAAGATAATAAAATAATAACAAACTCTAAATATAGTGTAGGCCCCTATGGACTATACTATATTTAGACGGAGGGATTAAATGTTAAATATTATAAAAAGAGATGGTACTTCAGTACCTTTTGATAAACAAAAAATTATTAATGCAGTAAATAGTGCTATGATTGAAGTTGATGGAACTTTATATGAGACTGACACTGCTGAAGATATTGCAGAAGATATTCAAATTGCTCTACAAGATATGAGCAAAATTAAAAAAGATTTAGCCGCTGTTGATGTTGAAAAGATTCAAGATATGGTTGAAGACTTCTTAATGCGCTCTGAGCGTAGAGATGTAGCGAAAGCGTATATTCGTTATCGCTATAAGAGAGAAGCCGCAAGAAATCATAATGATGAATTCATTAAAGCTATTAGTGAAAAATTAACCGCAAGTAATGTTCAGAATCAAAATGCTAATGTTGATGAACATTCTTTTGGAGGTCGTATGGGTGAAGCTAATAGCGTAATGACAAAAGACTATGCGCTAAATTTCATTATCTCTAAAAAAGCAAGGGAGAATCACTTAAATAATGAAATCTATATACATGATCTTGATAGTTACGCTGTTGGTATGCATAATTGTCTCTCTATACCTTTTGATGATTTGTTGGCGAATGGGTTTAATACAAGACAGACAGATGTGCGGCCCGCTAATAGTGTTAACACTGCTTTCCAGCTTGTGGCTGTTATTTTCCAATTGCAATCTTTACAGCAATTTGGTGGGGTTAGTGCTACTCATCTTGACTGGACTATGGTACCTTACGTAAGAAAGAGCTTCTGGAAACATTTCAAAGACGGTATGACATATCTTGAAAATCAGTCTTGGAGTATTATGCCAGATAATAGTAATCGTTCTATTACTGATGAAGTATACTTAAACTGGCCCAAAACCTATAAATATGCCATGGATATGACTCTTAAAGAAATTTATCAAGCAGTTGAAGGGATGTATCACAATCTAAATACATTACAATCTCGCTCTGGCAATCAGTTACCTTTTACTTCTATTAACTATGGAACTTGTACATTAGAAGAAGGAAGAATTATTACTAAAGCTCTATTGGAAGTATCTATTGAAGGTATTGGTAAACTTCATAAAACTTCAATTTTCCCATGCGGAATTTTCCAGTGTATGAAAGGTGTTAATAGACAGCCAGGAGATCCAAATTATGACTTATTTCAGTTAGCTTTAAAATCAACAGCGCAGAGACTTTATCCAAATTATGCAAATGTTGATTGGAGCGGCAATGAAGGATATGATATAAATGATCCATGTACTTATTTCTCAACGATGGGATGCAGAACAGCCAATGGTTGGGATGTTAATGGTCTGGATCAGAGAAAAGATGGACGTGGAAATATTTGTCCTGTAACAATTATTATGCCCACGTTAGCTATGGAAACAAAAGAAAAAATAAAAACTTTAAGTAAACTATCTAATGATGAAGAATCTGGATATAATTTAATTGAAGAATTTATGGATTTATTAGATATTAAAATCCATGAAGCAAAAGATATGCTAATTGAACGTTTTGATTGGATTTGTTCTCAGTCTGCGGATTCTGCTAAGTTTATGTATGAGAATGGAGTAATGGCAGGATATGTTCCAGAAGAAGGGATTAGATCAGCCCTTAAGCATGGTACTTTAGCTATTGGGCAAATTGGATTAGCTGAAACTCTCCAAATTCTTATCGGTAAAGATCATACTACAAAAGAAGGTATGGAGTTAGCTAAACAGATTGAACAATTATTTAAAACTAGATGTGCTGAATTTAAAGAAGAATATAAATTAAATTTTGGAGTTTATTATACTCCGGCTGAGAATTTATGTTATACCTCTTTAAAGAAATTCAAAGATAAATATGGAGAAATTCCTAATGTATCAGATAAAGAATTTTTTACAAACTCAATTCATGTTCCAGTATGGAAAAAAATAAGTCCTTTTGATAAAATTGATATTGAATCACAGCTTACTGGCTACAGTTCTGCGGGATGTATTACTTACGTAGAGCTTGATTGTGGAATTAAAAATAATCTTGAAGGATTAGAACAAGTAGTTAATTATGCTATGGATCATGATATTCCATACTTTGCGGTCAATGTACCTAATGATACTTGCCTTGATTGTGGATACTGCGATGAATTTAATGATACTTGCCCAGTTTGCGGAAGTCATCATATTCAGCAATTACGTCGTGTAACCGGTTATTTAACTGGTAATTATACAACAGCTTTTAATTTGGGTAAGCAAGACGAAGTGCATCATAGGGTTAAGCATGGAGGTTACTTAGAATGAATTATGCAGGCATTATAAAAAATGATTTTGCCGCTGCTCCTGGAGTTTCTGTTTCATTCTTTACTCAAGGTTGTCCTCATAGATGTCCGGGGTGTCATAACCCCGAGACATGGGACTTTGATGGTGGAAAAGAATTTACTCCAGAAACAATTCAAGAGATTGTTAATGCTTTAACGGCAAATGGAATAAAACGGAATTTATGTATTATGGGAGGAGAGCCTCTCTGTCCAGAAAACCAATTACTGACTTTACTTGTAGTTAATTCTATCAAAGAAAAATTACCAAATGTGAAGATCTACCTATGGACAGGATACACTTTGGAAAATTTAAAAGAAAGTAATTTTCCAAAAGTAAAAAGTATCTTAGATAATATTGATGCTCTAATTGATGGGCCTTATGTTGAATCTTTAAGAGATACGACTTTATTTTTAAGAGGTTCTAGTAATCAGAACATTTATTATGCACCTTTTGACTTTTAACATATTTTTTGATATAATATATTTAAAATAAGAAAGGAGCATAGTAGATGGTTACTTTTCAAACTAGAAAAGAGTTAGATAATCCTCTTTTATATTTTGAGCCTGGCGAAATTGCTTGGATTGAAGATGAAAAAGAATTTTATGTGTGGAATAAAGGCTGGAAAGCAATGAATATTAAATCTGATGGTTTAGAATTAAATCTATACGATATGAATAAACAAATCATTTCTCAGCTACCAATATATAATCAAGAACAAATTAAAGATATGATAGATTCTATCAACAAGATGGCAGAATCCTCAGATAATAAATATTTTATGCTTTATGGAAAAGAGATTAGTTATTTTACGTTATTCTCAAGGACTGGCGATAATCTTGAATATGATAATTTAGGATTAGCAGTAGTTGATTGCTTACAAAGTGTAGGAGAGTTAGTCTCATTGTCTGAAAATCAAGTTGATAATGCACTTGAAATTTGGGTAAAACAAAAAGAAAATGTAACTTGTTTATATTTGTTTGAGTATGATAAAGGAGTTGTTACTTTCCGTGGATAATAAACTTGTATGTACAGTAGATTATTTTGTGATAGATCAAACTATTTTTATTGTACAAGATGATAAAATTATAGAAACAGCAAAATCTCCATTATGGGAATTAGTAGATAATTTAAATGATTTAAGTTATGCTTTAAATATTCCACATATAATACTTGAAGGAGATAAAGAATATTTAAGCGACATAGTAGAAAATCTTTATAAAACAACACAATTTTCAAATAATGAATTAAAAGTAGAGGTATTTTAATTATGGATAAATATTTAATTAATAGTGTAAATACTTACAGAGTTCCAACAGTAGAAGACGCTCTGGCATTAAGAAAAGAACTTGAACAGATTGATTGCGGCGAGCTTACTAGCTTTAGTTATACAACGAAATATATTAAAGCTAAAGGCGAAATTATCGAAGAGTATCAGGTGGTTAAAGCAAAAATTACTTTTAACGAAGAGAAAGATCCAGAAGAGCATATTGATGTTCAGTATGGAAGTGGGTTTTAAATATGGCGAAATTTGAAGTAGTTAGTAAATATGCGGATGCTGATATTCAGCTTCCTGTAAGAAAAACTAAGGAAGCCGCAGGTTATGATTTTACGGTTGCCGCAGATACAGTTATTATGCCATATGAAACTTTATATGATACTCTAAGAATCGCGGACAGACTTCCAATTAGTGAAGAAAAAATTAAAACTATTGATGAAGTTGCAACATTGACTAAGAAATATAAAGCAAAACCGACTTTAGTTCCAACAGGAATTAAATGCAAGCTTGAGCCGGGCACTTATCTTGAACTTAGTGTGCGCAGTTCTTCTCCTTTAAAATATTGGCTTCTTTTGGCTAATGGAGTTGGAATCATTGATGGTGATTACTATAATAATCAAGATAATGAAGGAGAAATTTTCTTTCAGTTGATTAACCTTTCCCCTTATCCAATTTTATTGAAGAAAGGTGACGCTATTGGTCAAGGTATTATTAAGCCTTATCTGAAAACAGAAGATGATGTTGAAGGTGGGCTTAGGGTTGGTGGCTTTGGATCCACCTCATACGCAGATCAAGATGTGTTACAGTCAGCTACATGAGATTGTTAGCTTTAGATCAAGCAAGTAAAGTTTCTGGATATGCGGTTTTTATTGATGGAAAATTAGAGACTTTTGGAAAATTAAGTTTTAATAATGAAAGTCTTGGGGAAAGATTATTTAGAATACGTGAAGCTGTTGCTAAATTAATTGCTGACTATGGTATTGAAGAAGTTATTTTTGAAGATATCCAACTTCAATCTAATGTTGGCAATAATGTTCAGACTTTTAAAGCTTTAGCAGAGGTTTATGGAATTATTTATGAATTGGTAACTGAATTGGATTTACCTAATACATCTGTATTAGCTAGCTCTTGGAAATCTGCACTTGGAATAAAAGGGAGAACTCGCCAAGAGCAGAAGCGAAACGCGCAAGCTTATGTTACTAATGTATATGGAATAAAAGCAACGCAAGATGAATCAGATGCGATTTGTATTGGTTCTTATCTTCTAAATAAAAAAGATAAAGTAGATACTTTAATGAAAGAATCTGAAAAAGGATTTGATTGGTCAGATTAATTTAAAATTCGCTTTCTATTTTTTATATTCTATGAGGACATAAAAAGGCTAGGAGGCGAATTTTTTTTTATTTATGTTAGAATTTATTGTGAAATATTGGATTGAGTTTTTGTTTGGACTTATCGTTACGGGTGGAGGAATCTTCTTAAAACGATATGCGGAGTTAGTAAAAAAAGAACAAAAAGCTCAACAAAATGAATTCTATAGTAAACTGAAAGCCGAGATATCAGATAGTTATCAACAGTCTCAATATGACGATAAGGTTCTCCAGGGAGAGATTGATGACTTAAAAGACGAATTGAATTGTTTAAAGAAGGGAATTTTGTCTCTTCAAGGGCGTCAATTCAAACAAGCATGTATTATGTTACTTAATGAAAATCATGACATTTCTTTAGAAGAGTATCAAGAAATTGATAATGATCATGATGCTTATAATGGGTTAGGTGGTAATCACAATGGAGATCGTTTATTTAATTTAGTCAAAAAGAAGGCTGAAAGGACTTTAACAGTTACTACAGATGAAGCTGATGAATAAACAAAAAAATGGGAAGAACTATAAAAGTTCTTCCCTTATTTTTTTATGCTAATTTAGAAGCAAGTACAGCTATCTTCTTTTGTAGCAGTTGTTTTTCTTCTGGAGATGCAGTGGATGCCATTTCCATTACATCTTTTTGAAGCTCATTGATATAGCCTTCAAGGTGTTGCATTGAAAGAATTGGGTCATTACTCATTTTTTTAACTTCTTTATATTCGTGATAATGTTTTTCAATAGGTCTATCTTCTTTCATTGTGTGCGGTTGATAGGCATCATGATGCGTCATAATTTCTTCTGAATCTGATTCTTCCATTGCTTTTACAATGCTGCAATAATACATTGTTTCAGCAATATCTTTAATCATATCTACAACTTCGCCTAATTCTTTAGTATCTGCGCACTGTGGATTTTCTAATTCCATTTCCACTTGTTCCATAAGCATTTTTTTCATTCTTTTAAGATCTTTCATTTACGCCACCCTTTCAACAATTAAATTAGCATTTTGAACTAAGATAGATTGTGTTGAAGTATTTTTAATACTAACTTGAGAGCAGCATCCTTTTGGGACATCAATAAAAATTGCGCCAGATACTGAATTATAATCATCAACTGCTCCAGGAGTAGAAATCATCATTGAAGAAGCAATAGGTTCTCCATCAATAGTAATTGCTACCGAGATTGAATCAGCTGTGCCACCTGTTGGAACTGCTATATTACATCCAAAAGTGACTCTGTAACGAGCTCTGCATTGTTGCGTTAGACCGCGCAAATTAACAAGCCCGCTTCCACTTCTATGGAGAATACTGCAGTTACCTTCAACCGCAGTATTCGTAAATAATATATCTTGATTAGCTGCTACTGTTTGAGCTGTTGTCGCAGTAATTTCCATAAATACAAATCTCCTTTACTTATTTACTTAACAACTACATCCATTAGAATAAGCTGCATATGGACTACCCGTCAAATATGCAGGAATTGGACATGGACGAAGTTCATTTACTAAGTAAGCGTTCTGAGCGCATTGAGATAACTGGAAGTTAGCTGACTGTAGCTCATTATTCTTAGCTTCTAATCTATCACGTAACTCTTGCATTGTGTTAGCATTAATTAAAGCTCTTGTTTGTTCAGCTTCTTCTCTAATTGCTTGAGTTATTTCACAAGTATTTCGAGAATTATCATATCTAACTGCATCTATATTGCGGTTTGTATCACAGCAACAAGACTGCATTGCATAACGATTATCAGCTAAGTTAGCGTTTACTGTATTAAAACCTTGTGCAACAGAACTAAATCCTGTACACAAATCACGTTGCACGTTACCAAAATTGGTCAATAGAGTTGTGTTGTTAGTATAGAATCCATCACAAAGTCCTTGCTGAACTCCTCTAACACCATTTTCTACATTCTGGAAGTTTAAGTCTTGACTTAAATCTGCTCTAGTTAAGGCGCCCTGAGTTGCAGCTGAATTAGCTCCATTACCCCAGTTGCCTCCCCAACCTCCGCCCATAAAGACGAATAAGAATAGGATTATAATCCACCAAGCTCCCATGCCATCTGTCCAGCCAGCTTCTCCACGATTTCCAGAAGCAGCTGCAATATCTGATAATGAATATCCTGAACCTTGATTAAACATATTGGTTCCTCCTTTTAAAATTATCTGAGGCCAAGCATTTGTTTAAAATTACTAAATTCTTGGTCAAAATCTACACCTCTCTGTTGGCATAAATTTCTAGCTAATTGTTCAATACCTTTTGTATCATTAGCTTGCGCCATACTTAAGAGGTTGTTACCCATAGGAGTTCCCTGCATTTGGCTTAAAAGATTCATCATTAATTGTTGTGGGTTTCCGCCATTTCTAATTAATTGAATAAACTGCATAGGATTAATATTCATTATATTACCTCCTTAAAAGTTTAAGTTTAATGGCTCTTTTGATTTTTCTTGTTCAGCTTTTTGCGGTTGCGGCTCGCTCATCGGGGTCGTCGATGCCGTAGAAGGTTGACTTAAAAAACTTTTTAATTGAGTCATAGCTATCTCAAATTCTTCTCGTGTTACATAAGCAGAACTATTCAACGGTGGTTCAACAGGCATTTCTTTCAATTCGTACATGTTTAGTGTGGCTGTGCCATCCATATTTATCTGCTTTGTGTAAATTTTTTTATTTGCCAAATCTGGGAAATAAAAAATCGAACCATCAAAATCTATTGTAGCAGCTCTCGCTTCTTCAATAGATGATACAGGTCTACCTTTTACAGTCGCCATCATCTGAGGACGCATCATTGAAGAAGGACTCTGCATCTGATTTTGATAGTATTGAGTTTGAGGTTGCATTTGGTTATAATAGCTATTATTTGTAGGATACATAAAAAGTATACTTCCTTTCTGTAAGAAAATTTTTCTCTCTTTCTTACATTATATATTGATTTTTGAATGGGCAAAATTTTAAAATAAAACCCTGAAATGTTGCATAAACTTTTCTCAAAAATTTTAAATACTTTTATAAAATTTATACAAAAGTATTAAACCGATCGGTTTAACACGCTATATGTTTTGTATACTTTGAACAAAAATATATTATAGATTTTTGTTAAAAATGAACAAAAAAATAAGGGAACCTCAATTAAGAGGTTCCCTTTTTAGTTTTTTGTTCATTTACTGTTGCTTCAATCATATTAATGATATAAGCATCTAAATCGCCATATGCTTCTTTTAAATAAGTTTTAGCATCATCATTTAAAATTTTTAAAACTTCAGTTAAGGTTTCTTGAAAAGCTGCTTCTTGCGCAGTCTTATCAAATGAGCCTTGCTGTTTTAAAGTTTCTACATAAGTTTGATTCGTTGCAATTACACAAGTAGTAATTGTATCTGTTAGCATATCTGTGTACTTTTTAGCTAATGCAGAATCTGACTCTGCATTAAAAGCTTCATTCTTTGCTTGGATATATTTAACTAAATATGTAGTTAAAATACCAAGTAAAGGAATAATACACACTTCAAAAATATCTGTTAATATTTGTAAAAAAGTTTCCATATTTTTTCCTCCTTATCACCAAGAACTTGTTGATGTCGATAACCCTGCATTATTTGCATGACTCGTTGTTGTAAAGGTTGGTTTCCAAGCACCATTAATATAAACATACGGAAAAGCTTGACGCCATCCATTAATATAAACATAAGGAATTCCGGATTTCCATCCACCATTATATATATTATTATTATATGTATAAGTATCATAAGCTTTAACTGCTTTAAAAGTTGCTGTTAAATATGATCTATAAACAGTTCCTGACTTACCAGTATATCCAGCTTTTACTCTAATTTTAATATTTTCCCCATAAGAAGCTGTTTGAGTTTTTTCGTCACTTACACAATATAATCCAGTGCTATCTAATGTTGATCCAGACGGACTCCATCCAACACTTGTCCAACCGTCATCATTATTATTATATTGTGCACCACTATATTGAATAAAGCTTCCTTGAAAATTGCCTTCTGTAACGCTTATTCCAACTTTATACTTAATTGTCCAGGTACTAGTTCCATATGAAATAGAATAGTAAAGGCCCACTTTAAATTTTGAATTCTCTGTTCCAGTCTCGCTTCCTAAAACTGTTGCCATTTTTACCTCCTTTTTTATAGTAATATATAAGATTATATATTTTAATATTTAAAAAATATTTGTCCATTTACTCCACTTGATGGAAGTGAAGTTCCACGATTTTTAGTTGTAAGAATAACACCATAATCGCTACGTAAATATAATAAATAATCCCAAGAATCAGATCCTACACGAGTCCTGAATCCAAGAGATCCATCTTCATATCCTTGAACATACATACCTCCAGAGGTATTTGTATCTGTACGTGTAAGGGTTAAATTAGCTTCTCCGTCTACGCTAACAGTGATATTTCCGCTAATATCAGCGGTGCCATTAAAAGAATTACCCCATAAACGTCTCGCAGTAGCAAGTTGAGTTGCTTTAGCAGCAGTTCCTGAGATACTAATACCCCAAGTTCCAGAAGCTCCAGAACCAGTTTGAGTTACAGTATAATTAGTATAATTATTATTATCAAGAACAAGATATTTACCTTCATTTTGATAAATAAAACCATCTATTTGAAGATAAAGAGCTTTATTTTTTTCAGCAAAAGCAATACTTGAACCATTAGATGTTTTCCAATTTGTTATTTGAGTATAGTCATTATCAGTCGTAAGGGTTCCCCATGTCCAAGATGATTCTCTACTATCAAATCCAAGCGGATAAGAAGAAGTTGTTGCATCTCCTAATAAGCTGGCAGTAATAGTTCCTGCACTAAAATTACCACTTGAATCACGCTTTACTACTGTACTTGCAGTATTAGAGTTAGTTGCTTGAATCCATGAAGGAGCCGCTGAACCATTCCCTTGAAGCAAATATCCAGAAGTTCCTGCACTGGTACTAGTAAGACTCACTGCAGTAGAATAATAAGCAACGCCATATTCAGTGCCACTAAAGACTGCTGCATTTAAGCTATAAGTGCAAGCAGCTGGGACACCAGCATTCCAATAAATAGGTTTTGTAGAACTTCCATAAGAATCTGCTGTTCCAACATATAATTTACTCCATTTATAATCAGAAGATCCAAGCGAAAGGCTATCTGTTAAAGGATCTATATTTCCTGCTGAAGTAATTTGTCCATTAAAAAAACTTGTTCCATTTACATATAGGTTATAACCAGGAGTAACTCCATCTGAAAGTAATTTATTAATATAAACACAATTCTTTTTTATCTGTAATGCTGGATTATCAGATCGTCCATTACCATCACTATCAAGAAACCATTGACTACTGCCTTCAACTCTATTCCCAGTCCAAAAAATAAATGATGTAAGAGATTGATTATTTACAAAGTTTAAAGCTTCATTACCAGCAGTTCCAAAATAAATATATGAATTATATATACTTCCAGAAGGTCTAAATTCAATAGCTCTCATATCAGCTGCATATATAGCTGTATTTGTATAATATGAGTATCCGTTAACTTGCAGAGAAGGGGTTACTGTAGTTTGAGTGTTTGAAGAAGTTGTAATCAAATATGGCGAACTTAATGAAGTTGTATTAATACCAATTTGACTACTTGTCATATAAATTGAACCTGCCGCAGATACTGTATTTGATTCATTAAAATAAGTAGCTCGATTTGCAGTTCCACTCTTTACATTTGCCCCTAATGAATAAAGACATTTTGTAATAGTGCCAGAATTTAAATATACTGGATCAGTACTAGACCCAACTGTTGAACTACTTTCTGTTGGAACTCCAGCATTTAAATACCATAATTTAATTCCACTACCTTTAGGAGATGTATAAGAACTAATTTCATTTGTTCCAGAATAATAAGCTAATGTATTAGAAGTGCCACTACTATTTACTTTTGAATTTAAACTATATGTACAAGCTGTTGGAACTCCATTATTCCAGTAGATCGGAATTGTTGAATCACCATAAGAATCATCAGAGCCCACATATAGTTTACTCCATCCATTCCCACTTACACCAAGACTTTGAGCATTTGCATTCGTTTCTTCAGCTTTTATAGGAACTATATTACCAGATGTAGTTATTTGAGCACCAATTCTATTGGCAGTACTATTTGCATTTGCTTCTAAATTAATCGCAGCATCAGATAATAAATATAGTGTTTCAGCGTATGGGCTAACTAAACTTTCCATATTACTAGCACTCTCGCCTGCTCCAACTAAAACCACACCACCACCGCCAATAGAAATTCCATTTCCATAAACATTAGAAGTGTTATCAATAAAACGAATCATACTCCAAGTTTTCTGAGAGCCTGCATAATTAATATTTATTCCAGAAGTGGTTATATTTCCGCCTAAATAACTTGATCCATTAACATAAAAATTATAAGATGGTTCTGATGTACTATTAATAGCTATCTTAGAACTATTTATATAATGAGAAGATGCGCTTAATGCAGATGTTGAACTCGGATAATAAATTCTATTAGCTGTAAAACTAGTTAAGCCAGTACCTCCATAAGCAGTTCCAATAGTTGTAGCGTTCCAAGTTCCACCCTTAACTATTCCTAGATAAGCAAGATTAGAAGATGTGCCAGAATAAGCACCATTCCAATAAGCCAATGTATTAGCTGTAATTAAATTCGTATTAGCAGTAACTGCGCTGATCGAAGCATTATTAGTAATAGCTCTTGTTGCAATCGCACTAGTACCATTACCAATTAAAGCATAGCCAAGAGTAAATGTAGTTGCGCCAGTGCCTCCATGACCAACTGCTAAAGTACCTGTTATACCAGGGGTTATACTAACAGAACCATCAAAAGAAGCAGCTGAGGTAGAAGAGAGATCAGTTTGGATAGTTATAGGTGTAGCCAATTTAGTAGCACTATCTGCATTACCTTCTAAAGTTGCTTTGATAGTAGATGGTAATTTTAAAATTACCTCGGAAGCACTACCATTTACTCCAACACCAGAACCTTGATGGCCATCATCATCTTGAATATAAAATAAGCTACTTGTAGCCCATGCACTTGCGGTTGATGCATTTCCAGATAAAACACCCGCAAAAGTAGTTGCGGTAAGTTTTCCAGTACTTGGATTAAAAGTTAAATTACTATTTTTTCTAGCGCCTTCAGTTCTAGTAGTATTATCTGCTGTATTAGAAAATAGCACCTCGTAATTAGCATTTGTAGAAGTCGCAGTTTGTGTAACATTTTGATCTTGAGTAGTTAAAGTAGATTTATTATTGTCTCCTTTTATAACCGTTAAAGTTTGTCCACTAAGAGATAATTCGCTGATATATTTCTCTCTGATGGGTGTAGTATCGCCAGAAGCGTATTGAGCGTATTGAGCAGTTCTTGCTAAATTAGCAACTTGTCCAATAACCCCATTAGCATTCGCATAAACAGGATTTTCTGGTAATAAATAAACACCAGTAGTGCTATAAGCTACACCAAGCAAAATATAATATCCATCATCACCAACAGTTTGAACTAATGGTGTTGTACTAATTGGCGTAAAAGTCGTTCCATTTAAAGTACCCTTAATATAAACTGGCTGATATGCAGTTAATGTAATACTTTGAGTTGTTGTAATTGTAAATGGAATAGTTAAATAATTGTCTGTTCCTGTGCTAGAAGCAGAAATATTTGAAATTGCATACATAATTGGATATGTAATATCAAAATCATTTCCACTGTTTAAATGAAAATAACCTCCATCTTTTCCAACAATAATATTTTTGCCAGTGATTGCAGTACTCGCTTTAATCGCTTGTGAATATCTTAATCTATCATAAGTATTGGAATCATATTGGGCAGTTACCCACCATCCCTCATAAGTAGTTCCATTAATACTTACTCCAGAACGATAAACCATTCTTAAAATATTTCCAACTGCATAATGAGTTCCTAACCTAGTAGTTCCTCCATAATAAACATTCTTAGCTCCAGTTTCTTGTCCATTTGTTAAAGCTAAATTTAAAGTTGTATAAGGACTAGAGCTTTTTCCGGCAATATTTGTCCAATAATCAATAATTAAACCATCATATAAAGCAGAAATTCCTGTTCCATCGAGAGAACCAGTCCATGTTCCTGCGGTTGCTCCTGTGCCGATTACGAAGGTATTTGATTTCAAAGTAATAGTAGGGTTAGAAGAATTATCTAAACTAGCAGTACCTTTTTCAACACCATTAATCGTAAGTGATCTTGCGGCAGTTGTCATTTTAACTCTAGTATTACTATCTTTATCAAAGTAAATAGAGCCTTCATTATTATCATTAACGGCAAAGTAAACTTTACCGGCTTCTTTGGTACTTGGTAAATTAGATTCTAAACCTGTAGTAAATTTTACATTATTAGCCATTACTTACTAAGCTACCTCCTTTTCACATTTTATTTTCTTTGTCTATAAGATATAAAATTTTAATAATATTTATTTATGCCTTTTGACCAAAACAAAAAATAGGGGAGAGTATAGTTTCCTATACTCTCCCCTTTATATTATAACGTTATCCAATAAACGTCATCTTTAGAGATTGCATCAATTCGAGCAAAAATTTCTGCGCTTATAGAAGCTAAATGATCTTCTTGCTCATCAAATTCAGTGTCTTGGTCAATGCCATGTAATACTTTACTTACAGAAGTAAGAGTCCCCAAGCTATATTCAAATTTTCTACCGGAACTGTTTAAACGATAAAATTCAATAGAATATTGAACGTCTCCAGAAGCCTTAGTTACGTCTCCATCAATTACCCAAGGAATAATCATTTTATTCTCATCAGATAATGTATCCACATCATAGTATGGAACCGCAAAAATTCGACCTTCACCTTTTGCATTAATATATTTAATAATGCAAGTAGTGGTAGTTAAATCTACATGATCAAAATATCTATTTACTTTAAAGAAAATAGTTTCTGCGCGATGGTCCTTTTCAACGCTTAAAAACTCAGGCGCTGCAATCGTACGAGTATTTAAATCAATATCATAGATTGTTTCAGTGCTAGGAAGTAAAACGGCTATGCTTGGAGCATTTTCATCTTGAATTCTATAAAGTAGATCATAGTATTCTTTAGATGTTGTAATCATTAGCCTATCCTCCTTTTAAAATATCAAGCTTTTATTAAACGTCAGCGATACCAAAGAATGGAGAACATCTCTTGGCCTGAGTGTTATTATAAGTATTAGTTACTTCACAGAAATAATAACCTTGTGCATCTGGAATGAAGGATTTTTCAGTTGCGCCCTCAATCTTAGAGTCACCATGGAAATAGTATTCTCCTTCATTAGACTTCTGGAGATCCTCTTCAAATACATTTCCATCAGTAACATATTTATACCATTGATAAGTTACAGAATCTTCATCCTGTCTCTGAATAACTTCTCCGCTTCCTTCTGGCCAGCTAGCTACAATAACGCAACCATTACTTTTCTGAACTTCGCTTAATGAGAAGTACTGTTTAGAAAGTGCAGAATTAATTTGAACATTTAACTGAGTTGCAGGATGAGTTACACGACAAACTCCGCTATCAGTAGAATCAATTTCTTTATTCAAATTATTAGTTACAATAACTTTATAGAATCCATCACCTTCGCCACCAGTTTCTTCGCTTTCATTTGCAGAACCCTGGATGATATAAGTCGCTTCAGTTGCGCCTTCAATCTCCTCGAATTCATCTGTGCCGGGAGCTTTGTATAACCATTGATAAGTAATTTTTCCTTCATCCTCAACGCTAGCTGATACACTTAATACTGCTTCATAATCATCTGGTGAGAGATAATCTCTTTCATTAAGATCTTTATTGATATTAACTTTTGATGGACGAGGTACAATACAAACTTCACTTTCTGTCTCAGCTGTGCTTTGACGTACACGGTTTTTAGCTACAACAACATATTTACCAACAGAATTTAAAGTACCAGTAGAGAATTTCTCATAAATGTCAAGTGTCGGATCTTCTGAAGGGATATCACCTGTATAAAGCTGATAAGATGGATTCACGCCATCAGAACCACTTACTAGAGTATAATAAAGTTTTCCTTTTACCCTTGTTTCATCAGCTGAAATCTTAGACATTGTTATTTCATAAGGCATTGCACCTTCTTCAAGAATTCTATCATTGGTATCAATATCATATTTCTTCCAAATGTAAGTTAATTGGCCTGCATCTGGTGCATAAGCTTGAACACTATAAACTTTAAGTCCATTGTCATCAAGAATAAGTCTCTTAACAAGATTCTTAATAAATTCCGGTTTTTCAGCCTGAACAGCTCCAGAAGCAAGTTGAGAATCAACAAGTCTATCATGTAATAGAGTTGTAGAATCATCAATTTGAGTTCCATCAAGAATAATTCCTGGAATATCAAAATCTAAGCCTGGCTTAATAGTTGCTGAACAAGTCAATGTTGATAAACTATAATTAAGAGTATCAGTATCTTTATCATAGTTATAAAAACGAACAGCGAATTGAATTGTACCTGCGGCTTTGGTAATTTTAGAAGATAAAGGCCAACCGAAAATAATGTAGCCAGGATCACTTTCAATATCCTTTACCCAAGGAACAGAAACACCTTCAATAAAATTACCATCTTCGTCCTGTGCGGCAGATTTCCACTGAATATAGATATCTTTTGTATCTAAGTCAGTAGAGTCGTAGAATCTAGCAATACGGAAATAAATGATTTCAGAAACTTCATCTCCTTGTACACTAATACCATTTTTCTTAAAAGAAGCTGGTACTGTAATACTTCTATCATTTGCGTTAATTTCAAAAACATCTTCGTCTAATGGAAGAATAGTATATCTACGACTAATGTTGTTTAATTCAACGATATAAGAAAAGTATTCATCAAGAGAGCTAAGAGATTGCATTTTAATTTCTTGGCCATCTTCATCAAAGACTCCAGTTCCGATCGCACTATCAGGAATTACTGCTGAAGAACTACCTTTTTCAACTTCTTTACCTGATGCATCATGCGTCTGCAAATCATTAAAAGCTTTTTCAAATATAGCAGAATACTTATCTGAATTTGCTGCATTAACATATGTAATCATTAATATAGTCCAATCCTTTCTATAATATTTTCGAGGGTGACATTTGCCACCCTCTCATTCTTTCAAAATATTTTGAAAGTATTATTATTTATAATAATCATTTTTGACCAGTAAGAGGGTCTTTAACCTCTTTCCACTGGTCAACTTCATCTTCTGGAACCATAACTGTTGCGAAGAAATTCTCTCCATCTTTTGTTAAAGTTTTTCCCACATCAGCTCTTAAAGAATATTTACGAGTGTAATAAATATCTTCAAGATGAACGGGACTAGTAATAGTCCCGTTTGTTCCAAGATATGTATAATATACAGTCTTAGTCATCTTGTCCCTCCTTAAGCCATAACTACGCTAATAGTTCCTTCATACTCAACACCCTTATTGATCAAGCTCATTAAATTATCAGAAATAGTTCCATCAGATGTATAAACTACAACGTTCTCAATTTTAGCTCCGCTATTTTGAATAAAAGCTTTAGAGTTACCACCAATAGCAGTAATTTGAGTTGGATCTCCAGGTCCTCCGAACTGAAGAGTTGCAATACCTCTCATATTATCATTGTAAGCAAAAGCATAGTTACCAATTTCTCTTACTGTACCTGGAATTCTAAGTTTTTCAGTTTTTGTAGAAGAGTTAAATGTCATATTGAAAGCAAGTTCACCAATATAACATAAAATATTTCCAAAATCAAATAATTTTAACTGATTGCACCCTACGAATGCAGAACCAGTAATAAATCTGACTGTCCCTGGGAACTGGAAATAAACTAATTTTTTACAGCCATTAAATGCGTTACTACCTATAGATACTACCTGTGGAGTTCCATACCAATAAACATGAGTAATATCCATTGAGCCAAATCCTCCAACACTAATGATTGGTTGACCATCATATTCAGTTGGCAAAGTAATTTTACCAGATAATGAATATCCATCAGCTGGTCTTACCATGTATCCAGTCGCACTATAAGAGCTATCATATGGATCTGTATAGGATGTTTTTGAGAACTTTAAGTATTTAAAATCTGTAGTAGAAGTAAATACTGATTCTTGAGTAAATACTGCATAAAAATCTGTATCCTGTGTTGAAAGCATATTAGTTACAGATGTTAATTTAGCTGTATCTGCGCTTGCCGCAATTACATTTGCTAAATTCTGAGTATAACCTAAGAACTTATATCTTTGATCATCAGGTAATGCACTTTCATCCAATGTAGCCAATACACTTGGAGTATAAAGAACATCTCCATGAGGAACTTGATATTCAGCAATTAATGTTAAATTATCAGTTTTTGTACCAGATAAGAATCTAATATTCCATTTATGAATAGTAAACACTGCATAGAATGTATAATCATATACATCGTTGTCTAATGTTAACTCATCCCAAGCAGCTTGCTGTTCTTCCGCAGTAGCATCTGCACTTGAAATTAAACCTGTTGTATCATTAGTTGTTGACCAACCATGGAAATCGTAGTTATCTTTTACTGGATTGTACATCTTATATGGATTTGTAAAGAATTCTCCAGAAGAAACCTTCTGAACACTCTTCTCAGTTACTTTCGTATCTGCATGATCTACATAAGTGTAAGTTCCATCATCCTCTTGGATAATGAATTTAGCGGAGTAAGCTTTATTTACATTCTTAAAGAAGAATGTTAAACTCGGGAATGCTTTTACAAGAGTATCTTTAATAAAGAGCTCTCCTAAAGCGGTATCATTATTAACATAAATAATACCTGTCAAGTTCGGAATTGTACTTCCTTCTGCGGTTCCAGTATATAATCCATTATCAATAAATGTTCTTAACATCTCAACATCAGCGATTTGATTAATATCTTCTTCTGGAATTGAAGAATCAAGCTTATAAAGTTCTCCATTCAAAACTTGAGTCTGGAATGTTGCTGCATTATAAGTGTATTTATCAAATCCGTAATGACCATTATCAATATAATAAGCGTCAGAATTAGAAATATCATAAGAATCTCCTTCAACTAACTGCTTATATGGACACCAATCAACATTAGTCATTGCAATTTTACTAATAGAAGCTGTCTGTCTTCGTCGAAGCTCGAAGTATTTTGCAAGTAATTTATAACTATCGTATCCAAGATTTCCACCAAGTAAACTTAAATTATCAATTACTGTATCTCCTTGACCCTCAAACATTCCTTGTATATATAAACCTTTTTCAGCTACTAAATTACCATTATCATCTCTCTGTGGAACTTGATAATCGGTAATTAAATTAGTTAACAAGTTTGCTTCAGTTAAGCTTAAAGTAGTAATTGAACTTGGTAAATATAATGTATGTAAAGCTACGCCCTCAGCAAATTTAATCTCTGTGAAGTTTGATCCAGTAGCACGGAAGTTCTGCATTTTTTCACAACTTGTAAAATCAAGGACTGGAGATTGACCATTTACTGAAATATTACTAAAGTTAGCTTCTTTCAATAATGGCATTCCAGAAGAGGATTTACTAGAAGGAATACTGAACTGGTTAACATTATTATTTTTCCATTTATTTCCGCTTTCATCTACTCCATCATATCCTAGTAAAAGTCTAGTTAATTTAGAAGCATTTCCGGAAATTTCAAACTCTTGCCAATATAGGTTACTCATGTCACCTAAATCAGCCATCTGATTTAATCCGTAAATATATAACAACTGCTCTGGGTAGTTGGCGCTCTTACGAACACCTTGCTCAATAGCATCAATGTTAAATTTGACTGGATTGACACCATCATACTTCTGAGAAGGATAAGCTTCATTATCATCACTTACTGTTACATAAGAAGAACGAATTGGTGTTAAATTCAACCAATACTCAGCATCGAATAAATTAGACTTCGTTCCATCTTCTTTGTAGTATGGCTCTTTATCTGTTTCAACCCAAATATCAGAAGTTTTATTCGAATTATTTGCGGCCACACGTCCGCGGACACGGTTCGCGCCTCCACGTTGATAGTTACCTTGATTCAACCAAGAATCAATATATTCCAAACGATTTGTTAAGAACTGCTGTCTACTTAAAGAACGATCTCCTTGTAATGCGTAGAAGTAAGTTCCATTCGCATCGTATGTATAATCCCCAGCCGTGCCAATATGACCTGTAACTCCATTCTGATAACTAGAACTGTTACAAATTGTAATATACTTATAATATTCATCTAAATTAACAGCAATTAAAGGTCTTTCTCCTAATTTAGCAAAACTTTGAACTTTCTTAGCATTGTTATTAGTTGTCATAACTTCTTCACTACAATAAGGATTAGTTGTATACCAATTCTCAATTCTATCTACGCTATAGAATGGTGCGTGCTCAAGCTTTGTCCAAGAAACTCCATCTGTAACACCTTTAAGATGTTTATATTTCATAACGATATAAGAATCTTTGAAATATTTATAGAAGTTATTCCAAAGGACACTATCTGATGTAGAGAAGTTTCCATCTTCTGTTGCATCCACGTTATATTCAAATGAAGGAATACCAGTATTGTTAATACCTAACTGAGTATCAAGATCATAGAAAATTGGATACCAGATGTAATCTCCACCGTCTTTTTGCGGGCCCCAAGAAGCCATCATACAGTTCTTTCCACGAGAGTCATAACATTCCATAACCTCAGTAGCTACGAAATAAGTTGCTACATATTCAATATCAAAGTGAGAAGATAATTCATAAACGAATTTATCTGCACGATATTCTTTTGTATCAAACTTATAAACATGTTTACCATAAGTAACGTCTTTTCCGATATAATACTTACCAGGCTCATAAGTGTCTTCTGTTACTTTAACTACCTTAGTAGCTAAGTCAGAACCAGTTACAGAACCATCATAGGCATAATATGTTTGGCTTGGATCAAATATTTCATCATTGCAAACTTCAACAAGTCTATCTGCTATTTTAGCTAATTCTTCATCACTGAAGTCAATTAACTTGTAATATGTTTCAGATTCATCAAATTCACTAGTTTCACCAGATAATACGTATTCACCATTAACGATTGTATAGAATGTACTTACTTTGAATAAATTCTCTGATGAACAAGCATACGCGTTTACATAAGATCCATCTTTAGCTTGTGAATAATATGTTAAAGAATCATCACATTCTTTTGCAGTTGAAAGAACGTAATCGTTTTCTGTCTCATCATAGATATAGAATTCATTAGGCTGATAGAGCTGTTTTCCTACGTTAGTTTCAACATAATTGCCTTGGCTTTTTACATTTTCAGTACAGGTTGACCATACCCATTTAACAGCTTTTTCCCAGTTGCTGTATAAGTCTAATAGTAATTCTTGTCCATCTGTTGGATCCTGTTTAATGTAATAATCTGGGAAGCTCTCATTAACAGTTTTTTCGTCTTCATCAGATGCAGAACTTAAAGCAACGAGAATGTCAAGAATGTCATCATTTGCATTATAACGATACTCAAAACTATCAGCAACTACTGGCGCATTAGCTGAGGTGAAACCACTACTTCCTGCGCTTTCTGGAGCTTTGAAGGATAATTCTCTTCTTCCCCAAGGATCTCTAAATGAACAAAATCCACGAGCGTTATTTTCAAATTCCCAACATTCAGCTTTCTTACTAATTGCTTTATTCTTTAAGAATTTCTGTGTAAGAGTTTTATCTGGTTTAAATCCATAAACTTCATCAGATCCTTTATCCAGAAGCATGTTATACATACCAATGTACTGATAAGTTCCATCTGATTTCTTATGGAAAGCTAAAACTCTATAACCTGTAATACAGGTTCTATAGTCATCAAGGTCTTTAAATGTATAATCCTCATATTTTGGATTAGATACATAATAGTCAGTAACATTATTTGCATCTACTGTATCTTTTGTCTTAGAATACTTATTAGAAGATGCATCATACTGATAATATGTTTCACCCTCTTTAAAGCTTGTAGCTTTATCATAATTTTCAACTTGCTTCTGGAATGCTCCCGCATCGTTGTAATCTTTTAAAGGATGTTTAGAATAACCATTATGAATTAAGCTTGTAAAGCCCATATTATAAGTTCCAGAAGACTCCATGTAGTCAATCTTCATAGTGAACTTAGTTGTACCATTTGTATAGTTATCCATGTAGAAGAATTTCTGACGAGTATTTTCTGAATCCTCTGCATAATCTGCAGCGAATGGACCTTTATGTAAGAAGATATGAATTCTATCTACACCATCTTTATCTGTATTCTTAGTCTTTAATTTATAGTTACGTCTTGGATAGAACTCTGAAGATGTTCCTTGAACAGCCATGCTGATATTATCGCCAATAAAGCTTGGGCAATGATGCTGATAATATTTCTTAACAGCTGCTTCTTTTTCTTCTGCGCTAGAATTAGCGGTACATAAACCATCTTCAATAGCATATTTCTCTAACTCGCCATTAGCATATGCTCTATCAAGACCGGTATTAATGAATTCAACACCAATATTAATTTTAGTTTTCTTAGAATAAGAAAGCTTATCATTATTTCCAGTTGCACTTGTATCAAAAATGATATAAGGCATTAAAGGAGCACTTGGATGTTCATCATTATACTTAATCATGTTATCATATTTAAACTGATATTCATGAATTGCAGTATTTTCTTCTGCAAGTTTATTTTGATCGTAAATAGTTACATTTTTTAAATCTACTGAGTAGTTAGTAACAATATCATTTACATTTAAGTCTGTATTATAAACTCTAATTTTGTATAAGTCAATATCGCAATAATTAGAATTAAATACAATCTTATTTGAGTTAATTGTGAATAGACCGATTGTTGATTTAATAACACCAGTTAAAACACCATTAATATAAATATACATCATCTGGTCGCTACCATGAGAGTATACCATAGAAATATTGATTAACTGATCCTCAACATAACTTACGTTTACAGTATTTGTTCCATTAGAAAAGAATGCATCTTGCGGTCCAAGACAGATTCCTACAGCTCCACTTTCGTCACCTGAGTAATAACTACAAGCAACTCGATTTAAGCTAATCTCTTTCTGAACTCTACTAAACTCAAGATCATCATAATCTACCTGTTGATCTTCACTTACAGTTGCATTGTAAAGAGGAAGGTAATAATGAAGGAATGAATCGTAGTTAGTATAGTAAGACTGCGCTTTAAATGCTGTATAGAATTTATCATCACCATTGTAACGTGTTACGTTATGAATCAAGCTTGAGTAATCCTGTACATTACGAACTCTGAATTGAATTTCAATAGAGTTAGACTGTTTAGAAATATCAGTTGAACCATAAGTTAATGTTCCAATAGGAATAGAAAATTCTGCTCCATTACTAATACGTAAACAAGTATTATTGTCATCATCAAGAACCCAACCATTATTATACCAGTTGAAATCCTTAAATGTAGCTTTAATAGAACCATCATCAGTAGTCCATGTTTCACGATTAACTGCGGATTCACTATTTGAACGACCCTTTGCGTCAAAGTTCAATTTCAAGGACTCTTGTTTAACAACTTCCATTGTTCTGTTCGGGTCTTGAACTACAGTAAAGGTAATATCTCTTGTTATGTCGCCGCAAGAAATAGAATATCTATTTACCATATCCAAATCTGCATCTGCAATTTCAAAGATATTCCAAGAACTCATTGTAGTAGTATCAATATCACGAGGAGAACTTGCGATTTCCTTACCATTTTTTCTTAATACGATGTGCGCAGAGGCTGTGCTTGAAGGATCGTATACCAAGAATGGAATTTGAATTGTATCATAATTATAATACTCTTCATTATAAGTTCCCAACCAAATTACCGGATCTGTATTACCTGTTGCGAATACACCAATTTCAAATTCTATTGGATCTACCATCAATCCTCTAGACCATGTATTACTTACGACAATAGCTTGATATAATTCAATACGAACTGAATGATAACCATGTGTTGCATAACTAGAACTTACAGTATAGCTCTGGAAGTTTTCAGATGAAGAAGTTAATTTTTTAGATTCAACTAAAGTTCCATCAAAATAGAAATCAAGAATTTTATTCATACTTCCGATTGCATTACACTGTAACTTAACATTATCTGGTGTATAACGTGCGGTTGCTGAGAAATTTTGAGACTGAGTTAATGATAACTGTCCAGTAACAACATCAACGCTCTTAGAAGCACTCTCACCACTATTAATACCACTAGCATACATAGTTAAACGAGATGATGTTGATTCTCTTAATTTTTCGCCTAACTCAAATTCTGTTAATTCACCAGAGTTAACATCCATTTGGCCTTCACTATATTTAATATAAGTTGAATCAACTTTTTCATATAGAGTCCAATGAACTATTAATTTATCATCCATAACAGAGCCATCATAATCAACTCCAGAATTTGCAGTAAAGTATACTCCAAAAGACTGACCATTGATTAGATTACTTGTTGACAATGGCTGAATGGTAATACCAATTTTCTTAGATAAACTAGATGTACCACCGCCACCTGATCCACCACTTCCGCTTACTGCGAGAATTGCGCAAAGCATAGAGCGTGAATCAGAATCCGCTTCCATAACTCGATAGAAGATTCCATCTTTATTTAAAATAAGATCTCCTTCTTTTGGAGTTACATCATCCTCAAGATCATCAAAACTCAAAGTGTAAAAACCTTGTTCATCTGGACTGATGGTATCAGCTTTACCATATAATAAAGCAACACCACTACCGCCCATAGAAATACGAGTATTTTGATCTAAGTCTAAATAAATTCTTCCGGTATCAGTTGCAAAATAAACATATCCTGGCGTTTTAGAAGCGCTTAAGATTTGCTCTTCTGTACCATTGACCGGTCTAAATTTAGTCTTATCTGTCATACGGATTTTATTCTCCTTTCTATCATTATATATCATATATAAAAAGAAAAAGCCGAAGAGAGATAATCTCTTCGGCTTCTCACCTCTCTAATTGATCTAAAAATTAAAAATTATAGATTATTCGAAACTGCCCCAAACCATATCAATTTGTAGACCTTGTCTTGTTGTAGTACTCGATGAATTCTCACCAATAGTGTCATTATCAGTGATAGATAAACTACTACTAGCAATATTTACATAAGCTGTTCCAGTAGATATTTCATTGTTAAGCGTGTTTCTTAATGCAATTTTAGTCTTAATATTACCAACATTTGTTCCACTTTTTGTGAAAGCTGTAGTTGTAACTTCTGGAGTACTCAAAGATGCATTAGTATCTGTTAATGTATATTTTGTTGTTTCAACTCCGGTTATATGTCCAGCGCTATCAGATGTTACTCCTGTAACAGCTTGAATAATAAGTGATTCTGCCGGTATTTGACCTTCTGCTGTAATAGCAGATTCAGTACGAGTTGTATTTGCGTGAGCTACTGTGATAGTCTGAGTAAGTGGATCATCGTTGCTATTTTTTCCACTTACTGTCATATTAGCTCCAGGAACTACTTGAATAGTACCAACTGCTGCATTCATACTATTTGTTAAGGCAAATCCTGCACCATTAGCTACAGTTGAATTAAGTAAACGATAAGTTGTATCAGTATCATTTGTCGATTCAACAATATCATAGGTTAATTTTGAAGCATCAATATAACCGTTACTACCTTCTGTACCATCTGAACTACGCGCAATTAACAAAGTACCTTTAGTTAAGTTAACACTTCCGTATTTTAAATCACCACAAAGTAAGAAAGTATCTCCAATAGATACGCCAGAGGCTGGAATAGTTGTACCTGCACTACCTTCTGTACCATCAGAATTAGTACCTATAGTACCTTTATATGTCATTGCATTAAGGGCTTTCATTGTATCATCAATTTCACCCTTAGTATAAACGTCTAAAGTAGCTGTACCATTTTCAAATTCAACTGTGACTGGCGTTTTACCATATTTGATAACTGGAGAAAATGTTCCACTAACAGTTTTTCCAAAAGAATCTGCTACAGCAACTGTAAATCCTTTAGTGGTGACATCCTTAATACCATTCTCAACTGTTAAAGATGCGTTCGTAGAATCTTTTGCGGCAATAGTTACAGTTTTATTTGTAGAATCATTTGTTAAAGTAACATTATTACCTTGTTTTAAAGTTACTTTAGTGTCATTACTAGTATTAGCTGAATCAAGTTTAATGTCAACTTCACCAGTATTTGTACCTGCGGCATTTGATAAAGTATATTTATCTCCTGTGATAGTTAACGCAGACCCGGTCCCAGTGATTTTAATTCCATCTTTTCCTGTTACTGTAAAACTAGCTGATTGACTAGCATTATTATTACTCGTAACAGTATGTGTAACTGTACCAACATCATTTGAAGCACTTACAGCAGCCGTGTGTTTGGTTATATATGTATTTGAGTTAATTTGAACCCATTCGTTTCCGTTGTATACGCATAAAATATTATCCGTAGAAACATAGTAAAATCTACCCGCATTTGCAGTTTTTTCTTCTCTATCTTTAAAAATTGGTAAATCATCAATTGTTGCAACAGTTATGACACCCTCGTTCACAGGAGCAAGGGAAGTGTCCTGTTTACCAATATATAGACGGTTAGTATCTGAGGTTAAATAAAAAGTACCTTCTATGGCACCCGCACTGGTACCAGCAGCAATAAGTTCATCAACCTTAGATTGTGGACCAAGTGTAAAACCTACATTAGCCATATATTTTTACTCCTCTCTTTTTTTTAATCTTCTTCAACTAAGTCTTGCCATTTCAATCTTTCATCAATAGCATCGACTCGTTTATCTAAGTCTTTCATTTCGGTGCTTAGATCACCAACAGTGGCTTGCAATATACTAAAGTTAGCAATCAGACCTGGATTTTCATCTGTGCCATCACCATACAATTCCACTTTCAAATTAGATGTAGTAGCAATCAGACCAATTTTATCATCAGTGCCATCTCCATATAATTCTGTTTTTAAATCAGAAGTAACAGCAACTAAGCCAGGCTTATCATCAGTGCCATCTCCATATAATTCTGTTTTTAAATCAGAAGTAACAGCAACTAAGCCTTGAGTCTCATCATTTCCATTAACAATTAAATCTAAACTATCAACTTTTTTAAGGATATTAGATAAATCACTAACTTCTTCATGCTCTGCGATCCAATCCGAAATTTCTTTTAAAGTGTCAAAATCTTCTGGCGCATTTGCTACGATTTTGGCAACTTCAGAAGCAGCTATATCTCGAATTGTTTTACCAGTATCGCTACCAATTAATCCATTTATAGTTGCGGTCAATGTTGATGTAGGATCAGCCCATTCTCCATTTCCTTGTAAGAATAATGTTTCTTGACCGGCTTTAGGAGTAGGAACTAATCCAGATCGGCCATCTGTCGTAGAAGTGGCTCCTTGCATTACTGAAACTATATCATAAAGAATAGAAGTTAATGGTTTATTTTCCCATTTACCAGTAGTATCATTATAAACAATAACTGAGTTTCCAGGAATCGTTGTAGCAAGTGCTACATCTGATAGATCTTTTAAAGAAGAAGAACCAGAAATAGCTCCACTAATTAACTTTTCTCCAAGGTATAATTTTCCAGTAGTAGCATCTGTCTCAGAAATAAAATAAAGAGTATCTTTATCTTTCTCAGCCAGGCTATTCCAAGCGTCAGGAGTTCCACGTAAAAATTTTACATATCCAGTATATTTAGATACATATGCCAAAATATTTTCCTCCTTTACTGCTCTCTCCTAATATTTATTAAAACTAAAACTTATAAATTAATAAAGCCTGGCCAATGAGACCAGGCTTTTATTAAATATTATACTTTTGCAAGTTGTAATTCATTAATGATTTTTTCTAATTGAGCAACCTTCTGGAAGAGCCATTCAATTGTTGTATCTCTATCATCAAATTTATCATCAGGATCAGATTCATCTTCAGTCGGAGCTTCATAGGTGAATTGTGTATTTGACGTAATATACGTTTTTTCAATAGTTTCTTTAGTTAAATAATCATTTGCGTTTTCTGCCGCCATCGACCCCGCATCACTAATTTTAGTTAATGTAAGTGTTGGAATATCATCAGCAGTTAAAGCTCTAACCGATGCACTTACTTTACCATCTTCTTGAGATACTTTTTCTATTATCTGACCTGTTTCGGCTGAAATCTCTGTCATATCAAGATCTTGTATTGCCGTTTCTCTAGAATTAATTTCTTCTAAAATAGCTTTTTCTAAAGCAGCTAGTGCAGTATTTAATGAATCTGTATTAGATAATAAAGTTGCTCCAGAATAACTATGTGTAAATCCTGTAATTGATAAACTTCCAATATAATTTTTAGATTCTGTAAAAGCTCCAGCAGAAGCATTTAAAGTTAAATCAGTTACTACATTACCTTCATCTTCATCAGTTAAACTAGGAAGCGGAATTGTAACTGTATGAGATGCTAAATCTGTTACGTGACCTGCTTTATCAACTTTAACAGAAAGAGCTCTAAATGTTTTTCCAAAAGCTGGGTATTGATCAGTCGTTTCCCCTCTTGACTCATCTTCTGTTCTAAGCTCCATATGTTTAATAACTAACTTATGATCATCTTTAGAATCTACATCTAAAGTAATCCATTTGTTATTTGGTTGAATAGAAAGTGTATCTAAAATTCCACTAGCAATAATCTCTTTAATATCATCTGATGAAGTAGTATCATACTCTTTATAAATTTTAAAAGTTTTAAAACTATTTGGCAGAGTATAAGTACAAGTTGCTTTTGAGGTTATATGTCCTGCCTCATCATAAGATAAAGTAGGAATTGAAAAAGTATTTCCACTTTCATTAAAGTCTACTGTTGAAGTACTTGTGGTAATGGTATGAATATCATGTGAGAATGTTAATGAATTTGTTGTTTCATCAACACTATCAATTCTAATCCATTTATTACCAGAATTTAATACCAGTGTATCTTGAGTATTATCTGCTTCAACTGTTGTAATTGTTGGCGTATCTGTTGCATTTTCTATAGTACTAGAGCCACGTCCATTAGTTTTAATATATTTAAACCCATAAGGAAGTATATATTCATGTGGCTGATTAGCTTTTATATGACCAGCTTCATCAAAGGTAATATCTTTAAGAGTAATAGCATCTTCTTTAGAACTATTTAAATTAGTTTCATTTTTTTCTGTTTTTTCATCTATGCTATGAACCTCATGTGCAATTATCACAATATCATTTTCTGCATCATTGGCAATTTTAATCCAATTATTACCTGGGTTTATTGTCAATTCATCTTGAGTATTATCTGCGACTATAGGTTTTTTTTGATCATCTTTTATCTCTATATCTTTAACACTTGAATTTGTTCCATCAGTCTTAATCGTTTTAAAACCATAAGGTAAAGTATAAGTATGCTTTTGGTTAGTTTGTACATGTCCAGTTGTATCAAACGTAATGTCTTGAATAGTTATCGTATCTTCTTTAGGATCATTTAAATCCGTTCCTGACTTAGCTGTTTCATCTACCGTTTTTGGACGATGATTTAAGGTAATTTTTGGTTCATTAACATTAGAATCTACTGTTATTTTTAACCAATCATCTCCTTCATGTTGTGCACTATGAAGTCTTCCATAATCATCTACAATCATAATTTGACCAGGAACCATTTTATGGAATCTTGCAATAATATCTTGTAAATAGTTAATACATCCATTTACAGTTCTAGTATCACGAGTTAAATCATCATCATATTCAAGCACTTGATTTGTCTTTAAAATTAATCCATTTTGAGTATTAAGATTTTTTGCATAATCTTTTAATTTTACCATATCCCAAGCATTAGTTCTTTTTCCAAGAACTAATGTAGCTGGCACTTTTTTAGCCTCAAAGTTCCAAATAGCTCCCTTGTTATAAGTTCCAGTTTCATCTTCCATAACATAAAGAGAATCTCGCTTATAAAGAGTTTTTTGATCTGAAATCGTATCATCCTTAACTAAAGTATAATTATCTTCTCCATTTATCGTTTCTTTTTCATAATATTCATAAGGTTCATAAACATTTTCTAATGTTACCTCTTTAACATCTGTTAAAGTAAAATATGGAGCTTTATCTTCCATATAAGATTTATTTGTTGCTAAAAGATAACTTCCGTCACTTTCATAATGATAAACTCCAGATTGATAAAATTCATTCTGTTGAGTAAAAGCTTTATCACTTTCTTTTAAATCTTCTTGTTTAATACTACCAGTTTCTTTATTGTACCCTAATACATAATAAGTAGTATCTTTTTTTGGATCAATATCTGTTTTTCTTACCACATCAAAGCTTTGTGATCCTGTAGATAATTCGCTTGAATATGTATAAAAAAGACCATCTACAAAAGAAATTAAGCTAAAAGGTTTTCCTAAATCTAATACAATAGAGTTTGTTACTGGTTCTAATTTTTCAGTTTGTCGGTAATATTCCTTTGATGCATCATAAGGATCTGAAGATAATTTATATATATCATTATCATAAATATAATATAATCCACTTATATAATTTGTTTCATCAACATTAATTTTTTCATATACAGTTATAACTTGATATTTGTTACCATCCTCAACGATCTGACTTGCTATTGAATAATAAACAGTTTTTGGTTGAGCTGTTTCATTTTTATCTAAGATATAAGATACTGTAGCAATACTGTATGATGGATTATTATAAGCTTCCTCTAAAACTGATTCTGCGGTAAATTCTGAACCATCTTCTCTTGTTCCGCCTTCAATCTCAAACCAAGAAGGAGATCCACTGGATTTCTGATAATATTTTACTCCATTAGCAAGATTTCTTTTAAGATCACTTAATTCCATATTTTTATCAACTACATTATATTGCGCATAGTAATAAACCCCGGGGATATAAATCCCATTATAATTATGTTCTGGAATCTTTGTTATTTCTATTGCATTTTCTTGATGAAAAATTAAATAAGTTCTATTTTTGGTAATAGATAAAGAGTTATCTATCGTATATCCCTCTTTAGATGTCTGTTGTTCATCTTCCCACTCATCTTCTTTTTTATACCAATAAGTTTTTGGTGTATATTCGGCAGATAAACTAACGGGATCACTTATAGTAACATTATAATAAGTTTTTCCACTATAATATTTTGTATCATAAATATAATCAGAATGCAGTTTTATATATTCTGCTTTTGCAGCTTCTCGACCTGCATCTTCTTTGATACCTTCATAAATACTATCCGGAATATCTATATTTCCAGTATAATCTCTATATCTGCATATTATTTCTTGTCCATTACTATCTTGTAATGTTGGTGGAAAAGGATTAAGATTAACTTCAGAGTATTCATTCTCTACATTAAGATATCTTTCATAATATGGACCTTTACTTTCCTTTTCTGCTTGAACATATGTATTATCATCTTTTTTAATAAAATATTCTAAAATATTTGCATTACTTGGTAAAGAAGATATTTCTTTATATTCATAATTCTCTTTTGAAAGTTCTGTATATTCATAAGTTTTATGTTTTCTATAATATTCCCCAGTAGACTTAACACAATAAATTCTATCTTCATTAAAAGCACCTATAGAATTATTTGTATTTTCTGGATCAATAGAATCACTATCATTCACAGAAGCAATGATCATACCCATTAAATCATGTGCTGTATTAATGGATCCCGCTAATGTATTAACCTCAGCTTTATTATATATGTTAGTACCATGCCCAACTAATCGCAGCCCTTGACGATTTAGAGTATTTTTTGCGTCTTCCCAAGAAATATCAGTATTTCTTTTACTAGTTTTACCAATTTCACTATTGGTTGTTCTACCACCATAAATAAGATCCCAAACATGCGCTATAGTATCTCCAACGCCTGGAAGCATAATAGAAAGCTCTTGAATGTCTTCCATTGGTTTTAAATCTATATAGCCATCATGCGGATTATATACTGTTCCACTTAATCCAGTAGGTAATAAAGAAATATTATCTTTTTGATCCCAGTTTACTTTTGGATTATAATTGTTTCTTCCTAATACAGATAAATCTTCACTATAACTAATAATATCAGAATCAAAGCCATCTTTATTAAAATAAATTGCCGCATCTATAAAATTTTTATCAGTTCCCCATGATGAATTTTCTTCATCATAATAAGTTTCTATTTTTTTATTTTCTAAACTAGAATAATAATCTCTTTTCCAATAAGTTTTTTGATCTGATGGATAAAAAGTTTCATCAGAAGTTAATGAAATTGAAGTATTTGGTATCCAATCACCATTTTGCGCAAGCTGCTTTCCTTTTAAACTGCTATTTGCAGATTTAATTCTTACGCCCCATTGAGGTTGCCAATGAACTTTATAATAAACATTTGTGCTATCTGTATCGAAATGAGGAACGATTGGTAACATTGTTGGTGCATCTGCTGATATTGCAAATGTTGGCACAACAGTATTTAATTCTGCAACCATTACATATTTTTCAGATCCACTAGAATAAACTTTTTGCCAAACAGTTGAATCAAATCCTCTACTATCTCCATACCAAGCAATATCTATAGAATGATTCTTAACATAAGTTGTATCACTAGCACTTAATTCTTTCCATGTAACTGGATATTGATTATTTGAATTTACTGTTTCTTCAACAGTGGCAATCCAGAATGATTCCGTTGTATTCGTTGTATAAGATTTTCCAGCCTCAACAGGAAGAATATTTCCTATTTGATTATAATCTTGTGATAAAATTTGTAAAATACCATTAACAATATAGGTTTTATTCGTAGTTAAACTCTCTGGATCATAAGAAGATCCTTTTTCACTTTTATATTTTTTATAATCTTCTTCAGTAACCTCTAAATACTTTCCAGAACCAAGATTTTTTACATATATTGTATCTTTATTAGCATTAAAACGTCGTTTGTATGGACCCACTCGAACAATAGTTTTATTTGCAACAATATTATTTTGCGTTACTGTTCCACCAAAAACCTTATTATTTTCTTTGAATTCTGTAATTATAATAAGATTTGAATCAAGTAAAGACTGTTTCGTATCAGCGGCAGTATACATATCTAATCCATCGTAATAGAAGTCTTTGAATGAATCTTCCTGTATTTCACTATCATATTCAACTAATACAAATCTACCTGCATAAACTCCATCAAGTCCGCAATTTAAATCCATTGTATATCTATTTGAATATATTTTATCGAACTGAAATTGAGTTCTTGATGTATTTGTTATATTACCATAAAATCCCATTCAATCAATCCTCCCCATTATCATAAATAATATCCACTATTAAATAAGCGTTATTATTTTCTGAAATTAATTTCATTGAATCTGCATCAAAAGAAATTGCGCTAATTTCAGTCTCTTCACTTAAATCTAATTCATAAATTCCTGTACTACCAATAATGATGGGGTCAACCCCATCATTAAGGTAGAATTTAGTTCCAGGAAGAGCTTGAATACCTAGCTGAAGAACTGGGAAGTTATCTCCAAAAACAGAACCAGAAACAAAATCTGAACGTTTTGAACTGGTCGGCTGATTTTTAGTTATACCTGCGGCTGATGGCTCATTATAGTAACGATATTGTTTTACTTTTTTTGCCATATTCTCCTTATCCTCCTAATATATTCTATCTACAGCTTTTGTCGCTGTAATTGACATTGTTCCATTATAATTTAATGGTAACGTAATTCTTGTAACGATATATTCACCATTAATACCACTATTATCATCTCTTACAAATATTCTAGTATTTGGTTGAAGATAATATACTGGTAGTGCATTAATAGTAATTGTCTCTGTGCAATAAGAATATTGATAGAGAAAATCATCTAATGCATCTTGCGCAGATTTTCCTTGAGAGCTAATAGTAAATAAATTCTCTAAATAACTTTGTAATTTAAAGAAAGTATAACCTGGCTTCAAGTCTTTCTGCTTGTCTATTTCTTCCTGTATCTTCTTTTGCAGTTGATCTTCTGTTAAAGGCCCTAAAGTATTATCCTTAGCCATTTCAACTTCCCAAGCTTCTCTAATATCATCTTCAATCTGCGCGGGATCCAAAAAAATAACAGTCGGTGTATCTCTAAAATAAATGGCTTTTACATCAGAATCATTAACAGATTTGGGCCTATCTCCAACATTACGAACTGAGTATTGAGAAAGGTCACCACCATCGTTATCTAAAAAATCAAACCAAAAATTTAAACTTTCTGGTGATTCTGAAATTGTCTTACTCCAATGGGATTCTGAATCAAATTCATCTTCTACTTTACAATAATAGATTCTATCAACTTCAAAAGTATCTTTAGACGTACCTTGCTTTAAATAATAAAAACTTGTTTTATCTTTATTAAAAGTTTCTTCTGTAATTTTTCTAACTGTATATGTACCATATAAAGTCAAAGAATAATATTGCGTTTTTGAATCATACTCATCTGAACTTGTACACTGTTCATACCAATAATAGTCTTCTGGCTTCGCTTCATATGCAGATTTATAACATCCAGATATTGAATAAGTATAAGTATAATCTGGGTTATATAAATCTCTCCAAAAGGAATATAAATCTGTGTAATACATTTCATATCCAGTATATCCGCTAGAATAAAAGTTTGGATTATTTGTAGCTACCTGAGAAACAAAATCATCTTCTTTATGATGCTGAATATAATCAACTGCCATTTGGTAAATTATCTCTCTCCAATCACAGATAGTTGCTTCCATATTTGCTACTTTATCTTTAATTTCATCAGTAAGCGTAAATTCTGGAATTTGCGGTTTATAAATATAAGAAGTCCAGCCTTTCTCATATTTACAGTTTAATAAATAAGTATAAGTATGCTCGCAAGTTTTATGATTAACATTTGGATCAGCTGTCAGCGAAGATGGATTATGGCCTATATAAGCTAAATCTCCATTAGAATCAACATCAAATAAAAATAATAATTTTGAAGCATTCCATCTAACATCGTTACCTATTCCAAAGTATTGCTCCAAATCAATTTTTGTATATTCAGTCCAATAGTTACTTAATTTTTGGTCTGGAAGTGCACCAGTTAAATATTCATAATATTTTGCCCAGTCTTCAATTTCCCACCAATTATCATCTAATCCTTCGGGCATTGTGTGAGTCCTAAAAGAATCTTTTGTAACTATAGATGATCCAAAAGAGCCAAGATTTTCTATATTATCATAATACTCTTGAGTCATATATAAATGACCACCTAAAGTTTGATAAATATATGGCTTTTTATCTATCGCATATCTTAAATGAACTGGTAATTCTGAACCACTAACTGATGTGCGCGTGCCCCATATAGAAAAATCATTTTTTAAATTAGCTAAATCTGGAGAGTTTGAAAATGAAGTAATTAAATTACTATCATCAAATGAATAATCATCCGCAGATAAGTATGCTGAATTATCTACATATGTTTCATCATCTGTTGTTGTAATATTATTCCAAGATACATTTGTATAAGTCTTTTTTCTTTGAAAGATAAATCTGCCATCAAGATCATAAAAATATTCAAAATCTCCCAACATATTTTTAATCTTATCAAGACAGGAAGAAGTTAATGACTCTCCTACATTTCCAATTAAATCTCCTGCATATGTTAATGAAGTTTCTCTATATCCAACAACATCTCCATAAGTGACTCTAATTACTGTATATGGCGTTTTTGTTGTATCTGATTTAACATATATATAAGTTGGGTCTGCCGCATTTGTATTTAATGAAATTCGATGATCATATCTCCCTTTGATAGCATCTGACTCAAGATTCCCTAAAGTTATATTATCTTTAAACACTCCATCTATATTATAACCATAATATCCGCCTTGATTTTCATTAAAAGACATTCCAGTTACTTCATTTGAGTTTTGGTTGACTATAAGAAACATGTCAGTTGAACCTCGGTATTCCAAAAGCTCAACACCGCAATCTTCCAAATCATTGATTACAATATTATGATAAGGCTCTTGCGCAAACTCATGTACTATTTCTCGAATAATATCTTTAATTTCAATGGATTCATTAATAGTATCACCTTCCGCAGTGATATAATCCATTGTACCAAAATCATATGTTAATGAGTATATAGAACCTCCAATATCTCCATTTAATAAACACATCTTATCTTTTCCAGAAATTGAAATTGTATAAGAAGATGTTCCTTGAGATGTGCTGAATGAAGTAATTAAATAAATACCTTGCGGAAACCAAATAATATCTGGATATTTACTATTTATTTTATTCTTCATTCCAACAGCAAGTTTGAATTTTGTATTCATGCCCCAATAATATTCATGAATATTCATTTCTTGTGCGACCATGGATAAAGAACATGTGCGGCGGACCGCAGAGGTCCCATCAATACTGACAGAACCTTGCGTTACTCTACCTGACACTTCTTCTACTGGATTTTCATTTAAATCTAAGGCGATAATTTTGGTATATATTTCACGTTCTTTTTGATTATCCAATTCTTTTAAAAAATCTTTATCATATAACGGATTTCTCATTCTATACCATTCGCCTCCTTATAATCTTTTATAGCCGTATCTAGCTCGCTAATAAAAATTTTATATTTCTCTTTTACATCTTCTCTTTTTCTATCTACATCATCAGTGCTACTATTTTCATTTGTTTTAACTGTCTCATAGTTTGATAATGCTGCTACATAATCTGCTTTTGCTTTTATTACCTCTGAGTCTCCACCTTCATCTTCTTCAAAGGAGTATACCGCAATTTGTTTTGAATAGCCAACCTCAGTGATAACTCCATTACTTGGGATAATAATTTTAACTTCATCAGTTGAAGCTATTTTATATTTTTCAGTTTCTGTAATGTCAATAATTTCACCATCAATAGAAATCTGAAATAAGTCATCTGTTATTTCCTGTGGAGTTTGATTTAAAGGTTTTGTTCCATCAAGATAATAATCTAAGTAAGGTGCAAATATATCAAAATTAGCATCAACATATACTCCTTCGCCAGGAATTTCTTTTCCGGCAGATCTTTTACATCTGATTTGATATAGTTTTAAAGTGTCTAATGATGTAATCTCATTCTGACACATAGCATCAGTATAATAAGTATAAGAATTATATGGATTGAAATCACTTGCTTTCTCAACATTACAGAAAACATATTCAACATCTCTTTTAATAAATCTCGCCATAGATAATTTTAGAACACTAGTTCTAGTATCTTGAATATATGAATATACATCTGTATCTATCTTACCAATAATCTGTTGGCAAGGAACATCTTCAATATTAATCTGTTGAATGTTACCAAATATACTAACAGCTTTAGTTTGATAACTATAAGTCAATAATCCATAAGATAAAGAATCTACTGCAACTTCAATCTTATTAAATGGAGTTGTTGTAGCTTGCGCGGAATATGATCCAGTAGCACCAATCTTAATAGATTCTCCATCTATATAAATCATTGCGCCAGGCATCATATCGACAAAGAATACTGAATAAGCCACTTTATCATTTACTTGGATTTTCTCTCTTTTATCATCTTCACTTAATGTTTTCTTTATTGCAAGCAAATCAACTGTTGTCCATCTAGTCATTGTTTTAAGATTCTCTGTTGGATCAATAAGTCCGTAGTATTCTAGGTTATCTGTGGTATAATCCGCAATTTCGTATGCTGTACAAGTAAATGTGTGGAGCATGCGGCCGACCGTATCATTTGGACTCAAAGATACATTCATTAATCGAACAATAAAGTTACCTTCTGTTGGAGACCTAAATATCTTTGCATTACCATCTGTAAGCCATTCTAAAACAGCTGTCTTAAAGATTCTTTCAGCCGTAATATTTTCACCAGTCAAATCTGTAATGTTTGAGGAAATCCCCAACTCTTCCTTAGTCATGAACAATTCTGCTTCGTCCATTTGATAAGAAATTAGTCCAGAAAGAGCTAACTCAACATAGTTAACGTTGCCATTTCTTGTTATAAAAGGATGCTTACTTCCCATTGTTTCTGTCTTAGTTTCGAGAATATCATTCTTAAAAGTTGAAACTTTAGGATTGAAACGAATTTTTAATTGGCGTTCGCCATCATATAAAAAGGCATCCTCAAAGTCCGCAAAAATATCTTTAGAACATAATCTATCTGAGTAAATTCCATTTTCATTATATTGTTGTAATGAATATCTATATGTTGCTCCTTGTTCAATCGTGCAATCAAGAAGACTCCATTGATCTGGAATCATTGACTGAAGATCAAATCGTCTAAACTCTTCCCAAGCGTATCCATTTAAACTACTTGCACGAGAGATTAAGAAAGTTCCAGAAACAACACTATCAATAGTATCATTCATTGTTAATAGAATATTTCCATTATCTTGGTCTAATGTAGCAACCAATTCTGCATTAATTTCTGGACTAATTGATCTACGTTGCATTATTCTATATCTATTAGAACTTTTTTCTAATCCATTAGTGGATGTAATAGAAAATTGAATATAATAAGATTTATCAAGAGATAAGTCTATTGATAGTAAAAATTCTTCTTGAGATTCATCTGGGGTTATATCATTATTAATATTATGAATAATTTCACCAGAATCTTTTATTAAAACATCATTACTATCATATACTTTAAATCTTGATGAGTACATTTTTTCAGTTGAATCTTGATTATCTCCAGCCTGACTATAAACTCCAACATATCTATAATTGTGCATATTAACAGAACCAAAAGTCAATCCACTAATTACTACAGAAGGCTCTGTTGTATATTTAATGACTCCAACAGTAGAATAGTAACCAACTACGCCACCTTTACTCACATAAGCTAATTGAATTTTATAATATTGCCCAATATTTAATTGACTTTTAATTGAGGTGACATCAAATTGAACATACATATCTGATTGCATATCATAGTCTGTGGAATTTGATGTTTTTAAAACAGCGATTTGATTGCCACTTACAGTCTTTATTTTTAATCTAAATCCGGCTACTTCTATTCTTGACACTGCTCTATTCATAGAAAACGGGACCACTAAGGTGGTCCCGCAGAAAGCCGGAATTGTGCCTCCTATGCTAGGCGGGTACAATTTTGTAGCCATATTCTTTTACTCCTCTTTTTCTGTTTCAGTTTCCTCTTCTGCAATCGGAACTTCTTCAAGCTCTACTCCGAGAGATTTTGCGGTTTCAGAAATAATTCCTTGTAAAGCTTCAAGGCATTTAGCCATCATAAGAGTATCTTTTCCTTTTGTTGAAATTAACAAAAGAGTATTATATGTTTTAATAAGTTCTGAAATCTGTTCTGTAGTCATTATATTACTCCTCCTCTGGATCTTCAATCATAAATAAAATAGCTTGCATCTGTTTAGTTGAAATCTGAGTATCATCAAAAGTATCAAGTTTAATTGTATAAATTTTTACTTCCTGTTCAAGATTGAAAAGATCTTCAAGTTCTTTACTAGCCTGCTCAATGTTTTCTGGTGGAATCTGAAATCCTTGTCCATCTTCATTCATTTTTCCATAATGCTGAGCAATTTTCATACGAGAATCCTCAATAGATTTTGCTAATTCAGTAATAGCAGTAATATTTTTTTGTAAATAGAAATTTATCTTAACTGGAAGATAAAGTTCGCTATTGTTAAAAGCATCTCCTAAAAGAGTTGCATAATTATAAATTTCATTGTTTGTAAAAGTTTTTGTCATATCCTTTTTCTCCTTTTTATTATTTATAGAATTAACTTTTAAGATTCAGTTTCTGTTCCTGCACTTGTAGCCGCTAAAACCGTAAGTTTTTTAAAAGTATTTTTTAAATGAGTTGTACATTGTGAAGTTTGTTTATCCAATGATGCTTGTTTATATGTTAAAGAATTACTAGTTGTACAACTTACCGCAGAGGAATTAAAAGATTTTTTTAAGGAGACACTTACTGTTACAGGGTAAGTTTTATCTCCTATAGTAACACTTCCACTAGCACTGTCGACAGCTACTGAAGTAAGAAAACTAGATGATGGAACTGATACAGAAATACTACCACTCACAGAGGTATCTGTCTGTGTAAGAGATGTAGAATCATTTAGGACTGTTGCTCGATCACTTAACCCAGAAGTCATAGATAAAACTTTTTCAGTCGCTATTTCAACTGTAGTTCCTCCTAGCGTAAAAGTTCCTCCTATGTTACAATCTGTTATTTCTGCGCTAGTAATGGTTCCATAAGATATGTTTGCGTTCTCAATGCTTCCGTAAGATATTGCTGCTCCTCCAATGGTTCCTTTAGAAATTGTTGCTCCCCCAATAGTAGCCCCAGAAATATCGGCTCCATTGCAATAAATATTTCCACTGCTTGATACTGCAAAATTGTTACCTATAACCAGTCTTAATTTGTCTCTATCTGACCCATTTATCTTTTTAGTAAAATCTGTAGAACTTAATATAAAACTACTTGAAATTTCCTCTTGATCTTCTGTATAAAGTGTATAATTACTATAAAGTCTATCTTTATCTATGCTCCAACCTCCAATGGAACCTTCATCAGCATTAATTTTTCCGCTAAATTCTCCATCAGTAGCATAAATTTTTCCACTCCATTTTACTTTAAAATAAGGTCCAATTTTTAGAGGATATTCACTTGCGCCACTGTCGATTATCAAATAACCTTCTTTGGTTGTTGTTACATTATTTTCTTTAACTGTAAAAGTTCTTCCAGAAGCATCAATCTTAAAATCATAAGATCTAAGAACTCCTGTATTCATATTTAAACAAGTTCCAGTTTTATTTGTTGTATCCCAATTTTGAGATCTTAAAACAAAATTATTCTTAGTAATATCTACTAAATGTACTGTAGCGGGATCAGACTTCGTTTGTTTAATATAATAAGCAGTTCCAGCAGCTTCTTTTCCATTTGCCTCTGTAAATTCTCCCTCGTCAGTCATACAATAATAATCTTTTCCTTCTTCCCATTCTGAAGATGCCCATTTATAATAAGATTGTCCACTATTTTGATAATAGATTCTAAAAAATGGACTTCCACTGCTATCTATTTGAATATAAGATCCATTATAAGTTTCATCATTAGCTATAGCTTTAATAGAAAAATTATAAGCAGTTAATTTAGGATTATCTCCTGCTAAGTTTAATTGAACTCCTGTTTGAGCATCATTATTCCAATTTTGACTTTGAATAATAAAGTTTTTTTTCCCAATATACATTAATTTAAGATCTCTTAAAACCTTATTATCTTCAGTATATTTTTGATAAACTTCTAAATAAGGATTTCCATCACTAGCGATTTTTACGTATGAACCAGCATATTCGCCTTCGGTTTCTTTGGTAAAAAATTCAAAATTATAACCAGTTAATTTACTTCTACTTAAATCAAATCTAACTCCTGCTTCAGAACCAGATGTTGAACAAAAATCATCTGTTTGAATATACATATTTGTAGAAGATATATTAATCAACTTATTTCCATTACAACTTTGAACTAGAAAATATGGATTACCATAGGTATTATCATTCTCATCTGCGCTTGGAGTTGGATCTATTTTAATCATTGCTTGACTAGTTTTTTCAATCTCTTTTCCAGACTCCTCATCCCAACTGGAGCTTATTGTTTCAGAAAATTTTGGTCCTTTAGAAATAAGAATTCCAGTATTAAGATCAATTTTCATTCCTTCAGAATTACTTTCATAATTCTGACTTTGAATAACTCCTGTATCGCCATCAAAAAGAATTCTTCCATGTCCTGCTTTTCCTAAAAAAGCAGTTCCATCTATTAAAAATCCAAATGATTGCGCGCCTTTATTATATCCATAAAGTCCAATTTGTTTTGCGGTTTCATCTGCTTTTGAAGCTTTTCCCATAAGAACGCCATTGAATTGATTATCTTCATTTTTTTCTCCGGCTCCTATCATCGCTGATAATATTGTACCATTTTCTTCATCATAAGTCAAACTACCGTCCCAAGAGTTCAGCATTAAAGAAGAATAAGTGTTTTGATGAATATAAATTGGTTGTGTCCAAAAGATAGGTTCTTCATCTTCACTACCATTATTAACTGCCTCAATAGCAAATTTGGTACTATTTCCTTGAATATACATTGAAGGAACTGTAATGATTCCATCAGTTGACACTTGTGGATAATATCTTGCATCAAATTTAGGATCTCCACTAGATATATACCAAGATACACTATTTTTATCATTAAAAGCAACTGAATGGCCATCTTTATATTTATATAGTTGATATTTATTTTTATAATAACTAGGATTTACTCCAGAAGCATCATAAGCAATTTCTGTCGTTCCATCAAAAGTTACAAAATCATCAGAACTTCTTACTGCGATTGGAAGTATTGTGCTTAAATAAACGTTAAAAGAAGATGTAGTTGTTTGCGTATTATCTTCTCCATCTACTTTCGTTTCAGTTGCAGTAACATTATTCTGAACCGCCTGTTTAGTTTTTGCTTTTAAAATATAATAACGACAATCTAAAATACTTTTTCCAGTTTCTTCAACGGTATTAATAGTGCAAGTATTTCCACTCTCATTTGCCATCTCTAAACCGCCATCACCCTCAGAATACCAACTAAAATCAAATCCATCGGTGAAGGTTGAAGTAATGTCATTATTTTCATTATCATAAACTTTTGGAACTACTGTTACACTCTTTCCATAGGTAAGAGCTAAACTATTATCTTCAAATTCAAGCGTAAAAGTATAATCAGTTCCATTTATTCCATGAGGTCCAAAAGTCAAACTAACCTCTGCGGAATAAGTCATATTATTTTTTACAACTTCGCATCTAATTGTATTATTAATTGCGCTTTGAGTATATTGAGACTTAATTCTAAATAATTGCTCAGTAGAATCTGCTTCTTCAAGACCAGGCTCTTTTCCGACCTTTTCAGTGCCTCTTCTTGTAATTACAAAATAACCATCTTCCACCTTAGTTGATAAATCTTTTTCAGTAATTTTAATATAATAATTAGTTAATGAGGAATATGTATCTTGTGTAGTTACTTTATTATATCCATTATCACTTAAATAAACACCATTAATTGTTTTAGTATATATTTGCCCTATATAAGATTTAAATTCTGCTTCATCCGCAATACTGATCATCTTATAATCATCATATTCATACCCTTTTGTAGGATAATAAATCATGGTATTTTCAATAGGGATATACCAAGAAATTTGTTCTGCGGTATCTAATTCATCCTCGCCAGAAACTAAAGAAGTATAAGTTGCAGTTAAAGTTCTTAATTTACTACCTTCTGATGATGACATAATCTTTCCTGTATCATCATAGATTTTATAATTACCATTATATCCTGCGGTATCACATTCAATAGATAGTCCCTTAATCAAATCTATAGTTGCTTTATCAGCAACTTTTTGCTCATTAGAAAGTATTAAAACCTCAGATTCATAATAATTAACGGAACCATCAAGTTCAGCTTCTCGACTCTCATACTCGGTAACCGCATTAGTCATTTCATCTTCTGTATAAGGTTTTCCATTAAAATATAAATCAACACCAAAATAATATTTCAAAGAAGTGCTTAAAGAATCAATATAACTTTGAGCAAGTTCTTTTTCACTACTATGTTGCGTTTCTAATTCACCTTTCGCATCTACTGAACTTCCAATATTTTTATAATAAGCATTTAATTCTTCTACTTCATTTTTTTGCTGTTCAACAAGAGTATTACCACTTGCAATAACATCACCTTTACTAGCTAAAACAGCTGCATTTGATTCATCAAAGTTTCCAAAACCTAAGTTCTTTAATAAATTAGTTGCATCATTTTCTGTTTTACAAACTTGATTCATAACAGTTGTAAAAGTTTTAAGACCTTCAAGTCCTAGCTCAAGGATCCTTTGTCCTTCAGATAATTTATTAATTGCGGTTAAAAGATTTGTAACATTTGTTTTTAAAGCTTCATCCTTTATGTCATCTACGCTAGTTGCGCCTTCTTGACAGAGATTATATAAAAACCTCTCATTGCCCTTAATAGTATCCTTATAACGAATTAATGTTGTATCATCTTTTTTAACTTTTTCAATATATTCTCTTGAAGGATATTCTAAAATAGCTTTTACTCTTTCAGTTTGTTCTGTAATATCTGGATCAAACTCTATAGAAAATTTATCTTTAGAATCTTGCATTTCTTCATAGAATGCTCCTGCTAATTCATCCTCAACGCCATTAGCAAGCTTATAACGATACCAATGGATTATTCCTTTTTGTCCATAGGTTTCGTCTTTTGGAAGGGTCTCTAAAGATTTAAAATTTTCTGTGCTTTCATCTAAATGAATCCATCTTAACTGTAAATTTTTTCTATTCACGCACTCAGTTAGATATGTATTTACAGCATTTACATCATTTAAATCTAATTCTAAAAATTTTCGTTCAGAATCTGTTAAATCTGCGTCATCCACAGTTTTATCTTTTAATCTATCTTTTAATATATTCAAATCAGTTCCATAAGTTTCAGAATCTAAAGTAAATAACATTAAAGTATCTTCGGTAAAGTCGCTTAAATTATATCCAACACTTATATAAGCGTCTTGAATAAAAAGATTATCTGGTAAATCCATTTTTAAATCACTATCATAATTTGGAATTAATTCTTTATCACCATTGTAAAAATCACTATTTTGATAAAAAACAACTCGCATTGTATCAATAGTACCTAATCCAGATATATCAACAACTTTTTCTTGACTATAAAAAGTTTCAAAATTATATGGACTTCCATACATGTCAGCTTCTGAATCAAGATTAAAAGAATAATATTTATATTTATTTGTTTCTTGCGTTGTATTATTTTCAACAACTCTTATATCAACTCGTAATCCATAAGAGCCAGAAATGCAATTCATAGAATTTAACCAAGCTTTAAAACTCGCTTGGATTCCTAATCGGTCATAACCTTTTAAGTTTAAATTCTTTGCACTCCAAATTGTTACTCCTGCGCGATTCCCATTTGCTAATAAACTAGCCTCTGGAGATCCTTCATCAATTAGATTGTGAGTTATATCTATATATGTCTCCATAGGCGGGACATATGTAAAATATTCTGTATCATCGCTGGTGCATTTACCAACAATCATTTTTTGTTCATTAAAATCTCCATTTGGAATATTTACATAAACATAAATGCCCTCTTGGTAATCAGTGTTTTCTGAATAAGCTTTATAGCTAGATGCGCCATCTGAGACTATATATTCTCCTTTGTCGGCATTATCAGTATTTACAATAGAGCATTTTATTGTTCTGTCATAAGGTAATGCTTCTAATTGTTTTTCAACTATAACATCAACACTTTTAAATAAATTATCCACTAATGCAGAATAATCTTTAACTGCCATTTAAGGGCCTCCTTTCTCTCACTTCTATTATACCTAAAAATTTTCGCAAAGTCAATTAATTTTAATTGACCAAAACAAAAAATAGGGTGGAATAAATCCACCCTATAATTTATTTACTACGATTTGCATATTGAGATGCAAGATTTATAACATTGTCAAAAGCTTCTAAAATTTCATTCTTATCAGTTGCGTTCGGGAATTCAGCAGTAATATGAACTTCTTGCTCTAATGTTTGATTACTTGAATTTCCAACAGAAGCAGCTAATATCTGTCCTAATCCGCCACTTGCGGACACCGCATTCAAATCAATCATATTAGAAATTTCACGAACCATATCTATTGCATTTAAGAAATTCTCAGTATCTTCTTTATTAAGAACGATTTCTTTCTTATGCAATAATGCAAGTTTTCCTTCATTGTCTCCCCAGTCTCCAGTATATCCACCAGTATCATATCCCATTAAGCTCTTAGCTTTTGCGGAACTATATCCTTTACCACGCTCAGAAACGGGATATACATAGTTGATATATGTCTGAGCCGCAGTTACTTCAGCTTTTGTATAGCCTTCTTTTGCACCCATTGTGATACGATGGCTTACACCATTTCCCCAAGCACCAGAATTAATTCTATTATAAGCACTCATGATTCGATCCCAAGTCGGTTTAGTGCCAGTTCCACTTGCTCCGTTTTCACCTTGACTACTATTATCATTATCAGTCGCGTTTCCTGTTCCACTTGTATTTGTTTTTACTTCATCAGTATCTTTAGATTCAACTGCATTCCAAGATTTTAAAAGTTTATTAAATGATTCAACTAAAGCTTCATTCTTTTGGAGAATATCACTGATAACTTGACTATACTGGCTCTGAAAAGTTGTAACTTTTTCCATAATTCCATCAAAATCATTTTCAGCTTGTGTAGCAGTTTCACTGATACTGCCTTTAAGAAAATCAGACTCTTCTTGAACGCTATCTAAAGCTTCACTCATTTCTTCATCAAATCTCTCTGCATCATAGCCCATCTGAGTTAAATCATCTTTTATATTACTTGCGTACTCAGCTGAAGCATTTGCCGCAGTTAAATACATATCTTTCGCAGATTCAGTATAATTATCTTGATACTCTTCCATATTCTTATATCCGGTTAACATAGATATTTGAGTGTCACTAAAAGAAGAAATATATTCTTCATCAGCAAGGGCTTTATTTCCAGTAGCAGCCGCATAAGATGCAACATCATCCTCATATAATTCTTTATTATTTTCAATAACAATGCCCATTTGCTCAGAAGTATATCTATTTTTTTCTGCATAATAAGCTTGTAATTCAGCAGCCGCTTTATTAAATCCTTCAACATCGTCTTGATATTCCTCTGCCAAACTAGCTAAAGCGTCGGCTTCTTCTTGCTGGAGCTGAATCATTTGTTCTTGAAGAGTATTTATATATTCTGCATTTAATTGTTGCATTTCATATAATTTATCTTCATAATTTTGTTCAGCATCTTCTACCTGAGAGTCATCCGCAGTATAAACATATCCATAATTACCTTCAGCATCTTGAGTTAAACGAACTTGACTTTTCGCGTTTTGAGCCTCTGATAAAGCTAATTCCGCAACTTTCAAGTCATATTTTTTCTGGAGATATTCGAGTTCATATTCACTCATTTGAACTCCGCTCTCTTGTTTCTCATTGATTTCTTCTAGTAATTTATTTAATTCTTTCTTTGCTTTAATATTACTTGTATCATCAATACTATTATTAATTTTTCTGGTTAATTTAGTTAATTCATATACTTTTTCATATTCTGGAATATATTCATCTGCAATATCTTTACTTCTTTCAAAAGCTGTTTGTAATTCATCGATGCTACCTGCAAGCCCACCACAAGATTCCTTAAAGGCATCGACTGCCGCAGTAATCTCTTGAGTAAATTGCGCCACAGTAAGTTCTGCAATGCTAGTTTTAGCATCTTCGATACTATCTTCTGTGCTTTCTAGCGCTTCATTTGCTGCATCAATCTGTTCTTGGAGTTCTTTAACATTAGTGCTATTTTCTTTATAGCCCATGTCGATAAGCTGCTGTTTAGCTTCTTCCATCTTTTTGATTTCAGATTCTTGCATTTCTTTTTTAGAAACTAAAGCATCATACTCATTTTTAGCTTGTTTTCTTTGTGTCTCATACAATTTATTCATTGTATCATTAGAAACACCAAGGTTTTTCTGACCATAAATATCTATTAAGTTCTTATAAGTATCAGTAACTTTACTTAATCTTTGAAGCTTATTGATTTGCTTATCTAACTTTTCATCATTAGCATCAAATGCTTTTCCAATATCTTCATAAATAGAAGCTTGAATCTCAAGTAAGTTATTATTCTCTTCCAAGAGTTTAGCAGTATCATCTTTTAAAGATTCCTTTTGGTCATCAGTCAATGTTGATGCAAGTTTTTCCATATCTGAATCGCTTAATGTTTCACCATTCATTAACTTCTGAACTTTTTTATCAACATTCTTAACGCCTGCTTGCTCAAGAGCTGTCTTATAAGTATCTTCCATATGCTGAGTTGTTGCATCAATATTACTTAATGATACATCAGCTTCCTGGGTTAATAAAGTTATTGCTTCTGCAATATCGTAAATATCATCACCAAGTTTACCAAGATAGTAATCTAATAATTTTAAATCTTCCTCATTAACTTCTAGTTTTAACTCTAGTTTAGTATCTGTAATTTCAACTAAAAGATCATAAGCTTCATTTTCAGAATCTTGTAAATCTTGCTGTTTTTCTTGAACAGTTTCAACCGTTTCTTCATATTGAGACAAGAATTGTTGGAAGGCCTCATACTGCGCTTGAGCTTTCTCCCAAGCTACTTTAGCTGCGTCATCATCAGAATTAGCACTAGTATATGCTTTTCTAGCAGCTTCAAGCTTTTTATCATTGGCGGCCATAAGTTCATCATAATTAGAAATGTTATTATTATCATCATATTTGACTTTCATTCCTAAATAGCCTTCGGCACTTGCATTAAGCTTATAGTCAGTACCATCAACATTTACCGTTGTTGTTCCAGTCTTATTAAGTTTCTTCTTATCTTGTTTAAGATAATCATTAGCTTGTTTTAAATACTCTGCTTGGGTTTTAACTATCGCCTGTTGAGTTTTTAATTCTTCTTGAAGATTTTTTAATTTAGATTTTCCAAAAGCACGATCTTTTGCTTTAGAAATAGCATCATACTGCTTCTCTAAAGTTGAAAGAGTTTTATCAACTTTGTGATAGCGCTCTGCACTAGCTGTTTTCTTTTCAGCAGAATTTTTTCTAGTAGTACTGCCTCTACTTCCGCTACCTCTACTTCCTCTGCTTCCACTACTTCGACGTCCACCGCCATTTACATTACGATTTCCATGAGTCGCAGTTCCTGCTCCACCTCCTTTTCGAGGTCTTACCCATACTTGAGTAACAGGAGTTTGATCTTCAATAGATTCGGTTTGAGTATCTCCAGTTGTCCACCTAATACCCTTATATGTTAAGGTTGCACCATCAGTTTTAGTAAAATCAAAACTTTCACCATTTGATGAAAAAGCCGCTCCTGGTACATTTATAGTTTGTTCTCCATTTTCTTCTGGATAAAAAGAAGCCGGTGTTTCAGTTTCTCCTTCTGTCTGTATATTATCTGTCATAGAACCGACATCTGTCTCTAAGCTTAATGCACTTGACAATCCCTCAGTTATGCCATTTGCGTTACTTATTAAGACATATCCGGCAGCTGCCATTTCTTCTGCGGATTGATAAACTCCATCAATCATTCCACCCATGTTATCTTCTGCAACAGCAGCCAAATCACCAAAAAGATCTAATTGAGCTAAATTATTATTAAAATCATCAATACTATCACTAGAATTCCAAAGCTCTTGGATTAAACCCTGTAAAGCTGATGTAGCTTCTTCATCACCGTTTAATTCAACTAAAATTTCTTTACCTTCTGGAATTTCATCCATTTTATCAAGTAAAGAATCTAAAGCTTCACCTCCGCCTTCGATTTGATCTACATCAACACCAATCTCAATAGCAGCTAATTTTCTAGCTTCTTTATCTAAAGTTTTAATATCATCTGTATTGCCTTGTAAAGCCCCAGATAATGCATCAGCATTTTTTTGATCTTTTAGGAGACTTTTTGCAACACTTTCACTTGTATTTAAAAGATTCGCTAAAGAAGTTATAAACTTTTTAGTATTTGAAGTATCTTGAGTAATTGCTTGTGCATAACCATTATCCACTATTTCATCTAATATATCTTGATATGTATCACTATTATCACATAAATCATTTAAACCTTCATTAGCTCTTGCAAAAGCAGTTCCAAGTCTAACAATCTCATCAGCTGATGCATCAGCATATTCTTCCATTGATGAAAGATTTTCTATAAAAGCCTCTATTACATTTGCATCAATACTAAATTTTTCTGCATTTTCTGCAACTTTTATTGATAATTCAAGTGCTTTTTCAGTTGCTGAAATTGCTTCTTCATTACCTTCTTCTAATGCATCTTTATACTTTTGAAGACTTTCTGTACAATAATCATAACTAGCAGCTAATTCTTTTACTTTATCAGTATAATCTGTAAGCTGCGTATTTTCGCTATAAAAATTCTTTAATTCTTCTAAGCTAATTTGATTATTACTAATCATAGAAGAAATAGTGTTACTAGCATCTTCTGATGTTATTTGTACCTTATCAAGCGCATTTGATAAAGCTTCAAGTTTTTCTTGAGTAGTAGAATTTTTGTCAGAATATAAAATATCTGCTATAATTCCACCATATTTAATAGCATCATCTGTTCCACCAGCAATAGTTTTATTTATTTTTTCTATTTTTTCAGATAAAGTTAAATTAGTATCTCCAGATAAAATATCTAGCATAGTATTTTTATGCTTTTCACTAGACTTTGTAGCTTCATCCCAATCAGTAGCTAATAATTTTTCTAGTTTTTCGCTATCAGATAATTCAGAAGATGAATCTATAATATCTAAGATTTCTTGATTTATTCTAGAAAGATCCTCTTCAGTAGAATCTGAAACTTTTAATCCTTCTAACCCTGAAATTTTAGCTGTATCTGAAATATCACTTGCATTTGTATAAACATTTTCTTTTTCAGATCTTTTTTGAGTATCAGTTAATTTTGAATTATCTATAGCTTCTATTTTCTTTTGAGAGGTGTAACCAGAATCGCTTAATATTGTTTCTAATTCACTTTGATATTGCTCTGCTGTATATTTGCCTTGATCTAAAGCGTCATTAATAGCTTTAATTTTTTCTTCAGTTGTTAGAGAGGAATCATTATTTAATAGATTATTTAATCTAGTAACAAACTCGCTTGAAGTAATATTACCTTCTTCTAAATATCTATTCAAATTTTCAATAGTATCTTTTGTAGAATCTTGTGCGTCTCTAGCGTCTTTAACATTAGTTGCCCATTCATCTGATAAACCTAATAAATCTTTATAATACTCTAATTGATTATCAAAAGTATCATCATCTTTAATTGCAACTAAACCAGCTTTTATTTTAGCTAAATTTTGAGCATATTCAGTTTGATATTCAGTTATAGCTTGATTATATGCATCAGTATTTGTTGGATAATTTTTTACATCTGGCATCTCCATATCGGAAGCAATTGAGCTTAAATAAGCTTGCTGAACTTTATCATTAAATTCATCAGCGTTTTTAACTAATTCATAAGATCCATCTACTCCAATTTGAACATAATCTTGTAACTCTTTTGCCCAATCATTACCGAATAATTCCTGCAAGGCAGATATATTATCGACATCTAAAGTTACTCCAATTTTATACTCAGTACTTTGTAAATCATTAAGTTGTTCATTTAATTCTTGATCTTTTAATATTGCATTGATTTCAATATCAGAACTTCTACTATCTGAATCTGATTGGTATTCAGCTATCTCTTCATCTATTGCATCAAGTTCTTCTTTCGCAGCTTCTACTTCTGCAACTTTTTCATCCCAAAAAGACTGAAATTCTTCGTCTGTTCCATTAAAACTCTGTCTCGCAGTTTCTTTATCTGCCTCATTAAAATCACCAATAATATCTTGTAATTCTGTTTGACGACTTTGAAGATAAGATATATACTCACTATCAGCCTTTTCTGCAGTTGAAGCTGATTCATTATAACTGTCATATAATTTTTTATTAATGTCTGTTAAATATTGAGCTTGTTCAGATTCAGACATCTTTAAGAATTCACTATATTGAATAATTGGATCTTCTAAACCTTCAACAGTTTGACCCCAATCTAATCCACTACTAGACTGAAATTTTTTATACTCATCTGCTGTCATGCCAGATTTAAAGTCACTTAAAGCAGTATCTGACGTCTCATAATTAATTTTAATGGTGTCAGCATCTGCTTGAGCTTGTAAAACTTTAATTTGTGCATCAAGATCATCACTTAAAGTATCATCATTAACTATTTCAAAATTAAGCTTAACATATAAATCAGAAAAATTATCAATAGCATCATCTTGTTGTTGATCATACCATGTTTTTAATTTATCTTGATCGAAATTATATTGATCAGCAGTTTCTTTGACAAGTTCTGATTCTTGAACTAAATCAGAATAATCCGAATAAGTTGACATATAAGATAATAAAGATTCTTTTGCATCATCAATACTAACTTTTCCATCTTCCATCTCAGAAATAGATTTAGCTGCTGAATCAATAAAATTATCTAAATTTGTGATATTACTAAAATCTGTATCGCCAGTATAATTATCTAATACTGTTTGAAAATCTGTTTCAACCGCTGTATCAGTATACTCTTTCTTTAAATCAATAAGATTTTCATAATCTTCTTGCATAGTTTGAAGATATTCATTTACATTTTTATATGCATCAGATTCTCGAGCATCTTCTCCCATATTATATAAAGAATCTCGTAAAGCTTCAGCGGCTTCATATGCTGAAATTAATCCATCTGAACTTTGCGCTGTTTCAATAGTAAGCCGTCCCCATGGATCTACTTTAATTAAATCTCTATATTTTTCATCAATTTCATCAAGTGCACTATTAAGTTCATCATAACCATACGCGCCAGTGTCATAATTATAACTATCAGGGTCAGCTAAATCTGTAATGCCATAAAAATTCGCTTGATAAACATCTTTCCCTTGTAAATTAGTAGTAAAATAATTATCATCAAAAGGATTTCCTCGCATTCTTGATTCAAAAGCGTCTTCTGCATCAGTTAAAGCATTTCCAATGTCAGCTTTATTTTTAGAAGCTTCTTCAGCTCTAGCATTTTTAACTGCTTCAGCTAATTCTTCATATCTTTCTGTCGCGATTAATAATTGAGCATTTTCAATTTCATAAGCTTCAGTTACAGCTTGAGAAGCTTCTACTAAAGCTTCTTTTCCATCTCCAGATACTTTATCATAAGCCGTTAAAGCGTCTTGATAAGTTTTTAAAACTTCTTTATCTTGAGTTGCTTGCTCATAAGCTTCATCAGCAATCTCTTTAGATTTTTCAGCTTGCTCTTCTAATTTTGAAATATTATTTTCTTCAGCTTCTTTAACTGCTTTAAAAACTCCAATAACAGCGGATCCAATTGCTAATATAGCTGTAACTGGACCTCCCGCAACAGCAGATAAAGCTTTAAGGCCAGAAATTAATGTTGGAATAGTTGTAGCTGCTGTTGATGCAATAGATACAAACTTATCTAATCCCGAAGCATCTGATGTAAAAACATCTCCTAATCCTTTAATAGCATTCATTTCTGAAGTTAATGCAGTAATACCTCTAGCTGCTGAAGTCATTGTCTCTCCAAAGCTTAAAGAAGAATCTCTAGCTTGAGTTAAATAATCTTTTAAGTTTTTAACTGCATTTTGTTGTATTACAACTGCGTCTTCTACATCTAAATGTGCTGTTTTTTCATTTTGAAGAGATTTTACAAAAGCATCAATTTTATCTTTGCATTTTACAGCTTCTTCCCCAGAAAGACCTAAAGATTCAACAAATTCATCTTTAAATTCATTAACAAAAGTTTCAATTTCTATCTCTATTCCAGAAGCAACATCATCAAAATTCTTTAAAATATCATCAAAAGATCCTGTAGTTCCATTGCTATTTACAAAATCTTGCACCTTCTTATAGAGTTCTTGAAAATCTTTTGGCATTTCTTCAAGCTTTATACCCGCTGTTTCAAGTCTATCCTGAAAGCCATCCATGGCATCTTTAATATTTTGAATAGATTCTACACCATTTTCTCCTAAACTATGTAATTGAGAATTTAAAGAATCTATATAACTTTGTTGTTGAGTATAAATTGAAGTAGTATCTTTAAAAGCTGAAAATATTGATGATCCCTCTCCGCTTGTATCATTAGACGTCACTACATTTTCAATAGCTTTTTCATTTTGTTTTCTATCTGAAGTTGCGGCCTTTTCTATATCTATTTTTGCTTGAGCCTCTTCTTTTAAAGCGGTTACTTGATCAGCTAAATTCTGAGCAGTCTTTTGTTCTACTTCATTTAATTTTTCAGCAGACTCATATAAAGCTTTTTTAGCATCAGCTTCAGCTGTATAAATATCAGCTTGCGTACCACTTGATTTTGTTGCTTTATCTCTTATAGATGAAATTAAAGAAGTAGAAGCTTGTTTTCTTAAATTTTCAACTTCTTCTCTACCAGATTTCGTTAACATTTTAATATCATAAGCAACATTATTTAGTCCAGAAGCAATCTGTTTGCTAAAAACATTTGTTGCAATAGACCCAATAGTTCCAAGAACTCCAGGAATACCACCAAGCCCTTTAATTAAATCATTTACTCCTTTTAATAAATCTGCAAGTAAGTTATCAAGAGTAATAAAAAATTGATCATCAATTAAAGAGTCATAAATTGCTTCTGCGGCCGCAGTCACTCTATTTTGAGCAGCTTCCCAAGAATCCGCATAAGTACTTGCTTGTTCTTCAAGAGTTCCTTCTGAATCTTCCGCAACAGCTAAATTTTCTTGCATATAATCCCAGTTATTCATCAATGCCATTAACTGAGTATATTGTCTTGTTCCTGCAACAGCCTGCGCAACTGCTAATTGAGTATCATTAGATAATGTTTTCCATTTTCCACCTAATTCATCAAGAATGGTATCCATATCTTTTAGCTCGCCACTAGCATCTTTAATATCAACACCAACTTTTTCAAGAGCTTGAGAATAAGTTCCTAAATCAGTTCCATCATCAAGGGTTTCTCCTAATTCTAAGTCTTGAATACGAGCAAAAATAGTTTTAAAAGCATTACCAACAGTATCTGCTGATTCTCTTGTTTTTGCTACTACAGTAGCTAATGCAGATGTTGCATATTCATAACTTAATCCGGCAGTTTCTGCTACTGAGGAGAATTTTGAAAGACCTTCAGCGATTTCAGATGAACTTGATGCGGTTGCTGCACCTAATGCAGTAATAACATCACTATAATGTTCCAAAGACTCAGAACCATCATCAAAGTTATTCCAGATAGCTGTCATATAAGAAGAAACTTCAGTTGCTGAATCTCCAGTAGCTTGAGCCATCTTAATAACAACATCAGTTCTATCTGTTACTTCTGAGCCACTTAAACCTTGCTGATAGAAAATTAAAGCTGCATCAGTGTAAGCTGTTGTAGTTGTACTTAATGCTTGAGCACTTTTATTTGCTTGTTCTGCAAATTGCGCCATTTGGCTAGTTGTTTGGCCTGTAACAATTTGAATATTTGTTAAAGACTCATTTAAATCTTGCGCATATCCAAAAGCAGATTGTAATGCACCTTGAAATCCATGCATAATATCAGATGAAATTTGCCACTTAGCAGTATTCTTTAATGTTACTGCAAAATCATCTAATAATTTACCTGCTCTTTTCATCGGAATTTCGGCATTATTTACAGAGTTTGCTAATTGCGCGAAGGCTTGTTCGCCTTCCGGTCCCAAATTAGTTAAAGCATCTTTATATTGAGTAATAGTTGTATTACTACTTTTTAAGCTGTCATTAAATTTACTTAAATCTAAATTTCCAGCTGATGTTGTAGCACTATCTAATTGCGCTTTTAATTGAGCAATTAAAGTTGTAGACTCTTTGATACTTTTTGAGAAACCAAGATCTGTACTTTTATTGGCTATTTTAGTTAAATCAGTTAATTGTTTTTGTAAAGACTGTAACTGAGCTTTAGCATTACTCGTATCTGCGGTAAGTGCTAAATTGACATTTAATTGTTGAGCCATTTATTTTACTCCTTTCTCTCCATTTTATATATTAATTTTTTACTTTGCAAAATAAAAAAAAATAAGGGAAAGAGTTAAACTACTCTTTCCCCTTAACTCCTATTACAAATAAAAATTTTAATAATAGGATTAGCCTAATTTGGTTAATACATCTTTCAATAAAGAAAGTGAATTAGGATCGTTCATTTTTTTTTGAAGTTCTGTAGCATCTAAATCTAAATTAGAATAATCGGTACTAATCGTTTCTAAAATACCAAGAACTGAATTTCTATAATCATAAACAGAATCAATGCTATCATAAATGCCATCAATTAAAAAATCATATTCTTTTTGCGGAATAGCATCAATGATTTTATCAATAACTTCATTTGATGATAATAAATCATAAAGTTTTCCTGGATCTTCTCTTTGTTTATCTGTAAAAGTTAAATTAGTATAATACTGAATAATTTGTAATGACGCAAATAACATTATTTTTAATGGATTAGCAAAATTATTTTCATCAGCAGAATCATTTATTACATTAGAAATAAGTATCAATTTTTCATTAATGGGTAAATATTGTTTTACTTCAATTTCAATATCATCATTAATTTTTACAATTTTAATATCATCTTTCTTTTTAAGTCCCAATTTACTAAAAGAAACTTTTGCCATTTATATAGCCTCCTTTATCTCTCTTTTAATATTATTGTACCAAAAAATTTTTCTTTTGTCAAGTTAATTAAGCATAATGATCGGCTAAAACAATATGAGAAGTAAGTTGATTTTTTGAATTAACCCCAAAAGCAAAATACTTATTATATTTATTTACTAAATCTGATAATAAATTATCAGTCCAAATAATATTATTTCCAGTAACATACATTACTGTATTTTCACCAAGCATTTTAGTTAAGTTTTCACTTAAATAAATAACTCCTTTATGCCAAGAAGTAACATCATCTGGTGTTTCACCGGACAGTGATTTTGCATAATCATTTAATAATTCAGTTCTACTACCAAGCGACATTGGATTCCACTTTGTTGTTTTCTTATATAAATTCCAAGGTTTTACCTGGATACCTAAAAATTCATCTGTATTAAATTTAGATTCTCCAACAACAAAAGTTGAAGATTTAATTCCATCTAATTTTTTTAATATAGAGCCTAATAATTCTTTATCATCTGATGCTTTTGCGGCACCACCTGTAATAGGAATTAATACGTCGATCATAGATTGTTCAGATCCAACAGTCATAGCACTTGCATTTTCTATTTTACATTCATCTATCGCTTTTATTGCGGCATCAGATAGCATATCCTCTCTAATATATCCTAAAATAATAGCAGGTCTTTTTTTTATAACCGAATCGATTTTTTCCATACTAAGTTGCTTTTGGATTTCTCTTTTGAATATTGATTTACAATATGCCAATACCTGTGCTACAGATAATTTCTGGTTTTCGCCAGATAAAATCTGGGGAAGATATTTATTAAAAATTTGATTTATGTCCATTTTAGTGGCATATTCAGAAACTATTTTGTCAATTTCTTTATCAATTAATTTTTTTTCAGTTTCTATATCCCCTTCTGTACTTTGTTTAATTTTTTGAATTTCTTCTTTTAATTCATCAAGATTACCACCAACATCTTCGATAATACTTCTCCCTTTTAATTCGGCAGCTCTATAGATATGTTTAATAATAGTTTCGTATTTAACAGATCTCTTAGAATCTGGGCTAACTATTGTTTGTTTCATATTATCTGAAAATTTATCTTGTAGCTTTTCTATAAAACTCTCTCCGGATTGTTGACTTTGATTTTCAATCTGCTCTAAAAGGCTTTTTCTTTTTGCTTGATAAACACCTTGAGCAGCCTCATAATTCTTATCAACTTGTTCCATTGATTCGGACATCACGCAAACAAATCCCATGCTTTTTTCTCCTTTAACGCAAAATAAGGGAAGGACTTATGTCCTTCCCTAAGTTTATTTTTTTTAAATTATAGCAATGCCTCATGTGCAACTTCATGAGAAGTACTATGACGGTGAAGATCCTGACTTCTACCATCTTTAATAATCTGAATAGCTGCTAATACTTTTTTACTATGATCGAATCTTGTATAATCTGGGAATGCATCCATAGTAAATGTGAATGTACTTGGATCTCCAGAAGATGCCATAGTAAATGTAAAGTTAGACTGAATCTTGCAGTTAGGAATAATAAATTCTGCTGGTAAGTCTACACCATTCTGATCTCTGAATAGAGTAGAAGCTTCAAGATAATAGTTACCACCAAATTTATCTGCGGTAATTTCAATCTGCTGTGCATCACTTTGACGCTCTACATAATAATCAACAAGAACGCTATCAAACTCTGTAGTAATATCTGGTACATTACCATCTCCAGAAATAATATATTTACTATTTCCTTCTTCCTCAGAAGAATCATAGCAATCATGATAATTAACTTTAATTACATAATTTCCATCTTCATCTACAGTAAGCTCTTTACCATGCTCTGGAATATAAGGTTCTGAAATGATGTCTCCATCTTTCATAAACATTACATAAGCATAGTTACCATTTTTATCACTTGGAAGATATGGCTGATTTGAAAGTGGAATGTAAACAGTTACATCCTGAGTTCCATCACTTTCAACAGTAACCACATTTCCATCAATGGTTTCAGTTACGTGCTGATAAACTGGTTTGCTATCAGAAGCTTCGATAAGTCCTGCACCAGACAGAATCATAAATCCTTCTGGAGAGATAAGCGCATCCTCCATAGTGAAGGTTACTGTACGCTCACCTTCCCATGCAACCAAACGAGAGTTACCACGTCCACCTTGAGCATATACTGTTGTAGCAGCACCTTCCATACTGGAAGTCTTCAAGGTATCAAAGTAGATAACAGGTTCATTTGCATAGAAGATTTTATTACCAATCTTAGTTGCTGCTTTAGCTTTTAAAACAACATCGCAAATTTCACGAACACCAAACTTCATAGTGTATATTCCTCCTTGTTTTTTTTAATGGATATCTTTCATCCAGTTGTCGGGCTGAGAATCAGGTTTTCCGCCCGCAAGTCGTGTGCGGATATCTATATCCCAATTAGTATATAGTGAATATCTTTCCATAAGATCATATATTTGAAACATAGTTAAGTTGGTTAACTCAGCCATAGACATTGGCAATCCAACAGAAAGAATAGAAAGATACTTACTAAACACGCTAGAATTAGAGCCACCTTTTTGAGCGGCAACTCTTTGACGACCTCTCATTAATTTTTCCGCAATTTCTCTAGCTTTTTCATCAGCAGGATTAAAAGCTTGTTGATCCATTGATCCACTATTGGAACAAAAGATTTGTCTAAGATAATCTTGAAGAATCTCAAAATTCGATTCATCAATAGTAACTGCGGTTTCTCCTTTTTGGAGTATTAATGAACGTGGAGTAAAAAGAGCCTTAAAACCAGGAAAAAGAATAGATAAAACTTGTATAACACTAATCTTTTTCTCTTTCTCTTCTTTACTCATCACTACTGTCATAAATATCTGAAAATTATTTACTTCATCTAGAACATTTTTGTCCTCTATGAACATGCTTTTATATAGACAAAGACATTGTACGCCAACAAAAAAATCATTTTCTCCTATCATAGAAATTTCTTTAATAGTTGGTTGATGAATTGCAATTTGGCATTCTGGAACTGGTATATCTACTCCAGTTAATAAAGCTAATCTAATATCCATTTAATTAAACAACAGGATATTGTTCCTTAAAGTCTTTCTCAAAATTAGCTTGATCTTTCGGATTTGCCATTGGGCTTTTATCTTCTTCTCCATGAATTGCAGAGTACATTAAACAAAATCCTGCATATTCATCCGTAAGAATAATTTGATTTGCCCCTAAAAATTGTAAGGTTCCAATTCCAGTTAAATGTTTATTATCAAACATTGAATCAATTTCAGCCGCAATCCTATATGGACGAAGTTGAAAATCTTGTAAATTCCATTGATCAAAATGACAAATAATATCAAATTCAATAATATTATCTCTAAATTCTGTATTTGTAGCATTTGGTGTAAAATTATCAAAATTTATGATAACATAATTTAAAACACTCCCATCTACATATAGCTTAGGAATATTTTTAATATTTTTTCCAATTAATTCAAAAGATTGCTCTTCAGAAAGATTTGGTTTATTAATAGCATCTTTAGTATTATAATAAAGTAATCTTTTAAGACGCTCTCCTTTTAACATTTCATTCATGATCAATGCCATATCTTTCTCTACTGAAAGAAAACTTGATTTTGGCTCTTTATATCTTTGAATCTTCATTTTTTTAGTTATTCTCCTTTATCTCTTAAAATAATGATTCTACAATAATTTTTTTAGTAAAATTACCAAAAGTAAGATCAAATTCTCCACTAAAAGAACTATTCCATTTTATATAAACTTTTAAAGGATTTTTTTCATCTACTTTTAAAGTAATAGGATACTTTTTATTAATACTCCATTGTCCATTATTAAGACCAGAATAAGTATATTCATAAGTTCTTTTAGGTTTAATGAATGTCTCTCCAGAAATCATTATTTCTTCTGCTTCAGTATTAGGTGACTCAGGTTTTACTATTAATCCACCAACAAGCCCTTTTTCCAAATCATCTTCTGTTTCATTAATATAATATTCAACAGCATTTACTTCAAGGATTCCAGGAGTACTAATCCAATCAGTAGCTTCAACTCTCCAACAAACTTGCGGAGACCCCTCATCAGTTCCTTGTAAATAAAACTTTGAATATCTTCTAAAATATTTTGATATTGCTTCCGTCCTAGGAAGTAATATATTTAAAGAATAATTCGGCGTATCAATACTGATATCATGTTTTTGAATATAATTAATTTTTGTTTCTACTGGACCCTTAACTGCCGCATAGGTAGAATGATATCCATCTTCATCTTCCCATGCAATTTCATAGGAGCATCTTCTAATATCTCCTCTAAAGTATGCTAATTCAGTTAAATCCTGTAAATATATAAGCCAATGAGTATTAGTCCCTAACCATTCAAATATATCTCCAGGTTTTAATCCAGTCTCTTTATGTACAGATATGATTTTATCATCATAATCTTGTTTCAATTTATCAGGATTAATCAAACATCTAATAGGTTTATCAGATACATCAGCTTTTATATTAGCTGCTTGATAAGAATATTTTAAAGCTCGATCAAGAGATCTCCTCTTATCATATATCATTCGATCTTGTTGGGAAAACCCACCATTAATACCTAATAAAACTGCTTGATTTTCAATCCCTACTAGATTTGAACTAGTAATAGATTGAATCTTTTTTTGATTCTTATCATCTACTTCAACGCCCAATCGCTTAGCCATTAAATTTAAAGAAGTATTACGACTTTTTTCTTCATATCCTGTCATTAGATTAGCCCCTGTATCAAATTTATACATTCAAAAATTGTTTTTCGGTATAGCTCAAATTCTGTCTCTTTAACTCGCAATCCTTCTAATTTACTTAATAATTGTAAAAATGCTGGACTTTGTAAAATTTCATAAAGTCCAACAATCTCTAAAATAACAGTATCTAACTGTTTTTCCCAATCTTCTTCATGTTCGCGCATAGGAATTAATTTCCATAATTGGTTGGTTAAACGACGAACATTCTTAATTATTGCATCATCTTCAATATCAATTCCATATTTATTTAAGAGCACTTCGTTCTCTCAATGAAGACCAGTTAGAACGATAAATTCCATCGTCTCCAAGCTTTCTACGTTTATATAAACGTTGCATATGAAATGATTCTCTTTGTGCTTCACTTAATAAACTCATAAGTTTAGATAAATGATTTGCTTGAGAAGTCATTTTAAAATCTGATCCCGTATATTTCATACGAGTATTTTCAATAGACGCTACTTGTCTTTCAACCCAACCTTGTTTCATAAGTAGTGCAAGAATATTAATCTCTTCTGAAGATAATGTAATTTTAAAAGAAGATCTATCGACTAAAGCATTTGGCGCTTCCATCTCGCCATCTTGTGGAAGTTCACCCCATAAAACAGCTAAAATAAAATCCCCTGGTTTAGCATCAGCTTCATTTATAATTTCTGTTTTTATTTCATAATTTGTCAAATCAACTCTAGGAAACTCGAAACCTGGAATTGCATCTACCAAGAGGTTCTGTAAATCTCTAATAGTATCTTCTGGGGTCAACTCCATATACATATCATCAGTAATTTTACCAAGAAAGCGATTATAGATAGTTGCAAATCTAGTTCCTTGATCTTTTACTTCCATAACTCTTTCTCCTTACTTTAATTACTGTTCAGTCGCTACTGATTTTGTCTGAGTTACTTTATACTCAGGAAGAGTTGTTCTGCGACCTTCTTCTTTCTGCTCTTCTTCAACTTTTACACGTCTTGTAGGCTGTTCATTATTAGATACAATCTGATCTTCAAGTTCTTCCTCAACGTGTGTAAGAGCTGCATTTACATCAAAACCAGTTTTTTCTTTAAGAGCTCGTCTTTTCTGAATATCATTCAATGGTAAGCTAACTGAAAGCTGTTTAATTAAGTCAATTACTCCAGTAGGCGCAAAATCTAAAGCATCAAGGAAAGAGTCTAGTGAGCCTTCCAAAAGAAGTTTAACAACATCTTCTTCTGACATATTATATTCTGGCTCTGTTGAGATATTTAAATCTTTTGTTGCTTCAGCACTCTGGATCTGGAGATAATTAGCCATCATCTCTCGACCGCCCTGCTGGAATGAAAGTTTTTCTAATTCATCATATGTGATTACTTTCGTCTCACCTGGCGCGAACTCTCTACGAATATTATATTCCGGAAGTCTATAAACAACCATTCCGGCACTTCTATTTTTAACATTAAATTTTGTATCTTTTTCCATAGTTTTCTAAAGTCTCCTTTTTCACAAATAAAAATAAGGGGAGAGGGAAAGCTCTCCCTCTCCCCCAGTCTGTTTATATTTAAAAATCTGAGTTATGATTAGGAATTAACCGTTCCGGTATAATCCTTAATATTTTTGTTAGATAAACTCCAAGTCTTTAACTGACCTACAAGAGAAGTATCAACATAAGCGCAGATGTTATTAGCTAACATACAAACTACTCCAACTTTCTTGTAAACCTGAATTTCACGAGAACGATCTCCAGGATTATTGAATTCATCTACGATAGTATTTCCTTCAAAAGCGATCTTAACTGGCTTTCCATCAGCGCCTGTAGGAATAACCCAAGCATAACCAGGATCGATTACTTTTGTACTGTTGGTTTCATCTTCGAATCCCTGCTCAAGGATAACTACTTTATGTCCTTTATATGTTGCAAGACGACCGGTATTCCAAAGCTCAGTCTTCATTGCTTCAGTGTATCTCCAAGCTTCCTGTGGAATCATCTTAACAGCAAACTCATAAGTACAATAAATAGTAGGTGTACCATAAGCAGAAGCGATAGTTAAAAGAAGATCCATAGCATCTTCATCAAAACCATTAGCAATAACTCTATTTGCAGGTGGTAACTGGTTGATTGAAGCCTTCAAAGCAGCCGCAACTTCTTTGTAGATCAATTCATCCATACCTTCCATAATAATACGAGTAACTTCTGCGAAGTCTACACGACCATCAAGGAACTCCTCAAATCCGATCTGAGCAGCACCACCAATAGCACTTGTACGAACTTCAAAAGCCTCTTCGTTCTTACCAAGTTTGAATACTTCATAAATACCTGCAAGTCCAACTCTGGTAACGAACTGTTTAGCTCTATTATTAGATGTAAGTTTACGACGGAACAGAATCTTATCGCCTTGTGCGAATGTACGAACCTCAGCAAACTGATCATACTGTTCTACTACTTTCTTTGGTAGAACTTCATCAAGAGTTTCCTCAATAATTGAGAAAATTAAATTTTTATTCTCACGATATAGTGAGTATGTTCCTGCCAATTCATTCAGCTCTCTACGAAGTGTTTCATTTAATGCCTCATAGCTTAGATTCTCATTTCCAAAACTATAAGCCACCGGAGCGGAAGGATCAGCTTTTGCAACTTGCTTCATTAAAGCAACTAAATTAGCTCTATCTAGCATTATATTCTTCCCTCCTTATTAGACAATACGCATAATCTTTACGCCTGGCTGGTGATCTGGCATTGTATAAACTTTAACTACCTGCCATACCATTGCTTCACCATCAATACTCTCTTTCTTCTCAAGAATTCCTTTTTCACCAGGAACAAGAGTATCACCAAGTTCAACAGATTCTTCGTTAATCATATTTGTAGTAAAAATGTCGCCCACATTGGTCTTGAATACACGAGGAACCATTGTGGTACCTTCTGGCATTCTAGCCTCTTTGTACGGTCCAAGAATGTGGAATGGATCCTCATTGTAATGAATCTCGTACATATCTGGAGCAGCGGTAACATCATCATAAGCATATTCATTTTCGCCAACTTTGATACTTGAGCTACCTTCAGCATCTACTCCATTGTAATATCTAGACTGTCTACTCCAATCGTCATCAACAGTATGATTACCATCCTTGTCAACTCCATAACCGAATGGACTATAAATACGAGCCTGATAATTGTCTTTTAGCATTGCAAATTCGCAATCATCTTGATGCTCACGATACAATTTAATTTCATTGTAAACAAGCATCCACTCGCCTTTTCCTTCAAAATTAACAAGACCGCTTGCATAATCATATTTTACAAACTGACCTTGCTCTAGTACATCAATATCAGCAGCCGCAGGCAACTGAGCATAAACCTGTGCGGTTCTCTGCGCAGACAGATGGTTAGGTTCAACCTGGCCATATCCATATCCATTTGTTTGGATAAACTTTGCCTGACTAGTGATATGTTTCTTTAAGAAATCACTAAGCATTATATATCCTCCTTAAAAGTTTTTAATTCATAGTTTTCGCAACATCCATAGCAGCTTTAATCCAAGCTGGGGTATTTGTATCAGTGAACTGATCATTCAAATTATAAGTGGTAGGATCTTTATGATCATTATCATCATCAAGGTTAAAGCTTACCTTGTTACGAACACATAAGATAGAAAGTTTTGCTTCAATATCATCCAAAGAATATTTGTCGATGTTAGCAACAACATCAGCTTTATCTTCCTCAGATAACATATAAAAGCTCTTAATCATTTCCTCTTTTTTCTCTTTTTCAACTTGATTTCTGAAATCGATAAGAGGTTGTAGCTGAGCTTCTAAAGCAGCTTTTTCCTGGGTTAAAGTATTAACTGTAGTCTGCAATGCAGAGAATTTGGTTTGAAGCTCAAGATATTCTGGAATTTCTTCTAATGAATATTTTGCCTTTTTGCCATCTTCACCAGTTTTCTTTTTCTTTTTTTCATCTTCATCAGGATCTTCTTTTGGATCCTCTTCAGAATCATCGGAAGTATCATCTTTTTCCCCTTCTGTTGTATCATCAGTTTTATCGGAATCAGATTTTCCTTCTTTGTCCTCTTCTTCTTTCTTTTTCTTATACTCTGTTTCAAAAGCTTCAACATCTGCTAATGCAAACTGTGCTTCTTCTGAAGGAGTAAAAGAATCTGTAATATCAGCGACAGCTTCTGCTGGAACAAATTCCTCTTTATCATTAAATGAAAAATCTAAACGAGAGTATTTTTCTCCATTTTTAAGAACAGCAAATTTTTGATTATTGTCTTCATAAACTCCAACAATAGTACTGCCATTCATTTTTTCATCTACATAACTATAAAGAGCATTCCACAGAGAATCACCAACTGTAACTGCATATGTAGTAAACACTTGCGTTGTTCCTCCTTTTTCCTGTAATAATTCTTTCAATTCACTTATCATTGAGAATAACTGCTCTTTAAAGTCATCTGCAAAAGAGAATTGAATTTGATCATTGGTAACACTGGAACCCTCAAAGCAAGGTTCATAGTCCTCACCCAAAATGCAAAGTTTAGAAATAATTGCTTCATTAATAATAAAAAATTGAGGTTTTCCATTACTATCGTTTGTCCAATTTGCATCTAAATGATTTTTGTCAAGTTCCATTGATTCATTATTTCCTTTATCAACAGCTCTTTGACACTCTGGATACTGACCTGTCCACAAATATCCTTCAGTTACAAGATATTCTCTTTCAATAGTATCATCATCCAAATATTTTTGAAACCATACCTTTGCATTTAAATCAACAAAACCATAAGGTCTTGTAGCATCCTTAATTTCAAGTTTACCATTTTTAATATCTAAAGTTCGATTATGTTCTTCAAAATCTCCAGTATCCTCATTAAAGAATCCTACAATCGGACTACCAGGAAGACTGTTAGCCATCTGTCGCGCAACATCTTTAGTAATAACACTTCTATTGCGGTTAGGCTCATCTCCAACATAACAAACTTTAATCTGGCATTTAGAAATTAGAGGATTAACAGGGACTACGTTAATAAACTCACACGGAGTCTCTAAACGCACACTTTTATGCATTATATTAATCCTCCTAACTCATAGATTCTTTATTAGCAATAGTCTTTTCACTCTTCTCATCATCCGATTTTTCTGGACGTCCTGCAGTGCCATCACTATTGGAACTGCTTTGAGAAGATTTTCCCTCTGAATTACTTTGATTATTTGAAGATTTTGATTCATCATTTTTACCCAAAATATCTTCACCATTTAAAGTTGAGCTCATTAATGGCGGAATCATAATCTCAGTTAAATGAAGAATCTCATTCTCAAAGTAAGCAGTATGAATAATAGAACTTTGTGAATGTCCCATTGCAATTTGAGGTAACATTTTAGAATAACCATTCTGAACTTGTTCTTTATACATTTTTGCACGATCGGTATAATTATACTGAGTCGTATCTAACATATAAAATCTAAATTTGTATTTTCTTTTATTATTACATTTTGACTGAACTACTCTGTCATAAAATATATGGAATTGTAAAAGTAAATCTCTTATATTTGACTCATCGTTTAAAATTGATTTCTCAAGAGATAAATTTCCATCTGTATTAAATAGATTTTGAGAAGTACCAAAAGCATTATAAACTGCACGTTCCATCTTCTCCAAATCATCTGTTGTAGTAGTTGTATTACTATCAGCCATATCTTCTACAGTAATATCTGCAAATGTTGTTAAAACATCTACTCCAATAGCATGCTGCAACATATCAACCGCATTATTATGAATATCTCTTGCTTCATCAACGTCAAATACTAAATCACCATTTTTATCTAACGGCAATTTTTGAATAACAACTTTTAATAATTGCTGCATCTGCTTTCTACGATCTAATTCTTGCGCGGCATCCAAATCTAAAATCTCTGGAATTGCATTAACAAATAGTGGAATATCACTATTATGAAAATTAAATTTAACCGTAGATTGCGGATCTAGTAAAAACCATGTTCCAAAAGGATCGCCCATGTTATCAATCGGGAGTTTTCCCTGTTTATATTTCAAATATCCCTCTTGGAATTCTTTTGGAAACATCTTTAAGACTTTCAAACGATAATTTATGTCTCTAAAATTATCATCAAAAAATCTCATGTTAAATTCTACTGCGGGAGAATCTCCAACAAAATATCTTGATCGACAATAATTTATAGGTAATTGTTGTAAAATAATTCCATCCTCAGAAGGAGCCATATAACCATAATAAGCCCCATTTTTAATAACTTCTAAAGCAATGTCACCGCATTGCTTTTTAATATGAGTATTATCTAAAAAACTCAAAAGGTTATTAAATTCTTTTAAAACCTTTTCTTCTTTTACTGTATCATCAAGAATTTCTGGAACAATATACCAATCATATCTATAAAGAAAAGCGGTATAATTACACATTCTGGAGTAAATACCATTAGTAGAATAAAAGTAATTTGAAATTTCTCTTAATAAAGGTAGATTTCGTTCACCTAAAGCTCTAAGAACAACTTGCTTATTTCCATAAGTTCTATGTGCTTTTCGTATAGATCCTAAATTTAAAATAGCATCATCAAGAGTTTTTGTTCCAACTTTAATTTTACCATAATCTAATGGATCAACATGATCGCGATAAGTGTCATTCATATTAAAGCCTTTAGCATGAATTTCTTCCTGTCTATTTTCCAAAATTCCACCTCCTTTTAATATCCAGCCTTCTTCATAATGTAATCGTATGAAATGAGGTTCTCTTCAGTGTATGGAATTTCAATTAATTTAAAATCATGTAACGCACAAAATCTTCGTTTCTTATTATCATTAAATTGCTGTTGATAGAAACCTCTTTTACCACCAAATTTTTGACTAGGTTCATAATGCTGTTTACCTTGAAATTCAATAATAAAATCAATATTTCCATCATCATCAAAGACTACAAAATCGAAACGAAGGGGCCGCCCATTTGGGCTCCGCAAATCTGGAAAAATATATTCCATCTTAAATGGCAATCCAGATTCTGTCAAAATTTCTTCGATTTTAATTTCACCTCTCGACGCGCGCATACAACCCCTCCTCTCATGCTTAATTTAAGAATCTCCATTCCTTAGCATTAAACTTTTTCTTCTTTTTCTTATTATCTTCTTCTTGTTTTATATAATATAATCCATACTCAAAGGCAGAAAATTTATCTTTTCTGATACCTCTATTTGCTTGTTTTAAGATAATATTAACACCTTCATTTTCCTCACGAAGGTTCATCATCTCTTCCTTTAATATGGAAGTTAAAGTAAATGGTTTTAAATATTCTGCCCTTTCTTCTGGTTTCATATTCTGACCTACTTTAGTTCCCAATAATTTTGTCTTAGCAACACGCTCATCAATTAAGAATTTAACCTTTCCAGAAGAAAGTTGAGTTTGCGCATTTGCATGTGCTTCGGTATTAATTGGCGCGTTAGCCTTTATAACATAAATTGCATCTTGTTCGCAATCTACAGTTCTATATTTCTTATAAAATCCTTCATCGTCATTATAAACTCCAAAGTCTGGATAGAATTCATTAGTTTCTGAATCAGTTTGCGGTTTAACCATATAATCCAGAAGCCCAATACCCATACCATTACCATCTATAACAAGACGTCTTGCTTTATATTTATAGAATAATTTTTTAACTTTTATAGCCTGGTCTTCAAAATGCTCATCAGACATTGTATAAATATTAACTAATTGTTTAGTTGAAACTCCTTGCGGTTGCGGTGTTACCTTAAAAATACATGCAACAGAATCGCAGCCCTTACGGCCAACGTCAAGTGAAATAACATAAAAACTTGATTTACCAATTCGACCAGATGCTTCTTTTTCTGGCTGTTTAAGGATTCTATTTCTATCAAATGTTTCAGCATTAAAGAAAGCATCTTCTACAGTTCCCGACCAAATACTTTCATATTCTCGATCAAATGAAGATTCATTGAAAGTTCCATCCATTTTTAGATCTCGAATAAAATTCTTATCAAGAAGTTTTACTAAAACTGGAATACGATAAGTTCCGCCTAAAACCATAGATTTCTCTGGTTTAACAATTTGCCATACCAGAAGCTGAATTAATTTATCATAAGGGAATGTATTTTTCCATCCCGCAGTCGTAATATAAATTTGAGATTTATTTAATTGCTCTTCTGGATGCGTAGAACCATCCATACACATACGAGAAATATTCATGGTAGGAATAATAACTTCAGAAAGAATCTTTCCATCTACACCTACACACTCCTCTATTAGACCGCCATGTCGACGCTTACCACGAGAACTTTCTCTAGCCGCAATATTATCAAAGTAAGATCCATTATTAAATACATACTTACAATAATCTTTACCTTCAAGGGTTACACCACGGCCCCAATTAATTTCTCGTTTAAAGGCCGGTATTAAAGTGCAAATTTCTTGAACTTTTTCTTTTACAATGCCCGCAGCCTGTTCCTTACCACCAGAAGTAACAAATAATTTACATTTTGGATAAAGAATACATCTACACATTAAAACCATGATAGATAAGAATGATTTACTATAAGCTCGAGGGAATACTGCATAAACATATTGATGCCGCATCGCCGCGCGCAAAAATACTCTCTGATAAAAGAAGAAATGGAAATCCTGTGGATTTCCGCCTTTCTCTAATAAAAAATCAATGAATAAGTCTGGATATTCTCTCCAGAAGGAGATATACTTTCTAGCGATTGGGACAATGGCTCGCACACGTTCTTCGGAAAGACCAATCTTTTTTTGATTACCTGATAGGTCTATTAAATCCTGTAATGCCATTATACGTCTCCACCTTTCAGAAATTCATTGATAGTTTCATCACTAATCTCTTCATCTTCAAGGAATTGATTATAATCTTCAAAATCTTGATCTTTTAATTCATCAATTTCATCATAGCTTAATTCATCTTCAATATCTTCATCCTCTTCCTTAGATTCCTCTTTTGCCATTTCTTTAACGGCAGATTCAATCAAGTTACCAAGATTCATTTCTTCTACGATAAGAGAATGAGTATAATTCTTTAAATCTGCTAAAGTTTCATCAACTCTGTCTTTTGGTCCATCTACATAATATCTAGGGATAAATCCTTCTTTTTCACAAACTTCGACTAATTCAGAAATGCAATTTACAAATTCACCATTTTCAGCTTTATTCTGAGCCGCAGTAAATTTACCAGACTTCATTAGTGAATCATACATTTTAACCATCTTCTGGGCGCCATCTACATCGCCAATATCCAAAAGCTGATTAGCTTTAATAGAAGTCTTGCACACAAGCTTCAGAATATCCTCATGTCCAGCTCCCTGGACATCGTATGATTCAGTCATACGAGTGTAAAGCTGTTCCAGCTTTACCCACTCTTCTGGTTTATAAGTTTTTCCCCATTTTAGTCTTAAATAAGTTCTATCTTCATCGGTTAAGTCTAAAGAATCATCTCCATTAGACCGATCAAAATAATCCTCATCTTCATTTGCAGTATAATATTGCGGCACTGCCGGTTCTTCATACACAGGTTCAGCATATCCACCTTCTGGAACTGAAAGCTGTTTTTCTGAAATAACTTGCGCGATTTCAGCCGCATCATACCCTTGTCGTTTCATAGCTTCTTCAATTTTATGATTAGCTAATTCTTGTAAAAACTCAGTATGCTCCCAACGATAATCTTTAAATTGTTTTAATTTCATTTTAGATAAATATCTACCTAAAATTGTCATACCAGTAACCTTACTGGGGTCGCGCGCATACGAAGCTAACAATTTATCCCATTCATCTGGAATATAAGGAACATCGCATTCTTGTAAAATCCACAAAAATGATTCTGGATTCCAATTATCCACATGCATGGTAATACATTTTTTACATTGATTTAATTTTCCATTTGGATATTTTATTAAATTGTTCGAGCCATAGAATTCATCAGCCCGCATAGTTTTCTTACATTTATCACAATAGAAAACTGAATTTTCTGCCATACTAATTTCCTCCTTTTAAAATTATGAAAATACCAGGAGCAAATTAAGCTTTCTTGGCCTTTGTTTTTGAATTTCTACAGCATTTACAAATAGAATAAAAACCATCTTTACTTGTTTTATTCTTACTAAAATATTTATTATGCGCCAACTTAATCTCGCCGCATCTACTGCATCTTTTATATTTGCCTTTTTCTTGTGTTAAGAAATACCAATCAAGGGTTTCATCTTCAGCTTGAGATGCTATTAAATTTGGAATTTTCTTTCGCCAAAGAGATGAAATATATTCTAGACTATGCGTAATGCCAAATTCATCTTTGAGTTCCTTTTGGATTTCAACATTTTGTAATCCATCAATCTTACACTCAACGATTTTTCTATACATTGGATATTCTTCAAGGGCTCGTCCAGAAATTGAATCAAAATCATCCATGAGATACCATAAATCACTATCATGGTGGCCCCAAGAATCTTCTTTTAGTCTTGAATAATTACATAAAATAGCAGAACAGACTTTTGGATCACATAGTGAAACGCCTTCTGGAATAATATATCCATCGGCATCAAAAGAAAATGATTCTTCTAATTTTGTCGGCATTTTTGAGCGGACAAATTTTGTCATTACTATTGGTTTACGATACGCATTTTTAATAATATATTGATCTTTGCGCATCTCAATTAAAGCTTTCTTTATAATAAAAGCATCCTTGCCCTCTGCTCTTTTTAGTTTTGCTTCCCAAATATCTATGGCTTCTTTTAATTGTCTTAAGGGTTGGATTTCTTCTAAATCTTTTTTGGTTATCTTTACTTTTGGTTGAAAAATTGTTGTTTTACTTTCATTTATTAAATTATAAATACCATCTTCGCCATTTTCAAGCTGGGAAACAAGCCCCTCGAATGATGTTTCTCTCTTATTAACTGTAGTCATTCGATTTTCCGTAATAATTTTACGTTCTTTCTTTTCTTGTTTCTCCATACAAAGAACTAAGTAGTCGGCAAGAATTTCTAAATATTTATCATTTGGTTCTGGATTTTCTTCCAGAATTTGTTTTACCAACTCGTTTCGTTCTACAGGAGTTTCTAATGTATAATCTAACTTTATTATGTTAGGTCACCTCCACTCTCTAATATTAGTATACCAGAATTTTTGGGCAAAGTCAAATTTTTTGACAAAACCTAAAATTTTTGTTATAATAAAAGTAAGAAATAGGAAGGGAGCTTACAGTTTGAAGGGATTTATTTTCATAGAAATTTTATGGCTCATTATTTCAAGTATAATACTATTAGAGTATGCCCCAGTAATGGCAAAATTATCTTTTAAAGATCAAATTATAGTATTTTTAATTTTTATTATTGGAGGTCCTTTTTTCGCAATAGTAAATATATTAGAAGCGATTTTAAATGTTATTCTTCCAGAAGGATGGGATAATGATGATGATAGTGGAGGAGATATAAAATGGTAGTATTAAGTGGAAGTGGGGCCGCAAGAGTAAAATATAGTAGCGATTTTACAAAAATAGCTAAAGAAAAAAATATCGCAAATCCATTTTTTAGAAATTTATTTGGAAAAGAAAAAGAAAAAGAAAACAAAGATGATGATAATAAAATCAAAGTTTCAACAGAAGAATATATTAAAATGAGAGATGAATATATTGCGCGACGAGTTTTCGAGGAATGGGGCTGGGACAGCATGATGTGGGATATCAAGACCGCGCACAATCACTGTCTTGATTTTCTTTTGGAAGAGCTTCATCCTTGTGAAGGCTATGGAGGTCAATGTAATTTAAATTGTAGTCTATTTAATAAAAAATGTTGGACATTGAATGAGAAAAAGGAGAATGAATAATGGTAGTAGTTAAACCGGAAAATGTAGTAAAAAAAATTGATGATTTAGGAAGAATTACAATTCCTAAAAGTTTGCGGGCGCGCATGTATATAAATTCAGAAAATAATCAGATGGAATTTTTTACCGCAGAAATTGAAGGAAAGGATTATATTTTGTTGGCGCCTTATGGATCGGTAGATGGGAAATATTTGGCAGCCGCAGAAGTTTTAAAAGAACTTGGTGTAGAAATTCCAACTGAACTACAGGAGGTTATTGAAGGGTAAATGAGAGCAATGATAACCGGGCATAGACCTGGAAGGTTAACTGGACATGAGTGGTATGTTCGAAATTGGATTGAAGATACTTTGAAAGAAATTAGACCGGAAGAATTTTTTACTGGAATGGCGCAAGGAGTAGATCAAATTGCGGCAGAATGCGCAAAGTATAATAAAATTCCTTATACATGTATTTATCCAAGTTGGAGAAAAACTTTTCATGATAAAGAGATTAATTTAATGGAAAGCGCTAGAAATGTAATTTTTTTGTATCCGCAATATAATGACGGAAAAGATTCTTATGGCTTTAGAGACAAGTGGATGGTTGACCATTCAGATATTTTGATTGCGGTTTGGGATGGTATTGAAGAAGGCGGAACATACGAAACGATTGAATATGCAAAAGAAAAAGGAATTAAGATTTTTTTGTATCCGCATTGGGGCCGAGAAATAGAGGACTTAGTATATCAGGATAGGAAACCTAATTTTGAAAATCCTGAAATTGATAAAATTTATTATGTAGATAAAGAAGAGCCAGAAGAAGAGAAATAGGATTTTGAAAGAGATAATATCGTAATCTCGTTTCTGAAATCGATTTGGTGGGAATTATGGCCAGAGGAATATCAAATTCAAAATGAAAAAATTTTTTCTCCCGAAATACACCCCCCACTAAGCATCATTCAGTCTAATGATTTTTTATTTCAAAACTATCTCGGAAAAAATGTCTAAAACGTATTGTCGCGTTTTCTGAGAGGCGTGTCGCGCGAGCGCTGCGCACCGGGCCATTGACGCAGGAGATGGACCGAATTTTCGATTGACGTGACGGCTCAATATTTCTCGATCCAAGAGGCATGCACGCTTGCTAATCATCACATTCCTATAATGTTGTAATTAGTGAGTGTCAATAGGCAGATTGCACAAAGATGTATGATGAAGTTTGTGCAATCTGCCAGTAGACAGGGAGCAGTGTGTGTGCTATAATGTGTTTACAAGGTAAGGAAAGAAAGGAGTCGATAGACGATGATGAAAGCAATGGTATTAGCAATGGCAATGATGATGGCAGGTAGCACAGCACAGACAGACATGTACACAGTGAAGGCTGTAGTGTATGAGGTCAATGAGTATGATGGTGTACAGTATGTAGGGCTGGAAGATACAGATGGTTATCTCTGGGTGATGGAAGATGTAGCTATGAGCATGGGCGACAGGGTAACACTGGTCATGGACAGCCTGGGCACAGAGGACATAACAGATGATGAGATAGTGACATACATCAATGCACACTAAGCAAGCGATAAAGGCTTGCTATCACAATGATAGCAAGCCAAAGAAAGGATGATACTATGAGAGTAACACTAATTAAGAGTGAAGACTGGGAAAGACTAATAGATACAGATACAGGAGATACACTAGCAGAGAATCACACCCTGTCTGCTGAAGATACCCTATTAGCTATACACTATACAGGGGCTTTAAATGAGGTATGTATTCAGGAGATAGACGGGAATAAAGTTCTTGTAACAAGACGTGAAAAAAGGTATTGACAATTACCAAAAAATATGATATTATAATAATGTAAAAAAGAAAAGAAAAGAAAAGAAAGAAAAGAGGAAAAAGAAATGAACGAAAAAACAAGGTTTGAAATTACGGCTGTTATTTGTGTACTTCTGGGAGCTGGTCTTGCATGGGGTTACGCAGGCTTGTCTATTTGGTCTCTTTTGGTAGGTGGTCTTTGCGGACTTGGTTTCAGCGTGGTTTGTGTTCAGCTTGAAGACCTGCTTGACAGGTTGATGTTTAGCTTGCTTGATGATGGGTGGGAAGAAGAAGAGGAAGAATAAGGCGGGAAATCCGCCTTTTCTTTTTTCTACGTTCGGACCGCAGGGGCAAGATCGTTAAAAATTTAACACAGTGAAACTTGCACAAAAACAGCTTGTTATTTTTGTGAAAAAAGACGTTGACAAAGTAAGCTATGTGTGATACAATAGTATCATCAAAAGAGATAAGAAAGGGCATGATGATAATGAAGAAGATTTACAGCCATAGCACATACATTAAACTTAATGGAGAGAAGAACTGGATGCCAACTAACATCTATAACCATTATTTCTATCTAGAGGAAGAAGAAGCCAAAGAACGAAGCTTTGAAATTGATGAAATTACTAGCTTTGAAGATGCTAAGGAGATTGTAGAGAGCGGAATAATCATGAACGCTGAGATAGGTAAAACATTCTTTAAGAAAAAACCTCTTCTGCGTTTTACAGTTCCTAAGTATCCAGAAATGGTTGAAACCTGTACAGAGAAACAGTTCAAATCTCTTGGCGTCAAGGTAGTCTATGAGGAAGAGAGAAGCTTGAAGATTAAAAAGCTTGCTGAGGTGCTTTCTGCTGAGGAGTTGTGTGAGTATCTGAGAGACAGAGGTATTGCGAAATTATTTTAAAAAATTTTCCAAAAGGGGTTGACAAAAGGTCAGCCCCATGGTATAATAATTACATAATAAAGAAAGGGAAATCCTAAAGGGATTTGGTGGAATAAAATGAAAGAGATTATCGCAAGAAATGGTCATGAAGAATACGTAGTAGCAACTATTTCTAATAAAGAAGCTAAAAAATATCACGTAGGAGATTATTTTAAAACCATCTCAACAAATGAAAATGGAATTGCAACTGTAGCAATGGTAGAAATCGTAGAGGTTAGAGGCGACAACAAAGAAGAGAAAAAGGCAAGGGAATTAGCTTCTCAGAAGAGAACTATTGAATTCAAAACGCGTAGTCTGAATAGATGGTTTGCAGAAGAAAATAGAATCTATGCAAGTAAAACAATGAAAGAAACAACTAAGAAAAAGAAAATCGCTGAATGTGAAGAAGCTATTAATGCAATCAAAAATGAAATTAAAATGTTAAGAAATAAATGAAATAGGGGTTGACAAATAACCCCTTTCGGGGTATAATAATTATAGTTCCAAGAGAGAGGAGAATAAAAGAAATGCAAGCAATTATAATATTTTTTACATGTAGTTTAATCAATGTAATGCTGTCAACAATGAAATCAATCTTAACCGTGCGCGCAGGTAAAAAGACCGCGGCGGCAATCAACGCACTGTCCTACGGATTCTACGCGGTTGTGGTTAAACAGTTAGCTAGTCTTGACTTAGGTATCACTGTTACGGTAACCATCTTAACTAATTTAATTGGTGTGTATGCGTCAATTTGGCTCATGGAAAAATGCAAGAAAGATTGTTTGTGGAAAATCTCAGTTACTTCAAAAGATAAAGAGTTAGTCAACAAGTTAGAACCATTCTCAGTTAGTTATACTTGTGGTGAAGTAGTTTACAAAGATGAAACCTATTACAACATCGACATTTTCAGTAAGACCAGAGAAGAAAGTGCTATCATCAAAGATATTTTGCAGAAATATCATGTGAAATACAATGTAACAGAAATCAACAAGAAATTATAATTTCTTGTTGACAATTAAGTCAATCCATGTTATAATGATAATATCAAAAGAAGAAAGGAATTGATAAAAATGAAGAAAGTGTATTGTCCTGTTAATGGTTGGGATTGTCCCCACTGGAAGAAAGATGGAACTTGCGGAATTGATAATCCAATAGAAGAATGTGATGATTTCGCGGCATTCTGGGATGAAGATGATGAATATTGGGAAACAGAGGATGATTAAAATTGGGGGTTGATAAACGTCAACCTTCATGCTATAATAAATACATCAAAAGAAAGAGAGGAATTAAAAAGATGAAAACTGTTGTTGTTAAAAGGGGACTTCTGGACGAAGAAGAGATTAAGGCAATCGAACTTTTAATTGAGCCTAACTGTATTGGAATTGGTTGTATGAACTGTCCTTTTTCAGTTAAGAGAGATAAAAGAACCTTTTGCGTAAAGGAAGATTTAATAAAAGTTCTTGAAAAAGGGGCTTGACAAAAGCCCCAGAAGGGGTTATAATACAGAGTATGCGGAAGAGTTCAAAGAGCAGTTCAGCGAAAACTGGATGAATCACTACATTAGGTTTGGGCATTAAGTCCAAACCTAAAACGTGAAAAATAACTATTGACAATTACCAAAAAATATGATATTATAATATTATCAAAAAAGAAAGAGGTTGATACAATGATTTATTTAGCAAGTCCATGGTTCAAAAATAATGAAAGAGTAATGTATGTTCAAATTCTCCAGAAGATGCGCGCGCAAGGTTTGGAAGTTTACGCTCCAATAGAACATGAAATTGAAAATGCGTGGGATTTAGACAATGCAACATGGGGTAGGAAGGTTTTCCAGCAGGATGTTGACGCAATCGACAAAGCTGATGAAGTGTGGGTTCTCAACTTCGGGATGTATTCAGACAGCGGGACAGCATGGGAATGCGGTTATGCTTATGCAAAGGGTAAAACAATTAGACAGCTTCTCTATGGTTTTGGAGATAAAGAGTATTCTCTGATGATGGTAAATGGTTGTGATGAAACAGACTTCATGTCAAACTATCTGTATGATAGAAATGATGATTTTAACATCAGTCAGAAATAATTTCAAAAAAGGGGTTGACAAATGTCAGCCCCTGTGATACAATAACATTATCAAAAAGAAAAGGAGTTGCATACAATGACAATCGAAAGAAGCGACGATAAAAATTATCCATACACAATTAAAGGCGGTTGGGGCGACAAAGTTTACTGCGATTTGGAAGATTTAAAAGAAATCAAAAACCTCATTAATAAAATTCTTAGAGAGGAGAAGGAAAAATGAACATTGAACAAGATAATAAAATTTTCTATGGTTGTGATAGCGAACACGCCATTGAGATAGGGACAATAGATGATGTAAAGGACTTAATAGAACTATTACAGTTCATTGTTAAGCAAGAGGAGGAGCGCAATGTATAGCAAGGAAGAAATAATAGAAATAAGACTTCATTTGCTCCAACAGATGGAGAAATACGTAATGAATACAGAGTGCCAAGAAAGTATTGACACTTGGAGAAAATCAGGCATTCCAGAGAATCCAACAGAAGAAGATTTGTTAGTCTATGCAAAAGAATCTTTAAAATGGTCTCATGTGATTTATTTTTTCGCTGATGCATGTTTACTTGAATCTGTAAATAGAACAAGAAAAAGGCTTGACTAATAACCAAAAGTGTGGTATTATTAAATCATCAAGAAAGAGGTGTCGGGAGCCAAAAGTACCAGTGTTGTCTTGAACACGAGGCGATGCCGAGGAAAGGCTCTCAGCCTCCAAAAGAGAGGAGAAAAAGAACATGTTAGCACTAACAGTATTATTTACATTACTACTTGACTTCTTATTTACTGCGGGCTTGCTTTGGCTTTTGCTGTTTGTTCTTCAGTTTGCCGGAGTGTTCATTACATTCACCTGGGGTTTGGCCTTTGTGGTTTGGGTTGCGGTGATAATTATTAAGTTGATATTTAAGTGAAAGAGCTAAGAAATTAGCTCTTTTTTGTTTCAATTTTTGACCGGCCGCGCACTGTCCTTGCGGCCGGAATTTTCAATTATACCACCACCCCGCAATTTTGTCAATAGGCAGATTGCACAAATATTTTCCGGTCGGAATCCCGAAATTTCGTCACTTTGCACAATAGGAAAAAATAACCAAAATTTTTACTTAATTTTTGTGCAATTTTTGCTTGACTTCTGGAATGGGTGGTGGTATAATGATATCATCAAATAAAGGAAGAGGAACTTGAAAATGAGATTATTGACAATAGAAGAGTTTGACACCATGAAGATGTATGAATTACCAAATGGAATTTACAATACTATTGAAAGGGAAATGATAAAAACTCTACCAGAAACTATTGTTAAAAAAATCATGTTGAAATTTTTATCAAAAACAGTTAGAGAATTTTCTTGCAATAGTTACGTTAACATCATGAATTGTTTTCAACTAATTTAAAAAAAGTATTGACAAATGAACGTAAAGGCGTTATAATAATACTATCAAAAGAAAGAGAGGTAAATAAAATGAGAAAAATTGATGAATTAACAACAGAAGAATATATTGATGTAGTAATTGCAAGCGGTTCAGTAAAAAATTTTAAAAATTGGTGTAAGCGTCATAATATAGATTATGAGGATGCCATGGAATATGATTGGAATTAAAAAAAATTAAAAAAAGCTTGACGTACTCACAAACCTATGCTATAATGTATTTACAAGGTAAGGATAGAAAGAGAGGTAAATAAAATGAGATTTGAGGAAATGATGAATGCAAGACAGGTAAAAAGAGAACACATTGTTAGAGAATGGTGGAATGAGAATGGCTACAAGGTTATGAGAGTGATTCTGTATCCTCTCTATGTTGGATATCGAGTAGTTGAAAAATATAAAGAGAAACAGGGCGAAAAGCTTGTGTGGTCTGAGGAGCAGGCTAAAGAGGTTCTTGACAGAAACATTCCAAAAATTTGTGAGACTTTTGATTCTGATGGTCTGGAAGTTAATACAAGAACATTCCTCTGGAATAATAAAATGAAAGAATTTGCAAGAAAAGATAGAAAATGGATTCGTAAATTTAGAAATCAGTTAGTTAATTATCTTATTAACGATTATGAAATTGAAGGTAGTGACAAAGAATTTGATGATTGTTTCGGCGGTTATCGTGAAGGTTATGTAATTTTTACAGAAAAATTTTAAAAAAAGGGGTTGACAAGTTCAACCCCTTCTGTTATAATAAATGTATCAAAAGAGAGGAGATAAAACAATGAGCATGGAAAAGGCAATAATGAGCGGAAAAGAACATAGAAAAATGTATAGAGGAGCAAAGGCAATTGATTGTCAATGTCGGAATCATGGCTCATGTGAATGGTGTCGAGAGAATCGAACACATAAATATCAGAAAAATATTGAAAAAACTCTTGACAGGTTGAAAGAGTTAGAGTATAATAATTGATAGAAAGAGAGGTAAACAGAATGTATTACGGATTAGTCAAAATTACTGGGGATTCAAATAATTATTTTATTAAATCAAAATATCCAATTCGGAATAAACAGCAGATGCTTAATAAAATGGCGCTTAAGTATGATAAATGGAATAAAGAAGATTTTGTAATGCGTCCATGTACCTTTACAGAATACTATCTGGGAATTTTACTTGACAAAATCGTAAATAAATAAAAAAGTGTTGACAAACCGCACGTTCGGTGCTATAATAACATTATCAAATGAAAGAGAGGAAAAAAGAAATGGCAAATAAATCAATGGATTGGTATGTAAAAAATGATGATTTTGAAGGCGCAAAAGAAAGACTTGAAAACACTTCAAAGAACTGGAAGAAGAAATGGTTTGAAGTTTGCAAGACAATTTTTGAACACTGCAAAGAGTTAGCAAAAAAATATATTCTTGACCCCTTCGAGAATGCGGTAAAAGAAATTAGTCAGATTGAAACCAAAAGAAAAACAAAAAATACTGAAAAGATTCTAGTTTCTTCTGACTGTCCATCACTTCTGGATGAAGCAAAACAAAAATGTTATCTATTTACCTTTTTCGATGATAATGACAACGTATTGTGTTCAAAAGTTGGAACTACGACTAGAGAAATTAGAAAAAGATTAACAGAGGAATTAAACAGTGATACTTACAAAAAGATGGGCGCGGTTAGGGCAGTGATTCACAGAGTGTATGACTGTATGGATTTTCCGGCAGAGGGGTTAGAAAGCTATTTTCGTTCAATTTACATTAGAAGATATCCAAATTCTTTTAAAAAGAATGACAGATTTATCAATACGAACTTTGATTTAATCGAAGCTGATAAAATTTATCAGAGTTATTTTCAAGGGGCTTTTAAAAAAGCCTCTTGACAAACTAAAAAGATTGTGATAGAATAAGGTATAACTTAAAAGAGAGGTAAATGAAATGTCAATCTTGTACACAACTAAGGAAGCTTTTGAAAAGGCAGAAAAGTATTTAAAAGAAAATCAGTTCTTGTATGTGGTAGAAAAGGATGCTAATGGCTATAAAATAACTTTAAAATAGTTAAAAGAAAATACTTGACAATTACCAAAAAATAGGTTATAATAATATTATCAAAAGAAAGAAAGAAAGAGGTAGATAAAATGACAAGAACAATTTATTTCGACATGGATGGAACAATCGCAAACTTCTATGGAGTAGAGGGATGGCTGGAAGATTTAATGAACTCGAACACAAGACCTTATGAAATTGCAAAACCGCTTTTAAACTTTTCAAGTTTCGCAAGACAGCTTCACAGATTGCAGAACAGCGGTTACAGAATCGGAATTGTATCATGGCTTTCCAAGAGTGGTTCACCAGAGTTCAATGCAGAAGTTACCGCAACAAAGCTGAAATGGCTTGCTAAACATCTTCCGAGTATTGAATGGGATGAAATCAAAATTGTCACTTATGGAACACCAAAAAGTTCGGTAGTATCTGACAGAACAGGTTTCCTGTTTGATGATGAAGAAAGAAACAGAACAGAATGGGGCGCAAATGCTTTCGATGTTCAGAACATCATGGAAATTCTCAGAAGCTTCTGAGAATTTCCCCTTGACAGGGGGCGTCAACAGTGGTATAATAAAGAAAAAAGAAAAGAGGTTGATACAATGAAAAGAATTTACGTTTGGGATAGTGATGGAGACATTGGAGCGTACGCAACAAAAGAGTTAGCAATGCAAGCCTTTGAAACCTATTATTTAAACTATCGGTTTAAAGAGAGCGAGGAAAAAGAAAAAGAAGAAGCGCGCCAACAGATGGAAGAAGAAGGCTATTACTACGATGAGCAGATTTATCCAGTGAATTTCTACGAGGATTAAAGGGACAAATAAAAGTAAAAAGTCAAGAGTCAAGTTGCATAAACTTGACTCTAAATTTTTGTCTAAATTGCCTATTGACAAATTCCAGGAGATGATGTAAAATGGCGCGCCGGCCACGCACCTGGGCCGGCGAAATTTCCATTATACCACACGGCTCAGCTTTTGTCAAGCGAAAAGTTGCACAAATTTTCTCGCTTAAATTCTCCCGAAATTGGGCACTTTGCTAGCCTGGGGCGTGTCAATGGGCAACCTGCACAAACTTCATGGCAAAACTTTGTGCAACTTTTACTCCTGGCAGAATTAACAAAAATTTTCTATCATCTTTGTGCAGATTGCCTATTGTATTCTATGATGAAAAGGCTTATAATAGGTTTATCAGTTGAGGGGAACAGAAGTCAAGAGCAAACAAAAAAAAA